ATAGATCAATTGATAGTTCACTGACCAGAATTGGTAGCCAAGGGCCAAGTTATTTTCCAAGTTATATTCAGGGATATATACAAGATGTTAGGCTTACTAACGGTCTAGCTCGCTACACCGCAAACTTCACACCACCAACAGCACCATTAGAAGGTTAAATCAATGCCAAGTAAAGCGTTTTCTCAAGCAAATCTCTTGGGTACCGATAATACTCTTCAAGCCACAAGTTTATCAGCTGATATTCCTATCACAGAATTATATGCAAATATTGATGAACTACCCGCTTCTGGCACGTTAGGAGAACAAGCTTTTGTCCAATCAACTAATCGTCTCTATATATGGAATGGATCGGGCTGGTATAATATTGCCTTAATTAATACTACACCTACATGGGACTCTGGCGGACAGCCAGCAGCTTCATATGAACTAGATGCAGACAGCCCACAAAGTTCAGTTACTATTACTTTGTCGGCAAGTGATCCAGAAGGAATACCAATCACTTATAGTTATATTACTTCTGGTCAAATGGATTCAATGTCAACCATTTCTCAAGATTCAAGTATCTTTACTATCTCACCAAAGACAGTTACTGAAGTAGGAGAAGGAGTTGAACTAACTGGTTCTATTACCTTTAGAGCAAGTGATGGTATTAATATTTTACCACAAGTTTCTAGTTTTACACTTAGTTTTATTAGTGTTATAGAAAATAGCCGATATACAACTTTATTAATGACAGTAACTGGTGCATCTGATAACAACAACATCACCGATAGTTCAACAAACAGTCACGCAATTACTGTAAATGGAGATGCTCATGCTGGTACATTTAGCCCGTATCGGAGTGGAGGTTATTCTACTTACTTTGATGGAGCAGGAGATTATCTTAATGCGCCGGGCAATGCTGCATTTGAATTTGGTACAGGTGATTTTAGTATAGAACTGTTTTTTTATAGAACGGCGAGTGGTTCTGTCGATACACTGGTTCAGTATGGAAATGCTAGTGTTTCAGGTTATTCACAAATATCTTGGACTGTGTATATTTCAAGTAGTAATTATTTAGGCTTTGAAATAAGTGACGGTACTCCCGGCGGTGCAGGTAAATTGTCACTTGTTTCTAGTGTTCTATTTCCTACTAACTCTTGGGTACATGTATCTGTAGTTAGAGATGGTAATAATTTTACTTTATATCAAAACGGTAATTCTGTAGCTACCACAACAGATAACCGATCGGTTTATGTATCCCCATCTCCGTTATTATGGATTGCTAGAAATCATAACGCTGGCACCGGTGATACTGCGGGATTTTTCTCTAATGTACGAATAGTTAAAGGAACTGCTGTTTACACGGGTAACTTTACACCACCCGCTGAATCTTTGACCGCTATCGCAAACACAGAATTGCTTACTTGCCACCTGCCATACATTGCCGATGGATCGACTAACGATCATTCAATAACAGTAAATGGCGATGTTTCTATAGAACCATTCTCACCCTATGATTACGACGAATACTCAGTAACTAATCACGGCGGGTCTGTTTTCTTTGACGGAGATCCCGACCACCTTCAAGGACCATCTGTCGATTTAATGGGAAGTGGTGCATTTACAGTAGAATGTTGGGCTTATATATTATCAACTATTACAAATTCTACCGATGCATTTTTAGCACAATATCAAACAAATAATAAATTTATTTTTGGGGTTAAAGCAGACGTTGTAAGAGTTTGGATGGCAGCCGTAGAAGTTCGTGTTGGTACAACTAATATTACTAATAACGGTTGGCATCATTTTGCTCTAGTTAGAGATGATAATAATTCTTGTCAATTGTATATTGACGGTAATGAAGAAGGTGCGGCATTTACTAATTCGACGGATTTTTCAACATCTTTAGAAAATTTTCAAATAGGTAGTTGGGATGGTGGAGTCAACTCAGACTTACATGGACACATAAGTGATTTAAGAGTTGTTAAGGGAACTTCTGTTTATACATCTGCATTTACTCCTCCAACTGCGCCACTATCTACTATATCTGGCACAACACTCCACATTAAAGGTACGGATGCTTCTATCATAGATAAATCTCAAATCAACAACCTGAAAATTCATGGTAATACTACTGGATCAACTACTCAGGTTAAGTTTGCTAATACTAAATCAGTGTATTTTGATGGATCTAGCGATTATATATCTGCTCCTACTAATAAATTATTTGGTTTTAGTACAAATGACTTTACGGTTGAGTTTTGGGTATATTTTAATGATGTTAATAACCCAATAAGCATATACAGTAATTTAAGTTCAGTATCAGGATTACAACCACATCTTTATGTATATCAAGGCTCTATTAGATATTATACGGCAGTAGGTGATCGTATCGCAAGCTCTTCTGTTTCTACAGGTCAATGGTATCATGTTGCTTTATCAAGAAGTTCTTCGTCAACAAAACTTTTTATAAATGGTACTCAATCAGGCTCTACTTATTCAGATAGTAACGATTATGGCCTATCTCAACCTCTAGGAATTGGAACCTATTGGGACTCTGGTTCACCGGTTACCAGTCAAACTTTAAATGGGTACATGCAGGGCCTAAGAGTTACTAAAGGGCTAGCTCGTTACACCGCAAACTTTACACCTCCTACTGCAGAATTAGAAGGTTAATAGAATGCCAACTAAAGCTTTTGCAAGAGCCAAATTATTAAACAGAAATAATACTATTTCAATAAATAATTTATCAGATGATTTACCTATTACAGATGTTATAACTTCTGTAAATGATCTACCTGCTTCTGGTGCTTTAGGAGAACAAGCGTTTGTTGAAGGATCTAATAGATTATATATGTGGAACGGTACTGGCTGGTATAATGTGGCTCTTATAAATGAATCTCCGGCATGGGATTCTGGTGGTCAACCAAATGCTACTTATAATTTAAGTTCAGATAGCCCGCAGACTTCAACTACTGTTACTCTGGCAGCTTCTGATCCAGAAGGCCTTCCTATTTCTTATACTTATGTTACTGGTGGTTCTATGGATAGTATAGCAACAGTTTCACAAGATTCGTCCGTATTTACTATTACTCCTAAAACAGAAGCTCAGGCGCCTGATGGTGGTACAGGAACAATTACTTTTAGAGCAAGTGATGGTATAAACATTCTTCCATATCAGTCTACATTTACACTTACGTTTATTGTTGAAATGAATGATATAGATAATTCTACTTTAACAAGAACAACTAATTTACAGGCTATGTCTGGAAGAACTATAGGTGGTCTATCTTTTAGTGCAGACGGAACTAAATTTATTGCTGGTATGAAAACATCTGATCCTAGTAATCCTATGTGCTGGTACTATACATTAACAACGCCATGGGATCTTAGCACAGGAACAAGACAATCTACTACTTTTGGTGTAGATAGCTGGACATTACAAAATGTTGTTGGGGTTAATGTAAATAGCGGTCAATGGTTTACTGGCTGGCATATGACTAGTGATGGTGCTTATTTGTTTACAACAGAAGCACATTCTGCAGCAGTAAGAAGATGGGATTTTGGAACACCATATGATCCTACCACACTAACATATTCGGGATATACAGCTAACTTTGGATCTGGTGCAGCTAGAAACACTGGTGTATATTTAAGCCCAGATGGTCATAATCTTTTTATAAGCAATCATTATTATGATTATGTAGCTCATGTGTACCTATCCACAGCCTTTAGACCAGATACTAGAGGATCTGCTACTATAGGATATATAAGTGATAATGTTATACAAGATGTTATTTTAAGTGACACAGGACTGAAACTATTTACTGTGTCTGAAACCAATAATGTAATTAGACAATGGAATTTATCTACTGCTTGGGATTTGCATTCCACTTCTTCAGGCACTGATCAACTAGGAACTGGAGATTATACACATAGTGTAGGAAGTCAACAGGCTGTTTGCTTAAATACTGCTGATGGTGATGAATTTTTTGTAGGCAACGGTTTAGCAGTAAAAACATACACAACTTAAATTATTATATATAAATAGTATTAATAAAACTTAACGGAGAATGAAATGAATAATGAACTTACAATCCAAGACTTAGCTGTAATGAGATCAATTATTGATGCAGCAACTCGTGGTGGTGTATTTAAAGCACAAGACTTAAGTGCTGTTGGTGTAGTACATGATAAACTCAATAATATTGTTGAGGCATTTATAGAAAAGAATAAAGAAGAATCGACTGAAAGTGAAGCAGTAGCTGAAGAAGCAACCGCTGAATAAAAAATGTTTTTTTGTTATGTCCTGCTAATAGAGAGGATTTAACATGGCAGCTAAGAAGTTACAAGCAGATTCCAAATGGAATGATTTAGACGCAGACGGTGATGGAATTATCACTGATGAAGAAATGGCTCGAGCAAAAGAAATAGCTCAGTTCGAACATGAACAAGCTAAGATGGAAAATGAAGATAAGAAAGAAGATCAGATTCGTGCCATGGCATGGTTTGCTCTTTGGGGTATGTTACTTTATCCAGTTCTCATTTTAGTTACATCTTTAATTGGTGTTGATAGTGCAGCAGATATTATTGGTAATATTGCACCAACATATTTTGTAGCTATTGCTGGTTTAGTTGCAGCATTCTTTGGCGCGCAGGCTTATACTAAAGGAAAATAAATATGCCTTCAAGAGGTCAACAGTTAGGTAAACTACTTAATCCTACAGGTGATATAGTAGAAACATCATTACCACCTAAAATTGAAACATTTTCTCAATCGGTATCTAATACGGGTAAAGTTGAGAAGGCTGCTTTAGGTAATGATGTTTCTACAATTGAACAAGTTTCTGATATAAGTTTATTGACTGCATCAGGGAACTCTGTAGGCGACCAAAGAGTTGTAGAAAATAATCTTTATATCTGGAATGGATCAGGCTGGTTTAGAATTGCTTTAATAAATGAAACTCCTACGTGGGATTCTGGTGGTCAACCAAACGCTACTTATGATTTAAGCTCAGATAGCCCACAAACAGCTACAACAATTACTCTTGCTGCTACAGATCCAGACGGGTTGGCCATAAACTATTCGTATGTAACAAGCGGTCAAATGGATAGTATTGCTACTATATCTCAAGATTCATCAGTATTCACAATTACTCCAAAAACAGAAGCTCAAGCTCCGGATGGTGGTACTGGAACTATTACTTTTAGAGCATCAGATGGTGTTAATATTCTACCACAGGTTTCTAGCTTTAGTCTTTCCTTTGGTTATTCCTTTGAAGCAAATTTAACAGCATCAGATGGTGGTTATCAAGATAACTTTGGTGGGGCTGTAGCCATATCAAATGATGGAAATACAATGGCTGTTGGAGCTAGAAGCTGGGATGGGAGTTACACGAATGAAGGAGCTGTTTATGTATTTACAAGATCTGGAACTACATGGACAGAACAGACAAAGTTATATCCTACTCAAGAAGTGCCAAATGCTGGAGGAAGTAATCCTTACTTTGGTTCCTCTGTATCTATTTCTAATGATGGCAATTCTTTATTAGTTGGAATGCAAAATGAAAGTAATACCATGGGTAACAATACTGGAGCTGCATTATTTTATACTAGATCGGGATCATCATGGACAAGACAACAAATTATTGTTCCCCCAAGTTATATTAGCGGCGAGGAACAATTTGGTAAGTCTTCTCATATTTCAGGTGATGGTAACACTATAGTAATTGGGTCTTATCTGCGTGATAATCCAAATTTAAATTCTGGATCTGTTTTTGTTTATAATAGATCTGGAAATACGTTTTCTTTAGATACTGACATAGTAGGTCTTTCACAAACTAATGTTTATTGGGCTGAAGATTTGTGTATATCAGATGATGGATTAACATTTATAGGTAATGCTAGGGGTGTAAAGAAATCTTTTATTGTTGAAAAAACTGGCGGATCTTGGCCAAGCAGTTTGACTGGAACTGGTGTTACAGACTTTTTCCTAAGTGGTGGTAACGGATATGTAACCAATGTTACAATATCAGGAGATGGATTAACAGCAGCAGCAGGTGCAGTTGGTAGTGATATGAATGGGCTTACTAATAACGGAAGAGTCGCTATATATAGAAAATCGGGAGGGACATGGAGTTTAGAGCATTCTATTATCGGCACTCAAGATAGCGGATTTTTCGGTAGTTCTCTTTCTTTAAGCACTGATGGAAATAAACTTATTATTGGAGAAGACGGAAAAACTGTGGACACAGAGGTACGGGCGGGCAATGTTTATGTATATACAAGATCAGGATCAACTTGGAGTTTAGATTCGGTTATAAATGATCCTGATCCTCAAGAATATACATATTTTGGCGATAGAGTTGATATATCAGGAAACGGTCATTACTTGGTTATAGGTGCGGATGGGGATGACGGTACTAGTGTATCTACAACATGGAATACTGGGTCGGTGTTTATTTTCAAGTCTTAATATATTAGACTAATGTCTTTATTTACAAGTTAACGATAGAAGGCTAGTATTCCCTATCCTCAACTGATTACTCTTTTATTATAACATTTTTTTAAACCGCTGTAAACAAAAAAATAACAACATCTGGTACTTTTTTTTAAAAAAATAGCTCATATAGCTATTTACAAAAACCTAATTATACTATATAATAGTACCAACAAATAAAAAAATACATAAAACCGCACTTCATTACAATACCATAATTTTAGTTAGTTATGGTATAGTATTTTTTGTGCTCCGAGAAAGAAAGATGCCCATGTTATTTCAAGAACAGATAGCCAGAAAACCAGACTTATATCCTTGGACAAAAGATTTTATTGAAGCAATTTGGAAAGGGTTTTGGACCCCAGAAGAATTTAACTTTAGATCAGATTACTCACAATTTAAAACAGATTTAACACCACAGGAACAGGAAATAGTTGTTAGAACTATGTCGGCTATTGGACAAATTGAAATAGCAGTTAAATCGTTTTGGGCTGAAGTTGGTAATAATTTACCACACCCATCTATCAAAGACTTAGGTTTTGCTATGGCAAATTCTGAAGTGATTCATAATATGGCTTATGAAAAGATTCTTGATGTATTACATCTAACTCATGTATTTGAAGAAAACTTAAATGTAGAAGTTATTAAACGTAGAGTAGATTATCTCCGTAAGTATAATAACAAAGTTTATGCAGATGATAAGAAGCAATACATTTATTCAATTATGCTCTTTACATTATTTGTGGAAAATGTGAGTCTGTTTAGTCAGTTCTATATAATTATGCACATGAATAGAAATAAAGCAGTAATGAAAGATTGTGCACAACAAGTACAATATACACGTAATGAAGAAATGCTACACGCTCAAGTAGGAATTAAACTAATTAATACTTTGCGTGAAGAATATCCAGACTTGTTTGATGAAGAATTAGAAGCGAGAGTGAAAGAGGAGTGTATTGATGCACTAAAAGCAGAAAGTAAAGTTATTGATTGGATTATGGGAGATTATGAAGTAAAAGGGTTGAGTGCGGATATTCTTAAATCATTTATTGCAAAAAGAATGGCGGACTCTTTAGATCAAATTGGATTTGATAGTAGTGAGATTGTATATGATCAGAGTCATGTAGATGAGACTTTTTGGTTTGATGAAGAATTATACGGAGCAAATATGACTGATTTCTTTCAGAAAAGACCTGTTGAATATGCAAAGGGTCAGGGTATATCTGCGGATGATTTATTTTAATGGAGAATATTATGGGGTTTGAGTGGGCAAATGAGGACTCTCGTACTTTTTTAAGTAGAGGGTATATAGATGGAAATATGACTGTCGAAGAACGTGTAAGGATTATTGCATGGACAGCAGAGAAAATTTTAGATAAAGAAGGTTTTGCTGATAAGTTTTATGATTATATGAGTAGAGGATTTTATTCTTTATCTTCACCAGTATGGTCTAACTTTGGAACTAAAAAAGGTTTACCTATTTCTTGTAATGGTGTTTTTATTAATGATAATATGGAATCTATCTTAAAGAAAACAGCAGAAGTTGGTATGCAAACCAAAATGGGAGCAGGTACTTCTGGTTATTATGGGGCACTCAGAGCAAGAGGCGAACCAATTAAGAGTGGTGGAACAGCAGATGGTCCAGTACACTTTATGAATCTAACAGAAACCACAGTAGATGTTGTAGCACAAGGTAATGTCCGTAGAGGATCCTTTGCTGCATATCTTGATATATCATCACCTGATATTATGGAGTTTCTTGACGCTCGTGAAGAAGGCTCATCTATTATTAATATGTCACTTGGTGTGTGTATTGGCGATGACTGGATGCAAGAAATGATTGATGGCGATCCGGATAAGAGAACCGTATGGGCTCGTGTTCTCCGTAAGCGCCGTGAGTCTGGTTATCCATATCTGTTCTTCAAAGATACAGTAAACAAAAATAAACCACGTGTTCTCAGACAAAAAGATATTTCTATTTGGGCATCTAATCTTTGTTCCGAAATCTGTTTACCATCATCAGAAGATGAATCTTTTGTATGTAACTTAGCATCTATGAATATATTAAAAGCAGACGAGTGGATGGAGACAGATGCAGTAGAAACAATGATTTGGTTTCTTGATGCTGTGATGGAAGAATACATTGAGAAAACCGCTGATATACAATTTATGCAATCTGCAAATAATTTTGCAAAACGTTGGAGAGCACTGGGGCTAGGTCAGCTAGGTTGGCATTCATATCTACAATCTAAAATGATTGCATTTGAATCATTTGATGCACATCTATTATCAGCAAAGATTAGTAAGTTTATTGACGATCGTTCTCTTGAAGCTTCAAAAGAATTAGCTATTGAGTATGGTGAACCAGAAGGTATGTTAGAAACAGGCGAACGGAATCTAACAAGAACTGCTGTTGCTCCAACTACATCATCATCTTTTATTCTTGGTCAAGTATCTCCGTCTATTGAACCTTTAGCATCTAATTACTTTACAAAAGATTTAGCAAAGGGTAAATTTACATATCGTAATCCATACCTAAAAGATTGTTTAACTGAGCACAATAAAGATAATGAAGAAACTTGGGTTGATATTCTAAAGCATGGTGGATCAGTACAGCACCTAGATTTTTTAACACAAAATGAAAAAGATGTATTTAAAACATTTAGTGAAATTACTCCACTATCTATTGTCCAACAAGCAGGTGCAAGACAAAAATATATAGATCAGTCACAAAGTTTAAATATTCTAATTCATCCAGATGTACCAGCTAAAGATGTAAATGCTTTACTTATTGAAGGTTGGAAGCTAGGTGTTAAAACTTTCTACTATCAACGTAGTGCTAATCCAGCTCAAGAACTGGTACGTGACATTATGAACTGTGATGCTTGTGAAGGATAACAATAAATGAAATATTATTACATTGAGTGCGAAATTTGTGACGAGCAGTCTCAAATAACGGTAGAAAATTCTTCTCCAGAGCCAGAGTTTTGTCCTATGTGTGGTAACATTGCTATTCCAAACTTCTTAGATGAAGAGGAAGATTTAGATTAAATTTTACTAAATAGTATTACTTACAACTAGGGTTAAGTAATATTATGTGGATTTTAAATGGTAACGAATTTGACCCAACCGAGTTTGATTTTGATAACTTGGTTGGGTTTGTTTATTGTATAACAGATTTAAGCAACAATAAAAAATATATAGGTAAAAAAGGTTTTTGGTCAAGAAGAAAACTAAAACCACTAAAAGGTAAAACCAGAAATAGAATTGTTAAGAAAGAATCCGATTGGAGAGATTACCACGGATCTAATGAGGAAGTTAAACTTCTTGTTGAGACTCATGGATCAGAAAGATTTAAAAGAGAAATACTCCGACTCTGCAGAAGTAAAGGCGAGATGTCTTACTTTGAAATGAAAGAGCAGATTGACCGTGAAGTGCTATTTAGCGACGAATATTATAATGAGTTTATAGGAGGAAAAATTCATTCTAAACACGTTAAAGGAATAGCAAATGTATGAATATAAATGTAAAGTATTAAGAGTAGTCGATGGCGATACAGTAGATGTTGATATTGATCTAGGTTTTGGAATAGTATTATCAGATGAAAGAGTTCGTATCATGGGAATTGATACACCAGAATCACGCACTAGAGATAAAGTAGAAAAGCTTTTCGGCAAAGCAAGTAAGTATAGACTTGAATCATTACTGGGTGAAATTGCTATATTAAAAACACAAATTAATAAAGACGGCGAAGACATGAAAGGCAAGTTTGGTAGAGTTCTTGGAGACTTTGTAACAGAAGACGGAAGAATGGCTACTGAAGTAATGATCGATGAAGGACATTGTGTTCCATATTTTGGAGGATCAAAGGAAGAGGTCCAAGCGCAACATATGAAAAATAGAGAACGTCTTATATCAGAAGGTATTGTAACACAGGAACAAATAGACGAAGTTTCATAAATATGCTTGATTATTTAACATTAAGTTTGGCTTTATCGTTACACCTTGGTATGGATGGAGAGTATAACGAATTACATCCTCATATTCGATATCAAGATAATAAGTTTATATCTGGAGCATATTATAACAGCTTAAATAAAATATCATTATATGCGGGAATTCGACACGAAATAAATAATTTTGGAATTGAATTTACTACTACTACTGGTTATGATAATATTTTTTCGCCGTATATTCGTGCTACACAAGACGTTAGTGAGCATACTAGATTTTTTATAACTGGCGCGGCAGAGAATAAAAGCATAGGGACAATTATTGGTGTTGAATTATCAATAAACTAATAGGAGACTAATTATGAACGCTAAATTCGGAATAGGTGTCATTATAGCAATTGTACTACAAGTAAGTGCATTTGTTTGGTGGACGGCACAACAAGCACAAACTATTGAAACACTTAAAGGTGAGGTTGCAGAACTTACCGCCAAGAGTGAAATTGAAAAAGAAGTTACATTAATTAATGATGTAAAACAACTACAGAAAGATATTATCGAGCTAAATGATAAAACACTGAAAGCAATACTTGAAACACATGATCGTATTGATGGTTTAGGGCAACATGTAAGTAAACAAGATGAACTAATTAATAGCACCTTTACAAACCAAATGGCAGAGTTTGAAGAAAAGGTACAGAATAGTTTTAATGTAGTTGAGGGTTGGGTAGATGAGTTAGATGTTTCTGTTGAAGATTTATATTTACACATAGATGTGACTAGTCAAGGTCTTGATAAAAAATTAAGTGATAGAATTAAAGATCATAAACATTAGGGGTTTACATTTAATTCAAAATAGTATATAATGGTTTTAGTTATAAAGAGGAATATATTATGATTATTATTGATTACTCTGGTGTTTCTATTGCTCCTATTGCAATGGGTCATGCTGGTGTAGATGAAAACTTAATTCGCCATATGATTCTAAATTCTATTAGAATGTATAGAAATAAATTTAAAGATAAGTATGGCGAAATAGTTATTGTCGCAGACGGCGGTGGTAACTGGCGTAAGAAAGTATATCCTGAATATAAAGGCAATCGTTCTAAGAATCGTGAAGAATCTAAGATTAACTGGGAAGAAGCCTTCCGTGTTATTGGTATGGTTCGTGATGAACTTAGAGATAATTTTCCTTATAAAGTTATTCACCAGTGGGGCTGTGAAGCAGACGATACTATTGCCGAACTTGTAAAGTGGACACAAGAATTTGGTAATCATGAAGAAGTCATGATTGTATCAGCAGATAAAGATTTTAAACAGCTTCAAAAATATAATAATGTAAGACAGTATTCTAATATTACAAAGAAATTTGTAGACGAGCCTAATCCCAGACTTTATCTTGCAGAACATATCTTAAAAGGTGATGGTGGTGATGGAGTACCTAATGTATTATCTGATGATAAGTGTTTAGTTGAAGGTCGCCGACAGAATGTTCTATCAAAGAAAAAGAAAGAGGCTTTACTAGAAGACCCTAAAGCTTTAGGCGAAGACGTTTATAGAAACTATTTGCGTAATAAAAAAATGATTGATTTAACAGAAAGTTCAGAATGTCCTGAAAGTATAAAACAAGAGATTATAAATACTTTTATAGAGCAAGATCAATATAAAAACAAAGGTAAAGTTTTTCCCTTTCTTGTTCAAAAAAGATGTAAATTATTGCTAGAGAATGTACAGGAGTTTATTTAGAATGGCGAAACTAATTTATGAAGTAATTGTGGAAGCCGGCAAGAAAAGATCCAAGGCTGAGAAAGTTGAATGTTTAAAACAGAATGAATCTTGGGCTTTAAAAGATATTCTTAGAGGTACGTATGATGATGCTGTTCAATGGTTAGTTCCAGAAGGAGCGCCGCCATATACTCCCAATAAAGAAGAAAGCACACCATCTAATCTTATTAGACAAAATACTCAGTTTAGGTATCTGGTAGATTCGCCGGATGCTAGAAATGTGCTTAAAGCCAAACGTGAAAATATTTACATCAGATTACTAGAATCTATTCACCCATTAGATGCAGAGATTGTAATAAACATGGTTAGTAAAAAATCTATTAAAGGCATATCAAAATCAGTAGTGCAGGAGGCTTACCCAGGTTTAATACAAAAAGGTTGATAATGAATACCAATAAATCTAAAAACTTTGTGGCTGGTCTCCCTTTTAAGGGTTGGCCAGCTTTTACTTTTCTAAAGGAGATAATAATGTCTGAACATCAATTACAGAGATTGCTTAAAGATTCCGAAGCACTAAACACATTTGCTGGAATGCTACTCGAAGAAGGAGAGACAGAACTCGTGAAAAAAATAGAAGCAAAGAAAAAGTTTTTAGACAATCACATATCGACGGTCATGGAGGTGGCCGCCTAATTTTAAATTTGTAAACTTAACTGTTTACAAGTCATTCAAAATATAGTATTATAATTATATAATCTTATTTGGAGTTACCAATGAATATTTTTGTACTTGATAGTGATCCTATCAAATCAGCTCAACTGCAATGTGATAAGCACGTTGTTAAAATGATAGTTGAATCTGCTCAGATGCTATCTACTACTCATAGAATGTTGGATGGTTATGTAGAGAAACGTCTTTCGAAATCTGGTAAACGGATGATAAATTACTGGGTCCATCCAGATACGCATATGGAAAATACTTTATATAAAGCTGTTCATCATGGTCATCCATGTACAGTATGGACCATGCAATCAATAGCAAACTATGCGTGGCATTACGATCATTTCCATGCTCTTTGTATTGAATACCAATATCGCTATAATAGAATACATAGTACTCAAACTAAGCTTGAAGAAATCTTATCGGTTCCACCCAAAAACTTAAATTACCATAAAGGTCTTACACCCTTTGCCTTGGCTATGCAACACGAACCACAATGTATTCATAAAGACGAACCGGTTCGATCATATCAAGAATATTACCAAACTAAACAAGACAGATTTAAAATGGTTTGGTCAAAACGTGATGTTCCAGAATGGTTTAATTATAATGTTGCAGCATGATTTAAAATGCATTGAAGAAGTATCCTGGGGTAAAGGTATGAAACTAAGACTAATGGAATCCCCGAAAGGAAATAAACAAGTACACCGATGGTCTGATATGTCAAAGAGGTGGTGTTTAATGTATAGATATAATGTTGAAGAAAATTGGGAATGGTGGAAAAATTATGCCAACTTACGTTCTAAAAAATAAAGAAACAGAAGAACAGTTTGAAGTATTTTGTCAATGGACCGATCTACAGAAAATGTTAGAAGATGATAAAAATCTTACTCAAGTTATAACAGCACCTAAGATAGTATCTGGCATTGGCAATTTACATAGTAAAGTTCCAGATGGTTTTAAAGATGTTCTTAGTAGAGTGAAAAAAGGATCATCTAAAGGCAACACTATCAGAAAATGAAAAAGAATAATTCGTTAACCGTCTCATTTGATGAGCTTGAAAAAATTGAACCTATTACCGATAATCAAAAGAAAGCATTTGATTCTTGGGATAAAGGATATAACTTAATACTAACTGGTAGTGCAGGTACTGGTAAAACATTTATTGCACTATATAATGCTTTTAGGGAGATGTTAGATAAGCCAGAATTATACCGTCGCATTATGATTATGAGGTCAATGGTTCCTACTCGAGATGCTGGTCACCTACCTGGAACTAAGGAAGAAAAAGAAGATCCATATAAAGTTCCATATAAAAATATCTGTGATGAAATATTTGGCTATAAAGGTGCTTATGGTAAACTAACTACTGCAAATAAATTAACATTTGAAACAACTTCATATATTCGTGGTGCTACATTTGATCAGACCATTATAGTAGTAGATGAAATGCAAAATTTAAACTTTCACGAACTCGATTCTGTAATTACTCGTGTAGGAAACGATTGTAAAATTATCTTTTGTGGAGATTATCTACAATCAGATTTTAAATATAAAGACGATAAAGATGGTATTATAAAGTTTATAAGTATTGTAGAACAGATGAGATTCTTTAGAGTTATTAACTTTGGTTGGGAAGACATTGTAAGGTCGGATCTTGTTAGAGATTATATAATGACTAAAGAGATGATGAATATCGGATAAATTATGCCTGATGAAAAGAATAAAGAAGCTTGGCGATTGTTCTATATGGTAAAAGGACATTTTAGATCAAACGAGTCTTCTGTTCTTTCTGCAGCTGATGGATATTTTAGAAGGTTATTTCGTGATGGAGCAGATGGGGCTCCACTTTATGATTATGATGAAGAATTTGAAATTGAATGGAAAAAATTAATGGAGAAACAGAAAAATGACGAACTGGATTAAAAATAGATTAGCCGAAAGAACAAGCTGGAATGGTATTGCTCTTGTTGCTCTAGGTCTTCTTGTCTTGTTCTTGGCTCCTCTTGCAAAAATTGCTGCTGGATTAGCAATTGCATATGGAGCTTGGACAATATGGAAAGAGGAGTAAAAGCTATGGTAATCATATATGGTAAAAGCAATTGTGCTTTTTGTGAAAAAGCAAAGCAGCTCTGTATTGATTACAAATTAGAATATGAATATAAAAATGTGTCACAGATTGAATATTTGGAAGAATTTGTAGAAAAATTCCCAGGAGCAAAAACTGTGCCACAAATAGTTTGGTATGATAAAGTGATTGGAACTTACGAAAACTTTGCAACAGAAATAGAAAATACCATAGGAGGTTATGGAGAAAATGTCATTTGATTTTGACTTTACGGAAGACCATCTTGCCAAGATTATTCCTGGCAATAGTGATGTAAGCAGTTGGTATGAAGCCCTATGCGGTATTCTACCTAAGTATGGTATCACTAACGAACGAAGAGTTGCACACTTCTTAAGTCAGTGTGCACATGAGAGCGGAAACTTTAAACGACTCGAAGAAAACTTAAACTATTCTGCAAAAGCTTTGAGGGCAGTATTTGGTCGTTACTTTGGTGACTCACCTAAAAGAGATGCAGATGAATATCATCGTCAGCCAGAGATGATTGCTAATTATGTTTATATGGATGAGTTCCGTAAATATAAGATGGGTAATACTGAAGACGGCGATGGCTGGCTATTTAGAGGTCGTGGTCTTAAACAACTTACTGGTCGTGAGAATTATACACGATTTGGTAAGAGTGTTGATATGTCGGCAGAAGAAGCAGCAGAATATGTATCTACTCCACAAGGTGCCGTTGAATCTGCGTGTTGGTTCTGGGATGCTAATAATCTAAACGATATTGCCGATACTGATAATGTAGTTAAAATGACCAAGAAAATTAATGGTGGTAAAATCGGACTTGAAGATAGACAAGAACGATATACAAATGCCATGGAAGTTTTGGGTATGTCTGCTGAAATGGTAGCAGATGACGACGATGATGACATTGAAGAAATCATTGATGATATTGGTGTATTGCGTAAGGGGTCTCGTGGAGAGGGTGTTAAGATTATGCAAGAAGCACTTGGTATCGGAGCTGATGGTGTATTCGGTCCAGGGACTGAAAGAGCGCTAAAAGAGTGGCAAGCAGCTAACGGTTTAACAGCCGATGGTGTAGCAGGTCCAGCAACATTTGGAAAACTATTAGAGGACTAAAATGGCCAAATTTAGTAGGTTTGACCCTAAGAATAAAAAGAAAGATCGCAATAAAAAACTATCAATTAATAGAGACAGTAAGATTAAATCTGTTGAAAAAGATAGGCGAATACAGGGGAAAACAATTGAATATGTTATACAAGATCAACACGATGATCTAAAATAATATTAGAGGTCACTTCGGTGGCCTCTTTTTTTTACATAAAATGCATTTTAGGGGTTTACATTTCATTTAAAATATACTATATTAGTAGTATAAAGAGAATCGGAAGGAACTAGAATGAATGATCTTTTTGAAATTATTGAAGACCTTGAAATGATCGAAACTTTTGGTACAGACAGCCCGGGTTTTGAAGAAATCATTAACAAGTGGACAGAGCGCAAAGCAGAAGCTGAAGCATTCATGGAACGTCAGTATAAAATGGAGTTAGTGTAATGGAAAAGTACGATTTAGATGTAATTGTAAAAGGCAATAAACTTCCTCGTCATGGTTCACCTCAAGATCGTGGTGGTGCTGATGCTTACTACCATCGCCCTTATGATCCTCATTATTATGTCGGCGCTTCTATTACTTCAGAAAGAGTAGAAAAAGACAACATGACCGTTGGTGAGATTGAAGCTTATAAGTATGGCTATGAAAATGAAGATGATAGAAAAGATTGGGGTTAATGCATTTTAGGGGTTTACAAGCTATTAAAAATATGCTATGTTAGTAATGTAAAAAGAATCGGAAAGAATATAAAATGACTATTGCTAAAACACAGAATGACCGTCTTGCTCTTATCAAAGAAATCGCAGAGCGTCGTAAAGCAGAAAAGAAAGCTGAACGTGCTCGTCAGATTAAAATGTATGAAATTAAAGAGAAAGCCAAAAAAGCTCGGTTTGCAATGTTACAAGCACGTAAGAAACGCGAAGACCCTCTTGCAACACTAAATGTAAAAGAAGGTGAAAATATTAATCAATATACCGATCAATCAAAGTATGCTAAAAAATATTATGGAGAAACTCTATATGAAACAACAAGATATGATAACGAATGGGATTAATAATTAAGAGTCTAAGACTCTTTTACTCAACGTCCGTGCAGAGAGAACCGGGCTTGAAAGCAACGTCTCACGAGAATAATTCGCCTGTGAAATATCAGTGTCGTGAAAACGTGGAGATGCTAGTTTCAGTCAAATTAGAGCGGCAATGTCAATAAGGCCGTGCAAGGAGACTGGAGATACTAGGGGTGTTGAGTAAAGGAGTTTTAATATGAAAGATAGTCCAATTAATAAACTTCAGCAGCTAATGATTATTACTGCAGAAGAATGTGGAGAACTTACTCAGAGATGTAGTAAGATTATTCGTAAATATAAAAAGTTTTCTGAAATAGAAGACGATCAAAAAAACAAACTTCTTGAAGAAGTTGGTGATGTTTATTGTATGATTGATTTAATGTGTGAGCATAATGTATTAGATTGGAAACATATCTATGCTAGAAGCTCTGCTAAAAAAGAAAAACTTAAAAAGTGGAGTACTTTAATAGATGGTAAATGATATTAAAAAAATGACAGAAACTCTTGTGATTGATAAACTTAAAAATACATCAGAGGGTTGGATTGGAACAAGCGGAAGTATAATTATTGATTTAGGCTTAGAAACATGCAATAATGAATTTGATGATTTTGTATTTCACGCTGTATCAAATATCTATCGTAATAATTTACTAAAGCCCTTTGGTAAAAAAATGGTAAAATTGGGTTATAAAAAAGAATATAGTCGAGGAAAAAATCGTCCTGGCAATCTCTTTAGAATTGAAAGTTGTATTGATGGATAAATTTAAAATACATAAAGCACATAAGATGTCTGAGTGGATTGAGAACCAAGTAACCGAATGGGCTTTAGAGTTAATTCAAAATCACTTTGGTGTAGACGGTCCTGAAGAATTATCACGCAATCAACTTGATGAAATTATTGTACAATGGGAAGAAATGCTAGAATATGATAAAACTTTAGCCTCGGGTCTTTATAACTGCATAAGCATTTGGGAAAATGATAGAGAGGAACACATTGTTTAATCACGTTGACCATGGTTTAGTTTTACCTAAAATAGAAAGAAAAACCACTGAAGCTGGTCGTAAATACTTTACACCTGAAGGTAAGGCATATCCTTCTATTACCACAGTTTTAGGTGCTTTAAATAAGGATGGTCTCTTAGCATGGAGAAAGAAGGTTGGCGAAGAAGAAGCCAACAAAATATCTCGGCGTGCTGCTACTAGAGGAACTGCTGTACACAAATTAGCAGAAGATTATATTGATAATGTTCCCGAATGGAAAGACGATGTAATGCCTCACAATCTATTTGCCTTTAATCATATTAAAGGTATTATAGATGAAAGATTAGATAACATTTGGTTTCAAGAAGAATTTTTATATAGTGATCTATTAAAGACTGCAGGGCAAGTTGATTGCATTGCTGAATTTGATGGACAATTATCTATTGTAGATTTTAAGACATCTCGTAGAACAAAAAAGAAAGAATGGATTACAAACTATTTTATCCAAGCGGCATTCTATGCTGCAGCATTCTATGAAAGAACTGGAATTCCTATTAAACAGGGTGTTATTATTATTACAGTAGATGATGCTGAACCTCAGGTTTTTAAAGTTAACACTCATGATTATCTTCCTGCATTTTTAGATGTAAGAAAAAAATATGAAAACAGTTAATTAACTGTTTACTTTTGGCTCTATATGAGTTATTATAGTATTATGTAAAGAATCGGAAAGTATATTATGACTGTATTTCCAACACTTGGAATTGAAACTAAAAAGCACTGGCTAGTCGGTACGGAATGGTCATATGCTAAAGGCACTGTAAAAATGCATACCGATGGTTTTAGCTGTTCTTGTAAAAAGAAACCTAGAGTGCCTTGTAATCATATTAAAAATGTAAAACTAAGGTTATATGGAACCTTTGATAGCCACTATAAAGGAGAGTAAAATGTGGGCAGTTAAAGTAGATCGTAATGGTCGACCAACCGAAGCAGTTCTTCGGAGAATGGAAAATTGTAAACTCGATTTAGAATCCCACGAGTCTCGTGCTAAGTTTGGTTACTGCTATTTGGATATGTTAGATGGCTGAATATCAGATTAATTTTATTGATCGCCGTTTAATGTATATTGAAGAAATGATTAAGAATTGGGAACCGACTATTAAGTTGTTAATGGAAAATCCTGATATTATGAAAGAATTAGAAAAAAGGAAAAAAGATGACTGAAGAAATGACACGTGATTATATGATGACTCGATTGCAACAATCTGAGTGTCGTGTAATTTTTAAGAAAACAAATGGTGAAGAACGTGATATGATATGCACTCTTCAACCAAATATTATTCCAGCAGCTAAGAAAGAAGATCCTCTTTCTCAGAAAAAAGTTCGGTCTATTAATGAAGAAGTTATTCCCGTATGGGATATAAACGCTGAAGGTTGGCGTTCTTTTCGTGTAGATAAAGTAATTAGCTTCGCTTGTAGATAAATACTATAAAAGGAGTTAATCATATGACTATGCATTTAGTACGTGGAATGTCTTCTTTGAATAACAAGAAGCGTAAAATGAAAAAGAAACCTGGCTGGAAAAATACACTTCAGGAACATGATGAGTTTCTAAAGCGCATGGGTGTTACTGGTAAGAAATCTGAGTATCGTTCAGAGATTCCAAACTATCGTGAAAATAGCCCTAGAATTTCAACTTCAGATACTATATGCAGTAACGGCACTCGTAAAGAAAGTACAAAATATACAGGCGATGAGATTGCTGGTATTGTAGTCACTCATAAATCTAATCTAATGCCGATCCGTAAAGATAATAAACAGGCTGCGGTAGATGCTGCAAGTATGCGCCGATAATGTTCAGTATCGAAAACGAATTTGATCATACAATTATAACCATAGTAGATAACGATAATCGTCAAGAAGATGCACAGGTTATCATGAGTGATGAATATGTATATGTGAGACAATATAATGCTAAAAGCGGTAGATATGATGTAATAGCATTGTCGCCGTTTATGTTCAATGAAATACTTGCTTCTATGAAATTCACTGATGGTGTTTATGTGACAGAAGATTTATCAATAGCAGTAAAGGAATAATATGTTTGGTATAGATCCACTTATCATTTTAACAATAGTCATTATTGGAGTATTTTACTGTTCGTACTCCATCGGTCGTAACAATCGTAAAGAACGTGACGATGAATTAATAGAACAGACTATGTTATATCTGTGTCATGAAGGCTATGTAAAACATCGTCGTGATCGTGATGGAGAGATAGAACTAATTAAACTTAACGAAGAATTTTAATAAAAAAAGGTTTACAAGACCTTTTAACTATGATATAATAATATTATCATAGAGGAAGAATCGTGTTATGGCTAAAAGAGCAAAGATCAAAAAAGTTTATTCTCGTAGAGCACGCACAGGTATTGCTGCTGCTCCTACTAATAACTTTAATCACTTTAATGATTACCTCCGGTTGGAAGTAGACAAGAAAGAATTGACTCAAGTCATAAAAGATTATATTCGTAAAAATCTAAAGAAAGCAGACGCTCAGATGGCACTAAAAGCACCTGAGTGGGCTTTTACTGCTCTACCATATCTATCTGCAACTATTGCTTGGAAAAATCTAGGCAATCCCTTTCCTTCATACTGGAAAGGCGAAGAAGTAATTAAAAAAAGAATTGCAGAGATTTTAGAAAAGGGTAGAAAGAAAGCCGAAGTAAAAGAAGAAGAAACTGATGATATACCAAAGCGTACTATTGCAGACATTGTAAAAGAACGTACTTCTGATTTTATTGCCGGTATAGAAGAAAAGATAGATGCCTTTCCAGAAGTAACTGGATTATCTGTATATGATGAGTTAAAAAAGATAGATGCTCCTAATAATACAGCAAAGGGTGTTTATGAGTTTTATCTTCCGCAACTTAAAGAGATGCAAGAATTAATTACAAAGAAGCCAGAGGATCTAGTAGAAGCATATAGACATATGACTGCTAAGGAAAAGAAGGCATATATGAAATTCTTAGAAGACATTGTTACTGATGCAGAACGCTATATGGCTTCTAAAAAAGCACAGAGAAAAACAAGAACCCCTAAAGTTAAAACTGCAGATAAACAAGTTGCAAGATTAACTTATCTTAAGGAGTCAAAAGAACATAAATTGGTTTCTATTAATCCTACTAATGTTGTTGGTGCTAATAGAATATATTTGTTTAATGTAAAGTCAAGGCTAATTACGGAATTAGTTTGTAGATTAGCACAAGGCTTTGAAGTGAGTGGTACTACTATTAAGGGAATAGATGAAGATGTATCACGTAATATCAGATTAAGAAAGCCAGAGGAGTTTTTACCACTGGCTCTTAAAAAGACCCCTAATCAAATTAATAAAGAGTGGGGCAAACTTACTACTAAGTCCAGAAAACCAAATGGAAGGATTAACAAAGACACTATCATATTAAGGGCACTCGATAGATGACCGAAGAAAAAACAAACTTTATGAATCGTGCTAAGTTTACAAAACTTATCGAAGAGCAGGTTCTAGTAAAAAAACTAGGGTACATTGATGCCGTAGTTGAAGCATGTGATATTACTAATATAGATCCAGAGGATGTTAAAAAGTATATATCACCACTAATCAAAGAGAAGATTGAAGCTGAAGCAATGAAATTAAATTTTTTACCAAGGCAAAATGAGCTTCTTTTTGAATAAATACTCTGTACAACAAAGTCAAAATGTTGTATAATATTACAGTACATACAAAAATATATTTCAGTATAAGGAAAACAAAATATGTCATTCGCAAATCTAAAACGTAATCGTAACGCAATCGATCAACTTGTAAAAGCAGCAGAAGCTACTAATACAAATCAATCAGGTAATAAGTACACTGACGATCGAATCTGGAAACCAACTGTAGATAAATCTAATAATGGTTATGCAGTTATCCGCTTTCTCCCAGCATCTGAAGGATCAGAACTCCCATGGAACCGTTATTGGGATCATGGTTTTAAAGGCCCAACAGGGCGTTGGTATATCGAGCGTTCTCTTACTTCTATTGGACAAAATGACCCAGTAGGCGAATTAAATAGTAAACTCTGGAACTCTGGTATTGAATCAGATAAAGAAGTTGCTCGTAAACAAAAGCGGCGCTTACATCATGTTTCAAATGTTCTAGTTGTTTCAGATCCTGGCAATCCAGCTAATGAAGGTAAGGTATTCTTATTCCAGTATGGAAAGAAAATCTTTGATAAATTGATGGATGCTATGCAACCAGATTTTCAAGATGAAGAACCTATTAATCCATTTGATTTTTGGAGTGGTGCAAACTTTAAATTGAAAATTCGTGATGTAGAAGGCTATCGTAATTACGATAAATCAGAGTTTGCTGCTCAGACTGAATTATCTTCAGATGATACTTATCTCGAAGAAGTTTATAATCAACTTCATGATCTGCGTGAATACACTGATCCGAAGAATTATAAAACATATGATGAACTACAAGCTAAACTTATGGCTGTTCTTGGAGAGCAGGCTTCAGTTGGAGCTCCAACTATGAAGCAAGAAGAGTCTCTAGGAGAACCACAACCAGCCCCAACAATGAGAGCAGCAGAACCAGTTCAAATGGAAACAGCAGAGATGTCTTCGGCAACACCTTCAGCAGAAGATGATGACATTATGGCACACTTTGCAAATCTAGTAAATGAAGACTAGATAGGAGCCATTTTATCAAAGCCATCATATGTTGATGGTACAGGCGCTTGGTTAAGCACAGTAGTATTATTATTCTGTGTAGACCGAGCGTCTACTGCATTATTCTGTTGAATTGAAGTATTATTTCTATTATCAACAGTATTAGATAACTGTCTTTGAGCATTTTCTAATATGGCATTGGTCTCTGCTGATCTTTCTGCTTTTCTTTCGATAAGCTGAGCATTTCTTTGTTCTATTCTACCTCGTGCTGCTTCAGCGGAACTAGTACTACCAAAACCTACTCTTGTTCCTTTAAGTAGTGTAAACTCTCCGCCACCTAATAATTTAGGCAATGGGACAGAAATGGTAGGAAGACTAAATCCAATTTTAGAAATTGCAATAATAAATTTATCTTTTAAATTCATAAAAGTTGTAGCTACAGTATCAAACATATTTGCTATTTTATCGCCGATAGATGATATACCAAATTTTATAAAACCACCAATGCTGCTAGCTAAAATTCCTATATTAGAACTAAAGTTCATAAAGAAATTCTTAACTCCATCATATAAATTATTAAACATATCAGCTAAAGAGAAATCTTTTATTTGCTGTGCTAATTTATCTGCACCAAATAATTCAAGAATTTTTCTTGGGAAAAAAGTAATAGCATCTATTAATACATCTACACCCTCTAATATCCCAGTAATAATTCCTTTAATACCACCTTCTAAAGCACCAAGTAGCTTTGATACTATTCCGCCTGATGTTTCATTAAACCCTTTAAAAGCACCTCTTACAAAATCAAATAATGTTATAAGAGGTAGTAAAAAAGAAAATCTTGCAAATAATTTGGCAGCAGATAATATTGGTTTTAATATACTTCCAATTGGAGCAAGTATCTTTCCTATAGCACCAAAAAATTTACCGATAGCGGATAGACCAGAGCTTATAACAGATCCGACTTTGCCTATTCCAGATCCAATTGATTTAAAAGGTGTTAGAAGCTTTGATGCCATATCACCTATTCTTTTTACTGCATTAGTAACAGGTTCAAAGAAAGCAGCAATTCTAGTAAAATCTAATGTTTTGGTAAACATAATTAATCCGGCACTTAAGTTACGAACAGTCTTAAGTACACCTTGAAATGCTTTAGTAAATCCTCCACTTATAGCCGCATCTATTGATTTAAATGCAGTTTTAAATGTATTAACTATTCTAGTCGGTATTGCTTTTAATGATTTCCATGCATCACCTACAAATAATGCTTTAATAAATTTATCTAAACCTAAAAACTCTGCAGTTATTGCTAGTGCAAGACCACCTAACAATTTAGGAATGGAGCCAAGTAATCCGCCAATACCAAATATGCTAAGTTTTTTCTGGGGTGCTTCTGGAGATTGTGTTTCCGTTGGTCCAGACTGAATAGAAGTATCATCAGATGCTTGCTTTAGGTTATCAAGCTGCTGAGTTTTTAAATAATCAAAATATGAGTCCATCTGATTATTTAAGAATAGCATTTGAGTTAAAATTTTGTCAAGCAGTATATTATTTTCTTTTTCAAAGTTAGTAGAAAATATACTCTTTATTAAACCAAATGCGGCTGTCAGCGGTGCAGTAATAATATCTTTAAATACTTTACTTACGCCTGTGACTAATCCAAGTATTGAATTTTTAATAGTTGATACTGCATTACCTATCATTCTGAATGGCGCGGAAATTGAATTAATTACTGCATCTTTAAAAGAACCAATAGCTCTTGTAATAGGGTTATCAATAATTGCTTTAGTAAGAGTCTGTAATCCAGGAATTCTAAGACCAGCACTTTTAATTCCACTTATGGACTTGGCTACATCAGTAATACCTTTTTTTATTTCGACTTTAATTTCGTCGTGTCTTTTTTCAGACTTCTTATTAGATTCTTCTAATTGTCTTACTACTTCAGTTAATGTAGCCATAGGATCTTATCCTTGATTCTGTTGTTTTATTCTTTCATTTTCTTTTTCAATATAATCAACAAGCATAGCAATATAAATTTCTCTTTCCCATGGTAACATATTTTCAATTTCAGTCAAAGAATATTTATGTTCTTGCATTAATAAAAAATTAGTTTTATAGTAATTTACTAAGTTATCATGAGAAAGAGCCACTAAAAAAAATCATCTATACCACTCAAAGTTATATTATTTTCTTTTTCACATCCACCACAAATAAACTTTATTTGCTTTTCCACTCTTGGCATATTTTCAACATATTCTCTTACTTTACCGAACTGTTGTGTATTCAAAGATTCAATAAAGTCATTTACTTCTGCATCAGAAACATCTTTTAATAAAATATTTTCTTCTTCTGTTTCAATTGATTCCATACATTTACTTATGAGCATAAATGTCTTTTCGGTTTCAGTTAATTCTTCGCCTTCAAGTTTTAGTACATCATTAAAGTTAGGATATTTCATAGTTAAAGAAATATTTTCATCAAGTTCTATATCTTTGTTTACTATCTTATCCTGTTTAATTTCTACTTCATCTAATTTTACTGCAATATCATTAGTCTGTTCGCAGTGTTGACATTTAATTCCTAGTTTACTTACTTCACCTACAGACTTTGATCTGATCATAATAAACATATATTCAATATCAAATAATGTAAGATTATTTTTATCAATATCCGCATCAATACAAGATTCAATAGTATCAACTACTGCATGTAATGCCGATGTTTTATCTTGAGATTCAAGAGCCATCATCAACACTTTTTCTTCTTTTACAAGATACGGTCTGTATCTTACTTTTTGTTCTACCGAAGGTATAGTCAATTCATACTTTGGTTTATCATTTAGCTTTGGCAGTGCCATATTTTCATCCTCATTTCATTTTATTATACAGGCGCTTCTTGTCTATTATGGACAGTCCCTTCCCAATTATTATATGATAGTTGTATAGTTAATTCTGTTAAACCACCTTGTTCGTTTGTAAACTCCATTGCATTTACGAGAGTAGGAAATGCATCTATAAGTTTACACGTGTAAATAACGTGACCGTTTTGATCAAACTGTGATATCATAACATCTCGAGTGTAACCCGAACCAGGAGATGATCCGTACTTATATTCTAATTCATACGTATCAAAATCTACAGACAATCCAGACCAATAATCAAAATATCTTTTTGCTTCATAAGCATTTGTAAGCATGAAGTTTATTGTTACATCATCTATTAAAAATCCATTTGCTACCTTTTCAGCTTTCGGTATGCCTATTACTCTTTCATTTACGCTTATAGATCGTCCTGGCATTGTAACACTTTTACACATAAAATTTAGTTGATCAGCACTGATATCGGGCAAGGCGGTAAAAGTCGGAAACCTAACTTTAAAAAGATTATTTCTTGCCAAACCTTCTTTTAAAGATGCTCTAAAATCTTCTACTTTCATTAGATCATATTCCTTGATGCTTTATATACTGCAGCGCCACTTGATTTATTCCAAGATGCTGTCGGAAGGAAGGTTGCAATCTCCCATTCTGGCGAATCCACCTTTGCAAATCTACTTCTCACATTTGAATTTAAATAGTGCTTTACACATGGTTTAAAATATCTTAAATTGGAGGCACTTTTAAGTTGTCTATATCTTATATTAAATTTAGTAGATTCATCAAATCTTTTATTATTTGTTGTATCCATAAGACCGTCAAGAAGTTTTGCTCTTAAAACTGGCGGCAAATAATGCAAATTTAAACCTAGAAAACCTTTTTCTGCAGGACCGATTGGTATTACTAGAGGAAATCCATCATAATATGGTAATGTGTCTTTGTGCTTTGGATCATAGAAAAACATATACATATTACCAATAATAGCTCTATTCTCAAGAGACAGTTCTTCGTCTTTCAATAGTGCATTCCTATTGATTCTGCGCATTGCTCCACCACGTAAAGCACCGATTCTTTTTCTAAACCAATCTCTCGATTCTTGTGTCCGAGGGTTAATACCTGCTCTAAACGCTTCGATCTCAAGATTCTGAAATATACTTGCCATTGTAGTATTTATAATGATTTTTTAATTTTTTTCATCTTCGGAAGACTCTTCATTTTAGACTGCTTTGGCATTATACCCATACTTTGTAATGTTTTTTCTGTCCAAATCTGAAACTCCCAGTTTCTGTCATCTGCAAAGTTTTTTGCGGCTTTCCACTTATTCATATTTTTAACATATGTCATACCTTCATTAATGTATCTTTTAGTTTTTCTTCCTGGAAACTTTGGAGGGACCGTTTGACTATCTGGTTTAATTTCCACAATAATAGTCTTACCATCTTTAAATGTTATCTTTAGATCAACAAAGTATCTATGATATTTTTTATCAACTTCATAGAAGTATGGGACTACAACTTCTTCCGATGCCCAAGTTTTTATTGAGGGGTTGTTATCGCACCATTTAAAACAATGTCTTTCCCACATTGATCTATAAATTATATTATCTGGATCACCACGATATTTTGACCGGTGTTTTACTTTGTATTTTCCTTGGTATGTTTTCATAATACTTTCATTTTAATTATATAAATAAGAATAAGATAATTCTATTTATTAGGAATAATTTGGATGGTTACTAACGCACGTGGAACATATATGTTCCCTATTGAAAATAGAGATAAGTATAAGGCATATATTAAATTTACGCCGATTATTAAAAACGGACCTACTTATCAGAATAGAGTAAATATAGCTCAGACAGAAGCGCAATCTTCTAGCGATAATAATAGTAGTTCTCCTTCTATAGCCAGAGAAGGTTTTATAGAAAGAACCGCTAAGAGTATTTTAGAAAATTCATTAACTCAATTCGGAAACTCAGCAATTTCTGCTTCTACCGAAAGGAGAGGTGATACGTCTGTTGCTTTATATATGCCCACACCAGTTACTATTCAGGATGGAGTTAGTATAGAAGCAGCAAGTCTGGGCATTTTAGGAGAGGGTGCTTCAAGGTCAATGGATGCTGGAAGCGGGATTGGTACAGCTGTAGGTGCAGCCCTTCAAGATGGTATGGGAAGTTTAATTGAAACACTAAAAGGAAATGTATCCGGCGATGCTGCATCTCTTGGTGCTAGTAGATTAGCTGCGGGATTACCAGGCCCGGGTACCGATGCGGTTAGAGGATCATTAAGAGTAACACCTAATCCGAATACTAGAATGATGTTTAGATCCGTAAATATACGAGAGTTTTCTTTTGACTTTAAGATGGTCCCAACAAGTAAAAGAGAACAACATGAAATTAAAAATATTGTTACATTTTTTAGATCAAATCTTTATCCAGAAGTTATTAAACTAGAGGGCACTGGTGGTAATAGTATAGATGCTGGTTATAAGTTTCCTAATTTATTTGAAATTAAACTAATGTATGATGGAAAAGATTTATCTAAAGATAATCCCAATTTAAGTTTTAAGCATATGTATCTTAAAGCGTTTACTGCATCATATAATTCCACTGGTGGTTTTTATAAAGATGGAGAATTTAATGAAGTTTCAATACAAGTATCACTTGCTGAAGAATTTACTTTAAATAAATCAGATGCCTTAGTCGGTAATTCTCATAAAACTAGTAAAAGTGCTAATGAGGCCATAGATCAACATTATATGAAGAATGATTTTATAGCAAGAGCTAATGATGGAGTAACTTAAATATGACATTTTTTGCAGGATTCCCAGAAGTTATATACAAATATGGTAATGAGAAAGAATTTAATCTTGCTCAAAATCTTTCCGTATATGTTGATATAATTGATAGATTTAAAGATAACTCATCAATGTACACTTTTTATAATCTATATGATGGAGAAAGACCAGATCAAGTTTCTCAAATGTTATACGGTACTACAGATTATTATTGGACATTCTTTTTACTTAATGATAATTTAAAGACAAAAGGTTGGCCACTATCAAGTAAAAGTTTAGAACAATATGTTAAAAACAAATATAACAACACTACTCTTACGACTCGTGATTATTTTTATGATAAATTTAAAGTAGGAGATTCTATTACTGGGCAAGACTCTGCTGCAGTTGGTAAGGTGATATCAACTAATTCAAATCTAGGAACTATTACAGTTCAATCAACTCCAACTTTTATTTTAGGTGAAACTATACAATTAGTAGGAGATCCTAATAAAACTGTTACACTACACTCAACTAGTGCAGAATATAACGCAGCAAGATATTATAAATCTGGTAATGATATCGTTGATATAGATCCTACAGTAGGTCCTGGTGCGTCTTTAGTTGAAGTGACAAACCTTGAATATTATCAAGAACAAAATAATGAAAATCTTACTATAAAAATATTTAAACCAGAAACAGTTTCTAGTGTCTTTGCTGCATATAAGAGTGCTCTCCGAGAGAATATCTGATGGTCGAACAATCAAATCAAGAGATTAATGCTGAATTTCTTATTAGAAAAATTATAATTGAAAAGCAATCTTTAAATACAGAATTTAATATAACTTCTGTTATTAATGAAGTTAACATATATGAGCATGTTGATAAGCCATATTTAACTGGACAAGTTGTATTTGCTGATACAAATAGAATTTTAGAAACAGCAGAAATCAGTGGAACCGAATTAGTTACTATAGAAATATCAAGTACGCTAGATGATTCTGAATTTACTATCATGAAAAAATTTATTATAAGTGAAATAGTACAAAGCGTGAAATCAAATGATAATACTGAATTAGTTGGTATTAGTTTAATAGAGGATATAGGATATTACTCAAGGTTGATGCGTGTTCAAAAACCCTATAGTGGTGTACCAAGCTCTATTATTAATAATATATTAGGTGAATACTTAGGAAGATCAGTTGCTCAGATTGGCGGAAGTGAACACACTGATGGTAATATGAAAGTATTAATTCCAAATATGGAACCAATTCAAGCAGCTAATTGGATAAAAGATAGAGCATCTTCGGCAACTGGTCTCCCATATTTTTTATTCTCTACAATATGTGATGATCAATTAAGATTTTTAGATTTAGAAAAAATATTAAATTTAACACCACTTAATCAAAGCACATACGACTATACTTTTTCACAATCAATTGGTTCTGGATTTGAGACTCAAGATCCTAGACAGTTCTATTCAATAAGAAATTTTAAATATACAAATATTGAAGATCAATTAATGATGGCAAGAAAAGGTTTTACTGGATCAACTTATAATTTTATTGACACAATAAAAAATAAATCTTATACTTCAAGAATTAATGCTCAAGAAGTATTTGGTGGTATTCCATATCCACCTAGACAAAATCTTCCAATTTATGATGGAATAACAGCATTTCCTGGAGGTGCTATGCATAATTATGATACAAGTGAAATTAGTCAGATGGCTCCATCAAAAACTTTTGAGGACGGTTCTTTTAATTATTATGAAGCCTCTGGAACGTCATCACACATGTTTAAAGCAAAGTCAAAATCTCTTAGACATTTCTTACATAAATCTTCAATAGATATATCAGTACCAGGTAAAAACTTCTTACATAGAGGCATAAATAAATCTGTAGGCAATTTAATTAATATATCATTTAATTCTAATATAGCAGATACTTCAAATTCTAGCCCAGATAATAATTTGGATAAGAAAAAAAGTGGAGCATATATGATATATGCTACAAGACATGTATTTCAAGAAAACATTTATAATGCTGTAATCTCTTGTGCTAAATTAGGATATAAACCTAGATCAGCTGGAGGGTTTACGTGAGAAATAATAATTTAAAAACTTTACAGGGTGATTATTATGGTGACTATTTTAGATGGTTTATAGGCATAGTTGTCAATAATAAAGATCCCCTTAAACTTGGTAGAGTAAAAGTACGAATAAGAGGTATTCATTCTCCTAGTGTTGCACAAACTTCGACAAATGATTTACCTTGGGCTCAAGTTATAGTTCCATCAACTGAAGGAGGTATATCAGGAATAGGGAAAATGCCTCAGCTTCAACAGGGTTCTCAAGTAATTGGTTTTTTTATAGATGGTTCTAGTTCTCAGCTACCAATGGTTATGGGATCTGTACACCACTTTGAAAGAAAGAAAAATGCCACGGGCAATAATAAAGAAGAAACTCCTTTAGACGGAGAAGAACCTAGTGATGTTCAAGATGGTGAGGGCAACGATGGCCGTAAGATTGATTCTCAAGATTTACCAGGTGGCTCAAATGGTGAGAAAATATTTAACTATTTAAAGAAACAAGGATTGACTGACGAACAAGCTGCTGGTGTTATAGGCAATTTAACAGCGGAATCAAATTTAGATCCTAATGCACTTAATCCGAACGATGTTGGTAAACCAGCTTTCGGGCTTGCACAATGGAGAGGTTCGAGATATGAGGATCTTATAGAATTTTCTAATAGTAATGGTTTAGATCATACAACTCTTGAAGCACAGCTACCTTTCATGATGCACGAATTAGAATCACAGTCTTGGTTAGGTTACGGTGCATTACAAAATGCAACAACAGTTTCTGATGCAACAAGAGTATTTGAAACAAAGTTTGAAAGACCTAGACCTGGAACATTTGGCAAAAGATATAACTTTGCTCAAATAGCATACGATTTATACAGTAGTTCTTGATGGAGTTTATTTTATGTCTTTATTAAAAAATTCAATTAGCCCAGACGGTTTTAGTTCCATTTTAGGTGGAGTAAAAGAACAGACAAACATTTCTGAAGTTTCTGAAACTATTTCCAACTTAGGTGTTTCTAATCAATCTACATTAAGTAGTGTAGTAGCCAAAAATGCAAATACTACAGTTGCTAATATTGAATCCTTAACTTCTTTAAGTGATACATCTGACCTTAATTCAATACCAGATATTGGTCCAGTAAGATTAAAAAATCCTATTGAGGGATTTTTCTCGGCATTTACTAGCACACCAACAAATAGTAGAGCCCTGCAAGCTATAACTGGTAAAGCTCCAGTATTAGGAAATTTAAAATCTCACGTAATTGCATCATCGCCATTTTCTATTTTTAGTACAATAGGTAATATTAGTGGTGTTGATCCAAATGATTCATTAATAGGTCAACTTACAACCGCAGCTGCAGATACGGTTATTTCAAATATTAAAGATACAACAAGAGAAAGTTCATTTGCAAATTCTCTTGCTTCCGCAACTATATCCAGACTTAGCTCTACTAATAATTTCGAAGGCGGTATATTAACCAATTTACTCTTATTGGGAACCGATGTTTTAAGAAATGAGCTTGTGTCGAGTACTGATGGTTTATTAAAAGACTCCGTTTTAAATCAAGCTATGCAAGAAATAGTTTTAGGTAGAAAAGAAAATGCTGTTAATATTATACAAAGAGGATTAGAAAGTTTACCTAATCAGCCTTCTAATATAGATAATATTCTTAAGAGTGTTTATAGCATAAATCCTTCAATATCTAATGTTGTAGCTAGTAGAGGTTCTGAATTTACTCAATTAAAACCAGCAACTACTAAAGTAGAAAGATTAAATTCAAACGAACAGAATTTTCCAATTTCTTCTACAGTAGATAAAGGTGTTCCAAGTTCTTATAATTTTAAGTTTGTTGATAGCTTAGAGGAACTTATTGCTGATTTTAGAGGAACCAATAGAGAAATTACCGAAACTGTTGTACACTGGACCGCACATTATATGGACCAAGGTCATGTTGGTTCGGAAGAATTGCATAACATAGCAATAAATAGAGGATTTTCAGGATGCTCATACCATTATATTATTAAAAGAGATGGGTCACTTCAAAGAGGAAGACCGTTGAACCGGATCGGGGCACACGCAAAAGCTAATGGTCATAATAAGTATAGTATAGGTGTTTCAATGGTAGGTGGATATAATTGTAATAGTGGTAATCCACGCTATAATAAATTTATTAGTGCCGAGTCTATCACATCAGAACAATGGAATACTTTAGATCAATTTCTTAAAGCTTTTTATGTTGTATGGCCTGGTGGACAAGTTTGGGGTCATAACGATACTGATCCAGAGTCAAAGGTTGATCCTGGAATTGATATGCAAGAATATGTGCAAAATAAATTTAAGAAGAAAAATAAATCCGCATCGGGGACTCTTCCACCCTTGTCTCCTTCCGAACTTGTAGGCGCAAGTAATACTAATGCAAAACCTTCGTAGAGGATAAATCATGGTTACCGAAAATGATAATATAGAAGAAAGAATTGCAACCGACGGGAAAGCTCAGGTTAATAATGAAGGTGTGCCTACAGACGGATTTGTTGACCCAGACGGAAAATATCCTAAAGATGAATATGTTGGTGAACCATCAGTTAATAAGGGATCACGTGGAACAAAAGTTCATAATTTAAAAATTAAAAATGGTTCCATAGGCTGTGAGACAACTTTAGTAAAACAACCAAAAGCAATATACCCTTTAAATCAAGTGAACGAGTCAACATCTGGTCATATAATTGAAATTAATGATACTCCTGGCGGAGAAAGAATACTTATTAAACATAAAGATGGTGCAGGTGTTGAAATAAAACCCGATGGTACTATTATTGTCAATAGTTTAGGTAATAGAGTTGATTTAGTATCTGAAAATCATACTATGGCTGTAGAAGGTAATGGTTGTATCACATATTACGGCAATTTAAATCTTACTGTTCAGGGTGATTATAATTTAGATGTGAAGGGTGATTATAATGTAAAAGTTGGCGGGAATAATATATTAAATGTTATAGGCAATTATCGTAAAAATATTGTCGGACTGTTTAATGAAGTAATACAGAAAACAAAAACATCTACTGTACTACAAAAAGTTGCTAATACATATTTAAGTGGATTTGGTACTTACACAAAAGGCACATTTAATAATGAAGTAGATGGTACTGCAGAATATTCACATAGTGGTAATACATATATAACTTCTGAATCTGAAATCAGTATGTCTTCACCAAATGTAAATATTGCCGCTTCAGACATTTCAGTATTCGGAGATGATGGAACTATTGGTGGCGACAATGTAACAATGTTTTCACAAAATAGTTATGTAGATAGAACTTTGCATGCAAGTGAAGTCGAAGCAAAGAAAACTATGAAAGCAAAAGTATTTCACGGTAGTTTAAACGGTACAGCAAAAGGTGCACTGAAAGCTGGTACTGCTGCCCTAGGAGCGTCACACAGTGGATCTGTAGATACTACTGCACATATTAAAGAAGATCCTGTAGCACAAGGTAAAAAATTTAAACCAACTTCAACCATTGTCAATGCATTTCTATTCAATGAAGATAGAGGTGTAAGAGAAATCAGAATTGACAGAGATGGTGGAATATTAGATGGCATTAATCAAACTAAAAATTCTGGTGGTATAACAGATAAAAAATTAGATACTGGAGAAGTAAGATCAAAGTTGAAAGAAACTTCTAATCTAAAAAATAATAAATTTTTGGAAAGCCAGGTTGCAAATGAATCACTTAATTCTGAATTTGCTTCTGTGGCACCAGAAAAAATTGGCAGAATAAAAGGTATAAATCAAACAGCAAGAACTGGCTATACACCAATAGGTTCAAGAAGGGAAGAAGCCCTAAGTAAAAAATATACACTTAGAGAGTCTTCATCTCGTGGAGTAGAAAGAACTATACCCGTTGATTCTAAGTATGATCCTAATAAACAAAGTGATATTACTATGGGAACTAATCTTGGAAGTGGTATTCCTATTTCTAAGTTTATAGCTGGAGCTAAAGACCCCATAAATTTAAATCATACAACTAGCGCAGAACAGAGAAAAAATATAGCAAGGAATTTATATCCTCAGTCTGAGATAATTAATTTATTTTATCAGCTTGATCAATTTCAAGGGTATAATTTAGTAGTTGTTGAAGGCTTATATAAACCCGGACCTGAAGAAACTTTGACTCCCGGAGGTATTAAAGAATCCGCTAAAGATGGCAAGTTTGTTGTATATGAAGTCTATGACTCATTTACTGGTCAAATTTCTAATAGTAAATCTTTTGATTTTGCTGTATATTTAAAAGATAATACTAATTATGAAAATTTAATTATGTACTACGATAATTATAACACTGATGGATCTTTACACTCTCAGGTAGGTGTTGGTATGCCGACCATACCAGAAAATTATACTGCATTTTTTAATAAAAATATTAAAACAGTTTATAACGGTACATTACAGACAACAACAGACTTAATCGAAGTATTACCTTAAAAACATTATAAATAATACAATAAAATAAGAGAAAAATATGCCATCAAGATCATTATCAATTGAAGATAGAAAATTAGATGCTGGAGTAAAGATAGTTGCTTCAAGCAGTAGGATATATTCGGATATTGATTTAGCATTTAAAAAGAAAAAGAATGGTGATATATTTAAAAAGACTGACGCTAATGCGGTAAAACAAGCTGTTAAGAATTTAATTCTTACAAATCACTATGAAAAACCTTTTGTACCTTTCTTTGGTGGAAGTATTAGAGATATGCTGTTTGAACTTGGTGATCAGTTTTTAGATTTTGAAGTAGAGCAAAGAATAAAATTAGCAATAGAAAATTATGAACCAAGAGCTGAAGTAATAGACGTATCCACTTCATATAGAGACTATGCAAATTCTCTTGACGTATCAATAACTTTTGTTATATTAAGTACAAATGAAACAATTACACTAGAAACAGAAATTTCGAGGTTGAGATAATGGCCACAAATATTACATCAACAGCTTTAGATTTTGATGCTATAAGAAATAGTTTAAAAACTTATTTTGCACAGCAACCAGAATTTTCTGACTATAACTTTGAAGCATCTGGCTTATCTAATGTATTAGATGTTTTAGCTTACAATACACACTTTAATGGGCTTACCGCAAACTTTGCAACTAATGAAGCATTTTTAAATACTGCGCAATTAAGATCATCAGTTGTATCACATGCCGAAGCTCTTGGTTATAGACCAAGATCAAGAACCCCATCATCTTCTTCACTCACGCTATATGTTAATCTTTCCGGCGTTGCAAATCGGCCATCTTCAATAACTCTAACTTCTGAGTGGGTATTTAATGCATCTAATGAGTCTGAAACTTTTCAATTTATAACAGATAAAAATTATAGTGCACAAGATGATGGAAATGGATTATATAGATTTTATGATGCAAATGGGAATTCGGATATTAAAGTTTTTCAAGGCGAGTTTAAAACAAAAACTTTTATTGTTGATGATACAGCAGAAAATCAAATATACGTTATACCAGATGAATCTCTTGATACCGGAAAAATAACAGTAAATGTTTATGATACACCAACATCTACAAAATTTACTTCATATTATTTCTTAGATACTGCACTTACTGTGGACTCAACTACTGCATTCTTTGATATAAAAGAATCGCCAAACGGATACTATGAGATTAATTTTGGTGATGGTAAGAGTTTCGGTAAATCTCCTGCAGTTGGCAGTAAAGTTGTAGTCAGATATTTTTCTTCAAGAGGAACTGATGCAAATGGATGTACTGGTTTTAAAAGCGCAAATAGTTTTGTTTTAAATGATGTAAACTATCCTGTTAATATTCAAATACAAAAATCTTCTACAGAAGGTTATGAAAAAGAAACAATAGAATCAATCCGTAAATTAGCACCACTTCAATTTGCAGCTCAGAAAAGATTAGTAACATCTGCAGATTACAGAGCAATGATTTTATCTAACTTCCCTGTTATAAAAGATGTTGCAGTATGGGGCGGAGAAGATAATGTCCCTATTGATTATGGTAAGGTGTATATTAGTCTTCAATATCAAGATGGAACATCAGATGCAGTAAAAACTGCAACACAAAATAGCATTGAAACTAACTTTACTAATCAACTTTCTGTTATGTCAATTTCAAATAAATATGTAACTCCTGAAGAAACATATTTAGAAATAACGGGTAATTTTAATTATGATCCTAGTTTAACTAATGATACAGGTTCTGCTATCCAAACAACTATTACAAATTTTCTACAAGAATATTTTACAAATACTTTAAATAGTTTTAATTCATCTTTTAGTAGATCAGAAGTATTAACCGAAGTAAGTGATTTAAATAGAGCCATACTTTCGGCAAAGATGGACCTTAAGGTTCAGCAAAGAGTAGATATAACTGTTGGTTCTCCTAAAAATTATAATATATATTTTCCAGTAATGTTAATTCCTGCTGAAGCGCAAGACTATAGTATTGAATCTTCAATGTTTACTTATGGTGATGATGCAGTTCGTTGTACGGTTAAAAATAAATTAAACTCAAATATATTACAGGTTGTATCAACTACGGGATCTATAATTGTAGAAGATATTGGAAGTTATAATTATCAAAAAGGTAGTGTAAATCTTAACGGTTTTGCTCCAGTCTCAATATCGACTGGAACTACATATATCACATTTAGTTCAACTCCTCTCGATCAGAGTATGATTTCTCCTCTTAGAAATTATGTACTAAGATTGGATACTGCAAAATTAAGAATGCAACCACTAAAGAATGAACAAGATACAAAGGTAGCGTTGTAATACAATGTCTGAAGATAGAAATAATTTATCACTTAGAGCAGACTATGTAAGGGATATTCTCCCGGAGTATTTTACTGCAGATTATCCTAATCTTATTCAGTTTTTAGAAACTTACTATGATGCTTTAGATAGTGATGGAAATTTCGGTAATACTATAAAAGACTTATATGAAATAAGAGATATAGGAAAAACAGATTTAAAATATCTTGATAATTTATTTGGCGAAATAGGTCTCAGTTTATCTTCGGAGTTTGTTTCTAATCCAAGAGAAATATTAAAAAATTTAGCCAAGTTTTTTAGAGTAAAAGGTTCTCTTTATTCTGCTGAAGGTTTCTTTAGAGGATTTTTTGATGCATCAGCAGAAGTTGAATACCCAAAAGATAAAATTTTTACTTTAGATGATCCATTATCAATACTTGGACCTAAATCATCTAAGAAGATGCAAGATGGAAGATTACATCAGGTATTATCTCATCTTATAAAGACTACAGTACCATTAAAAGACTGGGAACAATTATATAAAAAGTTTGTACATCCTGCTGGATTTTATTTACATGCTGAAGCACAGCTTTATACTAATCCAATATATAAGCCTGTTGGTATTCTTTCAGATGCAACTCCACTAAATTTAAGAATTGAAACTGATAGTGCTTTACCGAAGTTGGCTATAGATACTCGTATTATTAGTAAAACTGATATGGGAAATAGTGACATTCTTATTATGGATGGCCATAAAGAATATGTTTGTGGATCAAATACTAGAAGATTTCAATATGCAAATATACTAGACTATGCTGATAGTGAAGGGTGGTTTATTGAAGATAGTTATGGTAGAGCATTAGAAGGTCCGGGTCTTTCTGTTAAAAATTCTGTAGATGCTGGATTGTATAGTAATAAAGAAATACATGTTGCTGCTATTGATTTATCACCAACACTTAAAAGTGAAGATATTAATTATCAACCAAGCCTTACGGAAGTACCAGGGGAGCCATATACTATATTTGAAGCTTCTCCGGCAACAATTAAAACATTAAATACACAAACACCAAGTACATCATCAACTTTAATTCAAATAAATATTCCTTCAGAATTAAATAAAACTCTTGCTCAAATTACAAGAGGCGATAGTAAAACATATATTTCAAGAATGTATTTAACGGGCAATTATTCGTCTACAAAGCTTGATATAGCTTTGCCTGGTTTAGGGGATTCTTTTGGTGGAGATTATTTCTGTATTGGTGGAGGCACAGATGCTGCTAATCATTCTACTGCAGTTGTATCAGCCTCAGCTCCAGTATTAAGAGTTGATGATATTCTTGATTCATATGGTATATTAAATATAAACATTAAAAAGACCGGATCTGGTTCTATTGGTGTAAAATTTAACCTTTCGCATAAATTTAACAGTATATATGAGTGGATTAAGTATGATTCTAATGCAGTTTTTGATATAAATAGTTTTAATTATGGTGACAACCAAAGTATGAGAAATGTGACTATTCAAGAATTAAGAAACAAGAATATGTTATATTTAAAAGATGCAATAATTTAATAGGTAGAGCATGTCGACAATTGTAACACAAAACTTTAAAAAGGAACTCATGATTGGGACCATTCGTAGTATTAATAACACTACGGAGAACTATTATATTGGCGTGTCTCGGTCTAATTCATGGAATGCTGCAGATTCAGCACCAGCAGCTAAAGACAATGTTAGGATTCAAAATGAATTCCGAAACGGTCTTCAATCTATTCATAGAGTTGCAGCTGCTGCATTAGTTGTTCCTCGTAAATCTTGGACTACTGGATCCACGTATGTTGCATATGATGATAAAAAAGATTTAACCGACTATGGTTCAGACTTTTTCTATGTTGCAAATAATAATCATGATGTTTATATTTGTTTAAGACAGGGAACAGATGCAACTGGCTCAGCGGTAGCTTCGACGGTTCAACCTACAGGTTCTAATAATGATCCATTTGAAACATCTGATGGATATGTTTGGAAATTTCTTTATACTATTAGTGCATTAGATGCTACTTTATTCATGACTAACGATCATATGCCTATTGATCGTATTTTAGCCACAGATTCAAATTCTACTGGTAATGAAATAAAACAGTATGAAGTTCAGAGTGCTGCAAAGCCCGGGATGATCACATCATTTGAAGTAACAGCAGGTGGTTCTGGTTATACCAATCCATCAGTTAATATTAATGGTGTTAATTATCCAACACTTGTTGATTTTACTTTAGATTCTCCTTCAGGAACAATTGTAAAAGCAGAATATAATCCTGATTCCTCAGGCACTACTTTAAATTATGTTCACGGATTAAGAGGAGCACAAATCACTCTTACTGATTCTAATGGAACAAATGGCGAAGTGAGAGCTGTTATGTCCAGTGGATTAGGTATTGGTGGAGATGCATCTTCTGATCTTAAGTGTGGTTCTATGATGATTGGTGTAAGAGTTGATGGTAATACATCTGACTGGCTACTTAATCAAGATTATAGACAAATCGGTATTATTAGAGGAATTAAAGATTCTGCTCAAGGTACTCAGTGGAATAATCTTACTGGGGGTGCTTTACAATCTATGACTCTTGCGACACAAACAGTTGCATTTACAACAGATGAAGTTATTGTTGGTGCTACAAGTGGTGCAAAAGCATACGTTGATCAAACTAATGGTAATACAATTCTATTCCATCAAAATGATTCAACTGGTTATGTTGGATTTGTAGCAAGCGAAACTTTAACAGAAATGAGTGGACCAGGACAGGGTACTGTAGGCAATCCACTTATAGCATCAGAAGTTGACCCATTTACAGGTGAAATATTGTATATAGATAATAGGTCTGCAGTAACTAGAGTTGCTAATCAGACAGAAGATATTAAAATAGTTATTCAATTGGATGAGTGTTCATGACCGTAAACTATACTAAAAATTTAGAAACCCAAGTTTATAAAGACGACTTTGATCCCGATAAAGGGTTCCATAAAGTATTATTTAAAAGCGGTAAAGCACTTCAAAGTAGAGAATTGAATCAACTTCAATCTATTATACAAGAAGAAATTAAAAGACTTGGTACTAATCTTTTTAAAGAAGGTGCTTCACTTGAGTCTGCTGCTCTTACCTTTAATAATCGTTATAGGTATATTAAACTTAATACTGACCCAACTGATGCTACAACTCCTGGTGTTTCTTTACCTACAAATGTTTCTAATTTTAAAGATAAAGTTTTTATTGGACAACTTTCTGGAATTTCTGTAAAAGTTATTGAAATAGTAGAAGCTGATGGATCAGATCCAGCAACAATTTATGTTCAATATCTTGATACTCTAAATGGAACATCTGGAACAGAACCTGCTTCTGTATCCCCAGGCGAAGAATTACTTGAAAAAGACGGTTCTGTGGTATTGGTTGTTCAAACAACTAACACTACTGCAGATCCAGCAACTGGTTATGGTTTTAGAATTTCTGCTGGTCCAGCTTCATTCTTTGCTGAAGGCCATTTTGTCCATGCACCAAAACAAAGTCTTATTGTTGCAAAGTATTTTTCAAATCCAACTGCTACTATCGGGTTTAAACTTACACAGGTAGTTACTACAGCAGATGATGACGAATCGTTATATGATAATCAAGGAGATTTGCCGAACTATACGGCTCCTGGTGCGGATAGATATACAATTAATTTAGAATTAGTAAATAAGAATACTATTCAAGCTGATGAGACATTTATCTATTACGCTAAAATTGAACACGGGTTCCTTGTTGAAGCAGTTACTGGATACGAGCAATATAATAAAATTAATGATATTATGGCCGTACGAACGAAAGAAGAGTCTGGTAATTATACTGTAAAACCATTTAGACTTTCTTGGGATGAACATTCATCAGATAACACAAAACTATCTTTAGGTGTAAGTAGCGGTACAGCGTATGTAAATGGTTATAGAGTAAGTAAAGCATCTGCTAGTACTTTAGATATACCAAGATCAACTACTACTATAACACAAGAAAATAAAGGCATCTCTGGAACATATGGTAATTATATACTAGTTGAAGCTGGTTTCTTCGGCGTTCCTGATGTAAATATTTTTGAACGAGTAGATATCAGTGACGATACTACAGGAACTGCCCCTTTTGGTGTTAACGATAAAATTGGTTCTTTAAGAATTAGAGGTATAGATCCTGGAGAGCCAGGATCAAATACATTTAAGGTATATGTGTTTGATATTGAAATGAACGCCGGTAAAATATTTAATAGAGATGCTAGGGCAATCGGTTTAGATAGTGGAGCTTGTAGTTGTGAAAGACAAGAAATGAGACTTGTCAGATCAAATAATAAAGTTATAATATATGAAACTCAAGCAAATGAGCTGTTCTTTAAAATACCAGGCAATAGACCAAGCGCAGTTTCAGATGTTTCTATGACTCTTGCAAAAAGATATAGAGGTACTGCTGCAGCAAATGGCTCGATGACAATAACTGCTTCAGCAGGAGAAGTATTTACAGATACCGCTAATTGGATTATTTCAGACCCAGGCGGAGCAACAGCAGGACAATCTCCTACATATGCTGGAGTTGGTACATCAAGTGTTACTATTACGGGTTTAGTTAGTTCTAAAAATGGAGGTACAATTGCTACAGGCTTTGATCAATTTGAAGTATATGCTTATACATTTAAAGGAGCTTGTAATGTTGCCTCTAAAACAAAAGTAACAACTACAGCACTTGCTACTTTTAACCCAAGTACGGGTGTCGCACAGCTACCCTATACTGATGTAATAGGCGTAGAAGAAATTAGAATATTGGCTTCTAACGGAAATCTTGTTACAGATAAGTTTGAAGTAGATGGCGGTCAAAGAGATAATTCATACCAGAAAGGTTCTATTACCATTAAACCTGGTAGAACAGTTACTGGTAATTTCCAGAATACAACTCTTCAGCTATTTGTTAAATTCTCTTATTTTGCTCATGGTTCTGGTGACTTTTTTGGACCTAGTTCTTACTCAACAATTGATTATCAAGATATTCCTAATTATCAATTAGCAAACGGCCGCTATGTGGATTTAAAAAATTATCTTGATTTTAGATCATCAAAAGGAAGTAGTGGTACATATTCGACCACTGATGCCGAAATATTTATTTTACCAAGACAAGGCTCAACTATTGTAGCTGATGTTTCATATTATCAGCCAAGATATGATAAGTTAGTTTTAACACAACAGGGCGAATTTAAATATATTAAAGGAACCCCATCTTTAAATCCTAAGTTTCCTTCAATTCCTGATGGTGCTATGGAACTTCATAGAATTAGATTAAATGCTGGAACATTTGGTCCTGATGATTTAACATTCTCAATGCTTGATAACAAACGCTATACAATGAGAGATATTGGAAAGCTAGAGAAAAAGATTGATGATCTTGCAGAAGTAACATCTCTTACACTATTAGAAATGGATACTGCAAATATTGATGTATTAGACGAAGATAATAGGAATAGAACAAAATCAGGATTTATGGCGGACAATTTTGAGAATCAATATTTCTCAGATATTACACATCCAGGGTATTCAGCAGCTATTGATCCAAGAAATAAACTTATAAGACCAAGAGCAATTACAAATAACATTGGTCTTTATTATGACTCAAATGCATCCACAAATACTATTATGAAAGGTGATAATGTATATACAACTTATAATACAACACCTTACATTGTTCAAGATATTGCATCATCGTCCATAAATGTCAATCCATATTTGAATTTATTTTACAATGGTGCTATGTCACTTTCCCCAGCATCTGATGACTGGTATGAAACTGATTATATCCCAGATAAAATTATTCCAGGTGGATCATTACTTAATACAGACTTGGCTCTTCAATGGGGTGATCATGAATGGAATTGGGGTGGCACTGATATTAATAATCTTAATGTTGGTGATGAACAATCTATTACTTCAGAGATTGCTAGAAATAATTGGAAAGAAAGAGTCGGATATCTTTGGAACAGAAAAACTACAACCGGAACAGATGTTACAAGTGAAACCGTTGTTAATAGAGTTGTTGCTTCAGAAACAGTCAGAGAAGTTATTGATGATAGAGTTGTAGATGTTGCATTTATTCCGTTTATGAGGTCAAAGTTAGTGACTTTCCAAGCTGAAGGTCTTGCTCCTAATACTCAAGTATTTGCTTATTTTGATGGTAGGTCAGTTGCTAAATGGGTCAGACAAGAAGTATTTAGTGGAGTTAATGTAACAAAGCAAACTGATGTAAGTAATCTTTATAAAGCTGCAACCGAATATCCTTTAACTGGTGGTAAGACAAAATTATATACTGATGGCCAAGGTAAAATTCAAGGTGCATTCTTTATACCATCTTCTAATACAAGAACAGCAGGAACAACAAACTTTAGAACAGGTGATATTGAATTTACTTTATTAGATATTACTGAGTTTAATAAAAAGAATGCAAGCTGTGCCGCTTCAGCAATCTTTAGTTCTACTGGTACTCTTACTACAAGACAGGAAGATGTTTTATCTACACGTCTTCTTCACATTGTTGGAACAAGTACCACATCAACAGAAACAATTAATGTATCATCATCTGGCGGAGGCGGCGGAATAGATATTCTTGGTGCAGTTAATACTGTGGCTGGAGGTATTGCAACAGGAATCGGAGAGGTTCTTCAAGGAGATTTAATTGGCGGTGTTTCATCCGCTGTAGGTGGTGTGGCAAATGCTGCTGGAGATTTAATTAGTGATACTGTAGATGTTGTTGGGGATGTATTTAACTTTGTAAAAGATATTTGTTTCTTTGATCCTATTGCACAGTCTTTCCTAGTCACAGAAGCAAATGGAGTATTCTTAACAGAAGTTGGTTTATTCTTCGCTAAGAAAGACACAAGTGAGCAACCGTTTCCAGTAACTATACAAATCAGACCTACCGTAAACGGACATCCATCTTCTGATCTTTCGCTTCCCGGATCTATTGTTACTATTCCAGCAAGTGATGTTGTTGTTTCAACAGATGCTTCAGCAGAAACAAAAGCAGTATTTAAAGAGCCAGTATATTTAAAACCATTTACCGAATATGCGATTGTAGTGATTTCTAATAGTGATGCATATGAAGCATATATTTCAAAAATGGGTGAGTTTAAATTAGGTTCTACAACCGAAAAAATTAATACTCAGCCATATCTTGGTTCGTTCTTTAAATCTCAAAACAATAGAACATGGGAACCAGATCAAATGTCTGATCTTAAGTTCACATTATATAAAGCTGAGTTTAATGCAAATCTTACAACTAAGGCAATATTTAAAAATGTTGCAGTTCCAAGAAAGATTCTTCAGAGTGATCCAGTAGAATTATTCTTTAAAGATAGTTCAGATTTCTCTGATGTATATATTAGAAGCCCTCTTCATGGTTTATATGCTGGAGACACTGTTAATTTAAATGGTATTATTGGAACACCAGTAGATAGTGATTTAAATAATAATCCATATACTGTTACTGAAGTTGATCCTACAGGATTTGTAATTACAGTTCCAACTCTTACTTCGCCAGCTCCATATTATAATTCTGTAACTGGTGGTAATGCCGTAACTGTCGAACAAGCTTATAATTATAGTACAATTTGGCCATCTGTGCAATCAATCGAGCCGCCATCAACTAGATTAGATTATAATATTAAAATGGCAGCAGGTAAATCATATGCCGATAATAGTTCTAATGCTATTAATAATGCAGATATTTTAGATACCGTAGCTACAGTAGTTGCACCTAATCAAGATAATGAGCTTGGTATTATGAAAAGAGTATCACCTCCATCCAAGCTTGCAACATCTATGGTACTAGAAGCGGAAATGAAATCAAGTAATGTTTATGTAACACCAGTTATTGATCTTCAAAGAACATCAGCAACTCTTATTACAAATCTTATTGATAATCCAAGTAATGTTCAGAGTACAACACAGAATAGACCCATTGAATGGTCTCACGCTTTAGATAGTGATACCGTAAATGATATTATGGGCACGACTAATTATACAGCTTACTACGATCCTCTATTTGGTGAAACAAGAGAGAATGGCCCTGCTTCTGCAAAACATATTACTAAGCCTGTGCGTCTAGCAGCTTCTGCTGTAGGACTAAAAATTATTATGGGTGCTAATAGACCATCTGATACATTTATTGATATGTATTATAGAGCATCAAAAGCTGATACACTTGTTGGAACAACTTGGACAAGAATTGACTCAGAAAAACCAGTTCAAACCGATGACGATACAAGTATCTTTAGAGAGTATCGCTATTTAGTTGGCTCTGTTGATGGAACTAGTGATGAATTTACACAGTTTCAATTAAAAATTGTTCTAAGGTCTACTAACCAAATTAAAGTGCCTAAATTAAATGATTTAAGAGTGATTGCACTAGGAGACTAGATTGGAAGATTATAGATATGCTAAAGTGGAAAACTATCCCGGCTATAAAAGAGATTTAGAAACTGGAGCAATAGTAAATACAGATGAAGAAGCCTTAATTAGATCAAGGCAAATATTGAAAAAGAAAAGAAAAGAAAAACAGGAATTAGCAAAATTAAAAGATGATGTTGCAGAAATTAAAGAACTGCTTTCAACACTTTTAAATAAAATAGGTGATTAATGGCAAGGCAAATATATGTAGACCTAAGTAACTCCATTGAAGCATGGAGACAGAAGACCAACTTGATGGGAGACTACATCGGCGATTTAGATAATCTTGCCGCACCAGCACCCTATGATTCAAGTATTGTTTCAGCATTTAATTATTTAGATGCTACTGTATTAGATTCATCTGAGACAAGAAATCTTATTTCACTTGTAACATCTGGACCTAATGCTCTTGCTTCTTTATCATATAATAATGCTAACGGAGAATTTACTTTTATTACAAACCCTCTTACACCTAGTTTAGTGCCAGCTCTTCCTGCGGGTAAAATAACATCAGGTTCTTTTAATCCAGCAAGAATTCCTAATTTATCTGCAACTAAAATTACTTCAGATAAATTGGGACTGGCTCATGTTCCGGATTTACCTGCAAGTATTATCACATCAGGAATTTTAGATTCTAATAGAATACCTAACACTCGTGGCTCAAAGATTATAAGCGAATTACCTTTAGAGCATATTCCACCACTACCTATTGATGCTATGCCTCTTGAACTTGATTCTTTAGGTTTTGGATTTCCAACTGATCTTTATGGTTCTAATCCAGATGGTCCAGTTCTTCTTACTAATTTACAAACAATAAGTGGCAATAAAACATTTACTGGTGGCATAACAATGTCATCTAATCTTACAATTAACGACCATGTTTTATCCGCAAGTAATAATAGTTTTAACATTGGCGAAAATACTAATAGATTTGCTACCATGTATGCTACAACCTTTAATGGTGTTGCAACTTCTTCACTATATGCTGACCTTGCGGAAAAATATACAACTCGTGAAGAATTAATTCCAGGTACCGCTGTTGCTGTTTCAAACAGCGAAGAATATGAAGTTAGAGAAGCAACTATGTCAGATTATTGTATTGGTGTAATCTCTACCGAGCCAGCACTTATGATGAATAGTGAAGCCGAAGGTCAATATGTTGGTCTAAAAGGTCGTGTTCCAGTAAGAGTAAAAGGTCCCGTTAATAAAGGTCAAGCCGTTCATGCACTAGAAGACGGTGTAAGTACAACTCTTAAAACGACTGCTTTGGTTGGTATTGCTCTTGAAACAAATTTAGCTCAAGAAGAAAAGCTAGTTGAATGTGTTCTTAAAGTGTAAGGATGTAATATGGTTGCTGGAAATGTAATAGGAGCTTCAGGAGATTTAGTAGATGAACTTCCTATAATTACAAAATTTAAAGAACTATTTCACGATAAAGTTGTTTCGGAAATAGTTTGGTCTGGAGAAAATGGCCCTGATGTTCAGAGTGATCCTAATGTTGCAGCCGCTTTTGGTGCACCTCTTGAACTTACAGGACCAAAAGTTCTTAATTTAGGTACTAGAAGTAATGTAGAATTTATAGCTGTGGCAGGCGGCGGCGGAGGCGGTGCAGGTAGAGATAATGGCGGCCCGCATGCCGGGCCCAATGGTGAAGTATCTGGAAAAAATGGAACCAATACTAAATTTGAATTTAGGGCTGGATCAGCTGATGGAACTCTTATATCATCATATAACTTGGCTGGTGGTGAAGGCGGCACAAGTTGTAATATTAGTTGGAGTCGAAAACCAAGACGAAAAGATTTACAAAATGCTTTAGATATTGTATCTTCAGATACAAATTATAATATTATAGGTGAAGGTGGTTTTACTGCTGAAAGAAGACGTGGAACTGATGCTACTGGCTTTGGTGCTGGTGGCGGAGGTGGAGGCGGCGATCAGCCATCACCTGCAATCAAAATAGGTTTTATCACTATAGGTTTTGATGAATCTGGTAATGGCGGTAGCCGCGGTGTGGGTGGTGAATTTAAAGAAAAAAAAGAAGACTTTTCTGCATATGCAGGACAAAATATATATTTGGTGATTACTCAAGTGGGCGCGGCTGGTGTAGGAGCTGATGGACAAAATGATGGGGGTAATGGTGCCCCAGGTGTTGTAATAATAAAAGAAGCAAAACCTACTTTAATACCCGAAAGCGGGCCTGTGTTTGACGAACAAGGATTAATCCAATCTTTACGGGGCGATGATCATCTCGGTTTAGGTTATAAAATTGACGGAAATAAAATATTTGATGTATTTTTAAATGAAGCAAATAAATATACTGCTATTAGAAAATTAAAAGTTATAACTGCACGTGATGATGGTTCTGTATACAATGAAACACAGGTGGCTTATTTAGGTTCACAATTTATAACTAATATAGATATTACAACTTCAGCTTTAGTTGCAGATGAGAATAATTTAGATCCTTCTGAACTAAACGAAGACGAAAATATTATACAATATTTTAATAATTTATATTATGGTTGGACTCTTATAAGAAATGATCCTATTATAAATGGCATATTAGGGTTAGGATCAGACCCTCTACCAACATTTGATTCCAATACTGGATTATTTTCAACATCACCTACATCAGTAAAATTATATACAACAAGCCAATCTTGGAGACCAACAACTTTACAGAATGTTGCTCTTGTTACCGTAGGCGCAGGAGGTTCAGGCGGGCTCGGATCCCAAAGCTATGGTGGCGGCGGCGGCGGTGTTGCTATAAGAATACTTCAAGTTACACCTGGAGAAATCTATAATTTCAACATAGGTTCTGGAGGTGCAGCAGTAAATGGTGGAAGTAATGGTGTAAATGGTGGAAATACATCTATATCAGGAGGTGCCTTAAGTTCCACAGTGTTTGCCGGCGGCGGCCAAAGAGGTGAAGCAACAGGCGATGCCCCTACTAATGGTGGAACATCTTCAGGTGGAGATTATAATATAGATGGTGGTAATGCCGCAGGGGCAGCCTCTGGAGAACAAACATCCGGCGGACCGGCTGGTGGTCCAGATGCTTCGATATCAGAAGTAAATGTTGTTCCTTCAATATTCACATCATCTTCAGATTTAACAAAACCTAATGGTGTTGCAATATGCGGAAGCGGTAAAGGCACATCCTCTTCCGGTGGTAACTTTGGTGGTGGCGGCGGAGCTGCTGCTAGTGGCTATACTGGTGCCGGATCTCAAGGTGTTATTGCAGTATTCTTTTTCTAGTGTCTGATAATTTGTATAAATAGTATTAATTAAAAATTTAGAGATGGTATAAAAATGGCCAGAAAACCTACAGTTAATTTAACAGATACATTTGAGACTTGGAGACAAAAAACAAATCTCATCTCAAGTAATGTTGGAGATCCGGATAACTTGACAACTCCGGTGACTACTGATCTTGTTCAGGCTTTAAATGAAATTAATGGTAGAACAACTCAAGCATATATTCGTAATAGCGTTTCATTAAATGCAAGTAATAATGCACTACACGCATCCATGTCATATAATGCAGCAACTGGAGTGTTTTCTTTTCAGTCTAATACAATTACAGATTCCGATATTCCTACATTAGATGCAAGTAAAACTGGTACTGGAATATTTGATGCCCAGCGTATTCCTGGATTAGATGCCTGTAAGATTATTACGGGTGTTCTTGATTCTGCTAGAATGCCAGTTGGCTATTTTGATAAAGAATTTCTAAACAATACAACAGATGATCTTCAAGAAGGTGCAACAAATCTTTATTATACAGATCAAAGAGTGCACGCTGCTGTAGGAATATATCCTAATGATAGTACACTTGATTACAATACCGGCACAGGTCAATTTAGAGTTAATGTTTCAGGATTACTTAGCCAGCTTCCCAATATACTTGATTCCGGGGAAATTGGCGCCATTGCACAAGATGAAATTGATTCTGCATACGTTGCAGCTAGGGTGCCACCTTCTGGTATAGCCTTAACTGATTTGTCTGTAACAACTGGAACTGCTTCAGGCGGAGGTTCTTTAGCATATAATAATGGAAATGGGGCATTTACATTTAGACCAGCAGATATGAGTAATGGAGGTACTAGAGTTTATAAACAGACTATTACTATAGCTGGAGGTGTTAATGGTGCATCATATCAGTGGCCAGCCAGTAGTTTTCCTAGTGGAATATCTCGTAAACCAGATGTTATTAGTACAAAATTTATTTGTGTTCAACCCGCTGGAGGGTTTTCTGTTGGAGATGAAATATATTTACCTCCACATTTTAATGAACCTGCTGGAGATCAGCAAGGTTATAATATATCATGGGATAATAGCGCGTCTAAACTTATATCAACTTTAGGTGACGATGGATTATCTCTTATTCAAAACAGAACGGGTGGAAAATGGTTTTATGCTTATGTAACACATTGGAATGTTGTTCATAATTTAGTTTGGTATGGAACCGATGCGGATGAAGATATAGACACAATTAGTAGCATGAGCGCTCTTTAAGGAAGAAAAGCAATGGTAAGAATATTAGATTTAACCGCAATACAACAAGCTGATATAGATTCAAATGACCATCTTGTTATTTCTAATATCGGTGGGTCACCGATGGCTTCTTCAAGAGTTAGGGTAGAAGACTTTGTTCAATATACTCTTGCCGGCGGCTCTTTAGGTTTTGCTACAAAATCCGAAGTTGATAGTGCAATTGATGCTAATAATACCTTACATTTTCCTTTTACTATAAATGCTGGCTTGGGTCTTGATAGTTTATCAAATGGAATTTTAGATAGTGCCAATGATACAATTACAATTAATCATACCGCTAGTTCTGCCACATCAATTACTAGTGCTGGTACGTCAAATATTATTCGTAATATTACCTTAGATGGTGCTGGACATATTTTATCTATAGATGAATCAAATGGTGGTACTATATTCTTAGAGTCTGCTGGCGTGTTTGCAGGCACAGGTTTATCTGGTGGTGGTCAAATTACTCCAGGTAGCGGACCTGTTTATATTTCTCATCCAACTGCCGGTGGCTTATCTAATTCAACAAATACAGGCACTAATGTTCTACAGAGTATTACATTTGATACATATGGTCACGGTGCATCAGTAACACCAGTTGATTTAACAACTGTTATTGATTCTTCTTATGTCTCAGCAAGAGTCCCTGATTTTGTAAGTGCTACTTCAGGTGATTCAATGGTTGGGGACTATTACATTACTGGCGAATTATTTGTATCTGGTAATATTACAGGTTTTGCAAACTTCTCGGATATAACATTAAAAGAAAATCTTGAAATTATTAATAATCCAGTAGATAAAGTAATGAATCTTAATGGCTATACTTTTAACTATATTGGTAGTGATATTCGTATGCCAGGTTTAGTTGCTCAAGAAGTTGAAGAAGTTTTACCAGAAGCGGTATATGAAACACCTCAAGGTAAAAAAGCACTACACTATGCAAACATGGTAGGACTACTCGTAGAAGCCGTAAAAGAGCTGAAAGCTGAGGTAGAAGAACTGAAAACAAAGATAGGGTAACATGCCAGATTACAGTCTCTTCCCAGCAACAAAAGGAAATCAGTTTTCATTCGATGATTTTAGAACTGCATTAGATGTGGGTAATAATCAGCCTATTTCTTTTGCTGATTTATATCCTGGTGGAGTGTATATACCAGATGATAATAATTTCTTTACTTTTTTATTATCGGTTCCAGATACTGGTGAAGTTGCTATAAATGATTTTCAGAAAAACGGTACTTCATTAGCAGATTTTACCATTAGCACACCTGATGCTAATAATCATGTTGAAGATCAGACAACTAGAAATCTTGCAACAATATCATTAAATAATGGAACATTTACCGAAGGTCAAAGAATATATTATGAATTAGAACCGTCAACTGGAGTTGCTGATCCAGATTTTACTGGTGATGACGTGACATTCATGACTGGAAGAATAGGAACTACTTTATCCGGCATTGCTACTCCAACTCCAGGTACTAATAGTATAACACTTTCCGCTGCATTTAAAACAGATACGACAACGGAAGGTAATATTGTATTAAGATTAAAAATTCCTGGTTTAGATAATAGCACTCCTGTAGGAACTAATGACTGGACACCTACAGTTGTTTCGCCTCTAACTGATACTAGTACAAATTTTATTAATCTTGATTTTGCAGACACAACAGTTCTATCTAGTAATTCTAGTATCACGGAAATAAATGGGTGGACAATTCAAAAACAGAATTTAAGACTTGGCAATAACCAAAACGGACCATATGGGCTTTGGAGCGGTTCCGGTATTACTTTTCACAATGCTGGCGTGAATAGTACAATTGCTGCACCAGTTGATCCTACACCATTCCCCACTGGTTCATTCGGGAACAGCAACGGTGATAAATTTGGATTTACGGGAACACCAACACTCGACTATGAATTTAAAGACCCTACCGATCTTGTGCATAATGGCAATACACAATTAGGCTACTCGTGCATAAGACTATATAGCTCTGGCAGTAGTGCCGGCGGTGATGTTGCACACGGACCTCTAATTAAAGGAAAGGTATGGCTTCCTCTTACGACAAGTGATTCAGTTAGGTTTAAGTGGAGAGCCGTTGGTGGAGGTGACGCTTATGATATATTTGCATGGCTGCAAGAATGGTATGATCCGAATAATCCAAGTTCATTCAGGCAGCAAATTATTTTAAATCAAACTCAAGGTTCCGCAAGTGGAGACAGTGGTTGGCAAACCGTTACTGCTCAAGTTGCTTATAGTGGTTTATATACGTTTGCATTTATGTCTGGAACATTTGATTATACTGGTGGTACAGCTTTAGGGGCAAATTTATATATTACAGATATTGAAGTTATTTAATAGGAAAAGAAAATGGCACAGTACGAAGATATAACAATTGATAAAGGATCCGATGTAACTATTCGTCTGGATTTATATAATACTGATGGGTCTCCTAAACAAATGAATACGCAAGACGAAAATGCTAATTTTGTACCTCTTTATAATATAAATGCAAAGATGAAAAAAACTTATAATACAAAAGATTCTGATGCTACAGCGTTCTTTGCAACAACTGTTGATCCAGATAATTTAGATTATGTAATTCATCTATCTTTAACAAATACTCAGACTGATGCACTTAAGCCTGGTAGATATGTTTATGATGTAGAAATTTCAAGATTTGATTCAGCTGAAGGTGCTACAATAGTAGAAAGAATATTGGAAGGTAATATACAAGTTACCCCATCAGTAACGTAGAGGTGTAAAAATGTCTGGTATAAAACTAGTATCAAACCGAACAATTATAAAAAAGATTACTGTAGGAACTCCGATTTTTACAACCAAGCGTGTTCAACTTCGTGCTAGTTTAGGTGATATTACTGATGTGGATGTTTCAGAAACAGATACAGATGATCCTAATCTTTTAGGTTTAGCAAATGGGCATGTTTTAGTTTTTAATTCTATTACAGAAAAATATGAAAGTCAAGAACTAGATGGAGGGGATACCTTCTAAAAAGTATATAAATACTATTAATTCAGAATTTATCAAGGTTTGATCTAGTATGGCAACTTTCAGCACCATTAGAATAAAAAGATCTGCTACACAGGCAGCGCCAAGTACACTTAAAACCGGCGAATTAGCATATTCTTCATTAGACTCTTCAAGAGCACTTTTTATTGGTGTTGGCAATCCTATTGATTCATCAGGAACTGCTCCACGCATTGCAAAAATAGGTGGTGAGTATTTAACAGCACTTCAGCCAGATTCTACTGGTGTTAATCAATCTTTAAGATTCTTAATAGCAGGTGATAGTCGTGATCTTGATTATCTAAGACTTAATAATGAATTTATAGTTCCTACTGGTACTACTGCTGAAAGACCAGCTGATGTAACTGGGTCAATTAGATTTAATACTCAAGATACCACATTTGAAGGATATGATGGTAATGTATGGAGTGGTCTTGGCGGAGTAAAAGATGTTGATCAAGATACATATATTATTGCAGAACTAACTCCGGGTAGTGATGAAGATACATTACAATTCTATACTGCTGGAGAAAAAAGATTTTCAATTACAGACTCTGGGCAATTAGTTGCTGCTTCTGGATATTCTCCAGATAGCTCTCAGTCTCTTGTTACAAAAATTTATACTGATAACGTAAAAGCTGGTACTCCATTAGATGGTGCTTGGGATGATGGTGCATACAAATTCTTTAACGATGATGATAGAGTAACCGATGTTCTTGATGGATTAAATGAAGCAATTAACAATGTAAGAAATAATGCCTTTTGTAGAGACCTTACTTTTGTTGCTTCTCCAACTGCAGCTGGTGCAGGATTTACCGCAACAATGACAGTAACAAATGATGGTACACCAAATAGATATGATATTGATTGGGGTGACGGCACTATTGATTCAGCAGTAACTGCAACAAATCCAACTCATCAATATATAGATCCTTTATCAAGCCCTGCTACAGTTACTGTAAGAGCATGGCATACAGATGGTGTTGGAACCGGTAGTGAAGCAACAAGAACAAATACAGATTATATTACAATATACACTCCAGATCCTGATGCACAGTTTACTCTTCATAGGCAAGAACCAGCAAACTCCTTTGCATTAACAGGAAATGATTTATATGCTATTGAGGGTCAAGATTTATGGTTAAATAATTTAACGACAAATACAAACGTATCTGATAAAAATGGACCAGCAACAGTTGCTTATACTATGGATTGGGGTGATGGATCAGCCATAGAAAATATCACTGATAATTCTGGTGCTGGTGGCGCATTAGGATCAAGATTATCACATACGTGGCCCGCGGGCAGTGCTACAGGTACCGGTAAAGATACCTTGACATTTTCCTTAGTAACTCATACTACAGCAGATCCTACTTTAATACCAGAAACCGCAACCACTCAATTAAAAGTTTATGATCCAAATATTGCCGCACCTCAAGGCTTAAATACAAAGACTATTTCATTTACAGGTAGTGTTGGAGATAGCCCTAGACTTGCAGTAGGATTTACAGACAATAGTTCGGGTGGCGGTCCAGTAGCAGGTCAAAGTGTTGATCGTGTAACACAGTCTTCAGGCAATGTTGCAACAACTATAACATCTTCAGGCATTGCTCACAGCGGAAATTCTGGAGTATTAACTTCTGTGATTAATAATTCTATTGATGGTTCTGTTACCTTTACTACCGATAATCAAAACGGAACATATAATAGTTTAGTTGTATCGGATAATGTTGATTATAATTTATTTAATGCCGCAGGACAACCCACATCATTTAATACTAGCATCTACCATCCAGAACTATATCAAGGATTTAAAGCAAAAATTACTAAAAATGCCACATTGTTACCTACTGGTTTAAATAGTTATGTTATTACTCACTCTCAGACTGGTTCAACCAATGAATTATTTTTTGCTAAAGACGATAATACAAATACTCCTACATTAACAGGCGGCACTCTTACTGAAAATGCAGCTGGAACATATAAGTACATAAGTGGCATTCCGCATTATACAACTGGTTCATCTTTAAATTTATCCGGATTAAATATAGCAGACTTTATTGGTCAAACTTATCAACAAACAAATAGCCCCTTTCAGGTTTCTTCTGGAACTACAGTTTTTGGAAGTGGTAATGCTATTAGTGACCAATATTATAGATATGATCAAATAGATGGAACATCATCATTTTTATCTTCAGGAACTCCTACTATTAATGTTGGCACTTCATCACCATATGCACTGGGTAGTGTTTCCGTTTCTATAACAAGCGGAAGTTCAACTCGTTCTATGCAAAAGATTAAAGCCAGATCAAGAAATCCAAACGGGTGGGGTTCTTATAGAGAAATGCCAGAAAATATTTTAGTTCATACTGCATCACAACAAGGGATTAGTGAAATAGCAATTAATGTGGATAATAATTTAGGATTTGGATTTGATGACGACGGCATTCGCATTTTTGACTTCAGTTCTGAAGTTATAAATACTCCTAGTTATACAAGTTCAACTAATTTTTATACTAATAATGTTTATAGTGAATCAGCTGATCCAGGAGTCCAAGGTACACAAGAAGCCACTTTAAGTTTTGGTGTTATACAACACGATTTAACTGATTATAGTGGTGGTTATTTACCTGCAGGACCTAACAGATCTGGAGATACTGGAACACAATATTTTACATTTGCGTTTAGAAGAACGGTTGTGCCAAACTTTAATATTAATATAACCAGTACAACAGGAGTTGAAGGTATTTTTATAGCAGCACCAGGAACAGCAATAGATAATTATAGCACATTAAACGGTTGGTTAGATTGTTCTATCCAAGCAAATGATGGTGGTGTGCCTGGAGCAAATTTAGGAGCTGGCGGTAACGGAAGCAACGGTTGTGCTAAAACTGGTAGTGATAGAATAATTGCAAATACCGCTTTAAGCGGATCTTACTTAATGACACTCGGTGAAGAAAATTTAACAAATGCTACAGGGAATGTAGGATTAGTTAGAATTGCATTATCTGCTAATCAAAAAATAACATCTTTGAGTATTTCATAAGGATCGAATATGTCAATAAGTGACAATCAAAAGTTAGACTTTCTGTGGAAAAAGCTCGGTTACGGAGCAACTAAGACAGACGTTAATTCCGTTAAGACCGCTACAAACGAGTCTATTCCAAGCCCGCTTCTTTTAAGCGGAACAGGTCTTTGGACAGATGCATATCAAATTCCAACTCTAATACCAAGCGCAAGTAGCCATATTGTTGAAATTTATGATGATACTGGTAATGGCTCCACTACTGTAGAAACAGTAGAAGATACAACAGCAACACCAAATAGAACATGGAAAACAGGTTTAACCAATTGGATTCCACCACAGTTTGGATCTACTTATGCAATAAAAGTTTATATTGCTCCTACAGGTACTGCGGATCCTCAGACTTCAGGAACAAGAATTTTTGCTGCAGGTTCTGGTAATAACGATGAATTTTTCTTTGATTATCAGTCTGGTGTTCTTAATTTTATTGGTACAAATCTTCCATCTGGTATAGACGGTAATGAAATATTTATTGTTGGTGGTAGATATATCGGTAAAACTGGTAATAGATTTACTGCTCTTTATGCAGATTCAGCTGATATTGGTCATGCATTTATTGATTCAGCCGATATTGATATGGCTGACATTATTACTGCCTATATTGATAGTGCAGATATTTTACATGCGATTATTGATTCAGCGGATATTACTCTTGCTAAAATTACAAATGCAACTATTGACTCTGCTTATATAAAATATGCCGATATAGATCATACAGATATTGATTCTGCTGATATCACTTTAGCCGATATTATAACTGCAAATATTACAACTGCTAACATAAACTATGCAGATATTGATTCCGCTGACATAGATTTAGCTAAGATTATAACTGCAAATATTGATTCCGCTGATATAGGGCACGCTTATATTGATAGTGCTGAAATTGGTGTTTTAAATATTACTGGACAAATAAATGGTCCACAAGATTTTATTATTGATCCTGCTGCTGTTGGTGATAACACTGGTAGAGTTATTATTAAAGGTGATCTACAAGTAGATGGTACTGAAACAATTGTTAATTCTACTACTGTTACTATTAATGATAAAAACATTGTTCTTGCAGATTCAGCTCAAGATTCAAGTCAAGCCGATGGGGCTGGTATTACAGTATTTGCAGCTAATGCCAAAATAACATATGAAGCAGCTCAAGATCGTTGGGTATTTAATAAAGATATTGATGCTCCAGCAATATATGCTGATAGTGGTATTATAACATATCTCACGTCAACGTATGGAACAATTCAATATTTAACAAGCGATAGTGCTACTATAGGCAATATTACTTCAACAAACATTGATACTGTTAATCTTGATGCTGATAGTGGTACAGTCACTAACTTATATTCATCAACAGGAGTAATAGTTAATCTTACTTCATCTAATGGCGTTATAACTGTTCTTGCCTCAAATTATGCAGATATTGATTCAGCTGATATAGATCAAGCAAGAATTTTAAAAGCAACCATTGATTCGGCTGGAATAGAATATGCTGATGTCGACAGTGCCGATATTGATGTACTTCGTGTTAAAGAGTTAACAGTAGATAGATTATATGCAGGATATGCAGATATTGATTCTGCTGACATAGATGTTCTTAGATCACTACAGATTTCTGTAGATAGTGCAGGTATTAAATATGCAGATATTGATTCTGCTGATATTGAATTGGCTAAAATTGTTGGTCTTAATGCAGATAGTGCTAATATCACAAACCTTACAGCTTTTGATGCAGATGTAACAGATTTATTTGCTAATCAAGGTGTTATAACAACACTTATATCACATTTTGCAGATATTGATTCGGCTGAAATTGAGATTGCTAAAATTACAGGATTAACTGCTGATAGCGCCCATGTAACAGGTAATCTAACAGTTGGTGGTGATCTTACTGTAGCAGGTAATGCCACCATTAGATCCGATGTTGGTGGAAATATTTATCTTGGTGATAGTAATGAAGATAATATTGTATTTAGCGGCGACATTAATTCTCATCTAATACCTAATACAACTGAAACATTTAATCTTGGTAGTTTAGATAAAAGATGGAGAGACTTATATCTCTCTGGTCAGTCGATTTATTTAGGTGGGTTAATACTAAAAGAGTCAGACGGTAAATTTGTAATTTATGATTCCGCTGGTAATCTTACTGACATTTTAGCTAAAGATATAACTGCTCAAACTTTAAATATTTCAGACAGTGCTTTTATCCAAAGATTTAGTGCCGATAGCGCAGTTATTCAATATCTAAAAGTTGGTCAAAGCTTAACTGTTACTGGCGATGGACTACAGTCAAATCAAATTACAACAGATAGACTAAATGCGGGATTTGCTGATATAGATTCGGCAGAGATTGATGTTTTAAGAACTGGTAATCTAACAATAAGCGGAGACGGTATTACAACTCCATATATTAGTGCAGACTCTGCTGATATTGGTGTTTTAAGAATTGACTCTGGTAATTTTGAACATGTTATTATTGACTCAGCCGATATTAATGGAGCTTATATTGATTCGGCAACAATAAGAAATTTATATATTAGTGGATCACTTTCTGGCGTAGGATTATCTGGGTTCATTCCTACCGCTGTTGGTGTAATGGATGCAAACGGTAGTTTAACTTCAGATTCGGGTTTAACATATAATGTAGATACAAATGATCTTACCGTACAAAATAATGTAATTGCAAAAGATGTAAAAATAACATCACTTTATCCGGGTTATATTTTAACTTCAGGTGCTAATGATTCAGTTGGTTTTACTGAAGGTCTTAAGTATGGTAATCATACTAGTGATATTATATCAAACGATGGTTTTGCTACATCTTTCCAAAAACTATATGATTCAGGATATTATAGATTTAATATCGATGATAATACTGGTAAACTTATTAATACGGGTGATGTACAACTTGGAAGATTTACAGATGCCGAGTTTGGAACATATTATGCACCATCATCTTGGACACTGCCAACCAATATTTCCGCACCAAGAGATTTTTATGGTTTAGAAATATTTACTGATTCGGCTAAACTTGTATCAACTGCTCATACTAATATTTTTAAATCATCATTAAATAAAGATGGTATTGGTGCAGATTCAAATATAATTGAAGTATTAAGTCGTGAAGATAGTACACTCTTTGAAGTAAGAAAAGACGGATCTATAAACTTTACCGGAGATATCTATAAAAATGGCGACGTGTTTACTGGTGGTGGCATCTTTATTAAAGATGAGCCAAGTGGAGATGCAGCATATAATGTAGATCCTAGCAATGTAACTGATACAGTAGCTTTAGCACTTAAACTAACCGATGGTGTTACACCGTATGCTTATGGTAGAGTTGCTATAGGCACAGACACTCCAAAATATAAACTAGATGTTGTTGGTGATATATCTGTTAGAGGTCAAATTGATTCTAACGTAAACTGGGCCGTATTAAAAGCTGGAGCAATTGCTCCGACATTTGATGAGTTTGTGGATGAAAGTGATGGTTCCAGATTTAGTTATATAACACCGATTGGTGCAACTAGAGGTGGTTATTTTAGAGGTGGCTTAAATGGAGACTATCATTCTAATAATATAGGTCTATTCTCTACAGCATTCGGCGAGGCAACTAGAGCTGCTGGAATTGCATCATTTGCTGTTGGTTCTTTAACAGAAGCTGGTGGTAATTATTCAATAGCATTAGGTAAAAATGCTAGAACAAATGGTGCAAATACTGGTGCTATTCTTATAGGTACTGATGCTACTGTTGATTCTTCTACTGCGGCAGGGTCTTCTAATTATTCAATTGGTATAGGTTATGATGTTACCGTATTTGGTACTAATGCATTAGCCATAGGTGCTGAAAATTCAACAAATGGTAATCAGTCAGGTACATTTGGTTATAATAATAATATAGGCACTTCTTCAAGTAGAACTGCAACTGCTGGTTCATATGCAATAGGTACAGGAAATACGGTAGAAGCTGCTGGTTCATATACAATAGGTAGTAACAATACTCTAAAAGGTAATCCATCATTTGCCTTTGGTGGAGCCAATGTTGTTGAAGGCGCCAATGCATTCTCGATAGGTATACAAAATTCAGTATATGGACCTAGTGGTATTGCTATAGGTACTGATATTAGAATCGATTCAAGTGCATCAAATGCTATCGGCATCAACTTAAATGCCTCAAACTCTATGAATGTTGCTGATCCAAGAATTTTAAGTATTCAAAATGGTAACGTAATTATTGGAGACTCCGCTCAAAAATTTAGTAATGATGATGGTAATCTTTATGTTAAAGGTGATATTATTCTTGCCGGTGAAGTTCTTCAAGAAGGAGCTCCAGGTGTTTTCCAAAGTACAACACCATTTGTTGATGGCGGCACTGAAGTAACCTATCAAGTTTTAGATCCTGAAGGAGTACCAAAGCCATTAGGTATTAACAAAGAGCCATCTTTCTCTTTGGATGTTGCAGCACAAGATGGTTTTGCAGTGTCTGGTATTACAGATGGTGCATTTACTATAGCAGATAGCGCTCTAATTGATTCAGCACCATTTGTTGGTGGCGCCGATCAAAACTTCTTAGTATATCTTCCAGCACTAGAAGCCTTTAGAGTTGGTAAATTTACAGACTATGAAGAACAGCTTGCAAATGATAAAATAGGTCTAGGTTCTATTGCACTAGGGAAAGATAATTCAGTATCTGGTCTCTATAGTACTGCATTAGGTAATAATAATACAATACCTAGAGGTGGAGATGCTTCACTCACTAGCACTAAGGGTAGTTATATAACATTCTTAGGCAATAATAATATATTTGATAGTGAAGCTATTGGATCTAATAATTATGTTTTAGGTGAAGATAATATTATAAAAGGCACTACCACAGACACAGTCTTAATCGGTAGAAATATTACGGCTACTGATCTTACTCGCCAAATTATAATGAAAACAGCAAATGCGGGCGATAGTGCACTTGATAATACTAAAGTTGCAATCGGTAAAGATTCCGCTACATATGCACTTGATGTTCGTGGTACAATTAGAGTTGATAGTGGTGCTACAATGTACTTCGGCTCTAAAACAATTCAAGATTATCTTGGGTTTGGTGTTCCGCAACCAGTAGGAGCAGGTTTTGGCTCGGGCACTGCGATCGCAAATGGAATTGATTCCATACAGTTTGATCATACTATTGATGCCATTAATAATGTAGCAAGAGTTAAAGTACCATATGATCATCAGTTATATATTGATCCAACTATGGCACCAGACTTAACGAAAGCCATACAACTTGATAACATTCTTCTAACTGAACTAACTACAAAATCTGGTAACGATTTAGATACAATTTTCTATTTTGCCGATCCTATTGACTCATTCCAGTTTGCATTACGCAGGGATTCACATGAGGGCCCACCAGTTATATCTACTGGTACAATAGATAGTAATATTTCTATTGTTGATGGATTTGATTTCGGAGATAGTGGCGACTTAATTATTGTTCCATATACTGCTCCTAGAATTATTAGCCCAGATTTAAATGTTGCTGGTAATCTTGTTGTTGGTGGAGACGGAACAAATCTTAGAGTTGATTCGAATGGTGTCTCATTTAATAATGATCTAGCATTTACAAGTAAAAAAGGTGGTACATCATTTAGATTTGATTCTGCTGGTATTACGGTTGGCGGTAGTTTTGCTCTAGGCGGTAATAGTGTTACTATTGGAGGTTTATCTTTTGATAGCCATGTTATTAGACCTGGTAACTTACTAACCAATTTTATAGATACAGACTATGTTCAAGAAAGACTCTCCGTTGATGCAAATTGGGTTGTTAAATCCGATGCCTTAGTTTATAATCCGTCAGGTATTAAGAAAATAATATTAGGTGGTCTTGGTGTAGGAGATTTAACATCTACTCAACTTCTTGAGCATAGCTTTGCAACTGATGTAAGAGGTAACGGTAAAGCACCATTAGTATTTAAAGAAACTACTGGTAAAGCTATTGATGATGCTTTAGGTCAAAGCCCGATTAATATTATTAATAGTGCGGGTGTTGCAAGAGCTTGGCCAAATGCAGATTATCTTTCAAATATTATTGATCCAACATATATCAACAGTAGAGTCGTAATTGATGGTAATACGATTGCTAACTTTATAGATGATACCTATGTTAAAAGTATTGTTGATAGTGCATATATTCTTTCTGCAGCAAATGATAGTTCAGAGTGGCAAAGAACTAGTGATACACTATTCTTCGGTACTTATCCAAATGTACAAAATGTTAAAGTCGGTATTGGAACAGATAATCCACAAACTAAATTTCATGTTACAGGTGTCGGTAGATTTGATAGTGGATTAACAGTAACTGGTGGACCAGTTAATATATCTGGAACACAAATTACTGTTGATAGTGATTATTTCTATCAGATTACTCCATCAATTCTTACAGATAATATTGTAACAATTAATAATGGTACACTACTTACATTCTTGAATAATGATACGGATTCACAGTTTGTTACTTATACTATGGGCGGCGAAGATGAAAGATTTATTGATGTATATAGAACAGATAGTTTAGGTGCAACTCAAGCAGTATCGCCTTTAGACTATGAAATTATAGGTTCTTCCTTTATTATTAATAGATCAGCAGTTGATTCGGCTGATAGTGATCTTAATTTAAACTTTAGAACATTACCATCAAATATAGTATTCTCTGGAGCTGATCTTAACGGCGATACTCTTAATATTAATACAACATACAGTAGTGGTGTTCTTTTAGATTCACAACAGAATCCGAAAGCTGGTTATGGCGGAACATTTACTGCAGTTAATTCTGGACAAGTAAGTTTTACTGATCATAGTTCATTACAATTAGGTGATGTATTTAGAGTTGATGATAAATCTCCTAAGATTACAACATCACTATCTCTAACTGGTCCTACATCATTAACTGGCAATCTAACAGTTAATAATGGTTATGCAACAACTCTTGATACTTTAATTGCTAATTCTATCACATCGTCTTTAACTACATTTACGGGTCCTGTGGTTGTAGATAGTTCTACAGTATCATTTACCTTTGACTCAAATGTCACAATGTACTATGGCCCTGGTAGTTTATCATTTGATTCAAATATTGAAAGAATTGTTGATTCAAATTATATCGGTAATAGACTTCAGGGAATCTGGAGTTTTAATAATGATGCTTATGGTAATCAGCAGATTTATTATGATGATGGTGGTGCAGTTGTTATCGGCGAACCAGAAGATATGGTTGCTGGAGACAGTGATACTAAGCTATTTGTAAAAAGTGGCAATGTTATCTTTAGACATGGTGATTGGGATAGCGCAAATGTTGCGGTAACAACTCCTGGAGTGATTCCTGATTTTAGTACAAATACAAGATACGGCGATAATGCTGGTGCTAGACTTATGTGGATTCCACAACGTGGAGCATTTAGAGTTGGCGCAGTAGACGGTGTTGATGTAGATTGGGGCGATGAAGAAGTAGGAAGAGCATCTGTTGGTATTGGTTATAATACTAGAGCAGCAGATTATTCTATTGCATTAGGTTATGATATTAAAGCCGGTAATCATATACTAAACAAGATAAATTCGGTATCTATAGGTCATACTGTTAATAACCAGTCAGATGGTGCTGTTGCTGTAGGTTCTAATATATCACATAGCCAACTGTATTCAGGATCTGTTTCTATTGGTGAAGGAATAGTTAATAATAATAGAGCTGATGGTACAGCAATCGGTAAAGACATTTCCACTAATAGTGGAGTGTCTATCGGTAAAACAGTATCTACTGTTAATTCTGCAACTAGTGTATCTATTGGTTATAACCAACGAGCCAATACTAATTCAACATCTATAGGTAAATCTTCAGGATCTAATAACAGTGGCGTAAGTATTGGTTCTTCAGCAACATCAAATAATTCTACTAGTGTAGGTAACAATGTATCTTCATCAGTCGGTGGTACTACTATTGGCGTGAGCTCATCTACATCAAACGGCGGCGTTGCAATAGGTAATAATGTTAGTGGTGGAAATCGCGGTAAAGCAATAGGTGCATCTCTTAGTGCCAACCAGGGTGCTACTGTAATTGGTACTTCATCGAATGCAGATTATAGCGCAATATCAATTGGTGTTTCTAATGATATAAGACGCGGTAGTGTTGGCATCGGTTCTTCAAATAAAGCTACACATCCATATGGTGGTTCTACCTTAATCGGTAAATCAAATACGGCAACATCAAATAATGTTACTATTGTAGGTCAAAATAACTCTGGTGGAGGTTTTTATGGTGGCCAAGCAATCATAGGTAGAGACAATACAGGTAACTCTAGTAAAGGTCTTATAGTAGGTAGATCAAACACGGGACATAATGCTAATTCTGCTACTAGCAATTATACAATATTTGGATGGGCTAATGTAAATAATAGCCCAGCGTCTAATAGGTCTACTACATCCGGCGGTCCTGTTCGGATTTTCGGTAATAGCAATAGTACTAATGCCGGAAGTAATATATATGGTTCTTCAAATACCGATAATAAACAGGTAACCATTTATGGTAATAATAATACAGGTTCCATAGGTCCGAGCGGAACCAGTTATATCTATGGTACTAATAACGTCATTACTCGAAACGGTATGTTATTTGGTGCAAACAATACTGCAACTGATACTGGTTATGCATTCGGTGTCGGTAATACTACTGCTAATGGTGGCTACTCTTACGGTAAAGGTAATACAACCACATTAGGTGAAGGTTATGCATTTGGTTATAATAATACAACTGATGGAACGTCTGGCACTGACGAACCTATGGCCTTTGGTCATAATATTACAGCATCATCCGGCGGCCTTGGGTTTGGTGAAAATCTAACAGTATCCAATGGTGGTTTAGGTTTTGGTGCTAATAGTACAGCATCTGGATTTAGATCTGTAGCAATTGGTAGTGGAATAACAGTTAATGGTGTTAATTCTGTTGGTATTGGTTTATCATCAAGTACTTCTGGAACAGTAAATGCCGCAAATACTCTTGCAATTATGGGCGGCAAAGTTGCTATAGGTCAAGCTTCTGCAGATCCAGCATATCAGGTTGATATATACGGTAATGTTCACGTTGGAGTATTTGGCGATTACTGGAGACACGGTAAGAGACTTAGTGATTATATTGAAGATGATGTTGTAACCGATACTTATGTTAAAAACATAGCAAATAGCGCATATGTTCAAGGAATTATAGATGTTCCTTATCTAAGAAGCACTATGACATCTCAGTTCTTCTTCTATAGTGATGCTATTTCAAATGATCTTTATACTACAACATCAGGTTCTGTTGGTATTGGTAGACAACCAACAAACTCAAGTAAGTATAAACTAGATGTTGATGGAAGTATTAATTATACTGGTAAGCTATATCTCAATGGTGATTTACTTATCCCAAGTGAAGATTCTCTTGGTGATGTTTATATTGAACACCACGAAAATCAATACTTTATTGGTCCAGATAGTGCCGAAGAATATTTTGACTCAGCTTATGTTACAGCTCGTCAACAAATGTTCGGGTTTACTCAGGGACAGACATATACCACAGTAATTGATGAAGGTTATATCAATAGTAGATTAGATGATACACTATTTGTGGATTCAAATGAAGCACAAACTATGATCGACGCTTCAATACGTGATAAAGTTGCTTTCCAATTCGATCCGGCTTTTGGAGATGTTGTTCTACTGGATGATCCACTTGGTAATGCTCCAAGAGTCGCGATAGGTGTTGCGGCTGAATTTGGAACAGCATTAAGAGTTAAGGGTCTCACTAAGATCGAGGGTGATTTAGACATTGAAGCTGGTGTTCTAAAATTCAATGGAGTAACATTCCAGCCTACTACAGTGTTTACTGATGATATCAGTGGATATGTTTATTATAATGGTCCTAAGAATATAGGTATAGGAACAGTAGTACCAACAACAGAATTAGATGTTGCTGGAACAATTAATGCTGAAGCACTACAAGTAAATGGTGTTGATCTTGATGATATATATGACTCTGATTTTATTAGAGATAGACAAATATTAATTGATTCAGCATTAACTACAGCACTTATTGATTCCGATTATGTAAGAGCAAGAGCTGATTCAGATTATGTCCAATCTGCAATTACATCAGATTATATTAAATCGTATATAGATTCAGATTATATTAAATTTGTAGCTGATTCAGATTATATCCAATCTGCTGCCAATCAAGCTTGGATTAGAGCTAATGCAGATTCTGATTATGTTCTTTCAATAGCTGATTCAGACTATATTAAGACTGCAGCTAATCAGACTTGGATTAGAACTAATGCAGATTCCGACTATATTAAGACTGCAGCTAATCAGACTTGGATTAGAACTAATGCGGATTCAGATTATATTCAATCTGCTGCAAATCAAGCTTGGATCAGAACTAACGCAGATTCAGCATATATTCTTTCAGCTGCAAATCCAGCTTATATACTTTCAATAGCGGATTCTGATTATGTAAAAACAGTTGTTGATTCAGCATATACACAAACTTTAACCGGTATCGGTATAAGAGATGTTGATTTTGGTATTAATAAAATCACATATAGAAATGCTTATACTGACATAGCATCTTTCCCTGCGGCAAATACTCATGGTGGTATGTTTGCATTAGAAAATGTAAATAAGAAACCATATGTTTCCACTGGATCAGCTTGGAATCGCATTATCTTAAATGGTGATAGTGTAGAATTTTCTGATCTTATTGTAACAGGTGATCTTACTGTTCTCGGAACACGAACAGTACTTAATACTCAAACTCTGGGTATTGACGATCCAATGATTCATCTTGGAAAAAATAATGAACTATCTGATGCCGTAGATATTGGTTTCATTGGGCATTATTCTCCAGATGGTGGTACTACAAAAGAACATACTGGTTTCTTTAGAGATGCAACAAATAGTGAATATTATATATTTAATGGATTAGATGATGCTGCTCTTGATGATAGTGATCCAACAGCTACTGTGGATAGAAGCGGCAGTGGATTTACTCTTGCTGCCTTAAATGTAGGATCTATAGCAGGTCAATATCTAGGATTTGATTCAGACTTTAGTGTTAAAACTACAACTGATCTTACCGAAGGATCTAATCTATATTATACAACTGCAAGAGCAAATACAGATTTTGATACTAGATTAGCAACTAAAACTACAACCGATCTAACAGAAGGCACAAACCTATATTATACAGATGATCGTGTAACTGCTCATGTTGATTCGGCATATGTACAACTTAGAAGCCCACAATTTGATTATCTAACAGTTATTGATTCGGCATATGTACAAGCTAGACAAGAGCCAGGTACTGACTCAGCGGCAGTAATTGCACTTATTAATGCTAATGCTACACTGGATTCTGCGGCTACAGTTTCTCTTATTGATTCGGCTTATGTTAATGCTAGAGTTTCTACAGTCGACAGTGCTCAAGTTCTTGCAATAGTTGATTCAGACTATATTTTAAGTATATCAGGATCTGGCGGAAGTGGATCAGGCGGAGTTACTGTTCTTAAGACATTTAACTATATTGCAACAGCCGGGCAAACAACTTTTGAGGATTCTGATCTTAATAGTGATATTTTAGAATACACAGTTGGTTCTCAGATTGTTACTGCAAACGGTATTACTCTTACAAGTGGTGCTGATTACACTGCAACTTCTGGTTCAAGTATAGTATTTGCGGCGGCTAGAGATAGTAATGATGAAATTTCTATTATCACAACAGTTAGTTCTGGAGATGCCGGAGTTTCAGGATCTACTGCAACATCAGCATTTAATGTAACATCTGGATCTACTACTACATTTGATCAGACACTTCATAATAATAATTTTAAGTCTGTAGAATATGTAATTCATATGGATGATTCTGATAATAACCAATCTCAGATTAGCAAAGTATTACTTACATATAATAAATCAAACGTATTTACTACTGAATACGGTCTTGTAAATTCTTATAGTAATGATAGTGATATGGGCGAAATTACTGCAGTAGCTACTGCTTCTATGATTCAACTTCAATTAACAAAATCGGCAGGTACAGGAACAGTTGCGGTAAAAACAACTAAAACAATAATCAGTTAAGCCACGGGGAAAGTGAACTATGGCAATTAAAGACTTTAAGGTCAAAAACGGTATTATTACTGGAGGCAGTATAATACCAGACTCAGATGAAGCATATGATCTGGGTTCTGCGACAAGAAAATGGAAAGACCTATATTTAAGTGGTAGTACACTTATATTAGGCAATATACGTCTAAAAGATAGTGGTGGAATACCAAGCTTTGAAGCTGCTGGCGGCGGAAAGGTAAAGATAGACCTTTCAGCTATGACTACAGCCGACTTAGCCGAACATAATACAGCTAAATATTTCACAGAAACCAGATCAAGATCAGCTTTTAGTACACATAGTGGTTCTTCACATTATGATTCTGGAACTGGTATTTTTACCCTACCGTCCACAACAGATCATGTAACTGAGGGAAGTAATTTATTCTATACTCAAGGCAGATTTGACACAGCATTTACTGCTAAATCGACTACTGATCTAAGTGAAGGCACAAATCTTTATTATACAACTACTCGTCATAATACTGATTTTGATACAAGACTTGGTACTAAATCAACTGATAATCTATCCGAAGGTTCTAATCTTTATTATACAACCGCTCGTCAAAATACTGATTTTGACACAAGACTTGGTACTAAATCAACTACTAATTTAAGTGAGGGAACAAATCTTTATTATACAGATGCTAGAGCAGATGCTAGAGCACAATTAAAAATAGATGATCTTGTGGATGCAGCCCCAGGAACTCTCGACACTTTAAATGAGTTAGCTGCTGCACTTGGGGATGATGCTAACTTTAGTACAACAGTAACTAACAGTATAGCAACAAAACTTCCGACTATTACTGTAGTAACTGTTACTGTTGCAAGTGCAACTAATCAATACGGGTCTGGTAATAAATATCATTTTAACGGTGCTGTTAGTCCAGTTCTCCATCTACAACCTGGTAGAACATATAGATTTGATCAGTCTGACTCAAGTAACTCAAGTCATCCATTAAGGTTTTCTACTAATGCTAATAATAGCCCTTCGGCAACTTATAGTACAGGTGTAACTGTAAGTGGTACTCCGGGAAGTGCTGGGGCTTATACAGAAATTGCTGTTAATTTTGCAACACCAAGATTACATTATTATTGCACTAACCACTCTGGTATGGGCGGATCTGGACCTGATTATTCTGTGAATTTTAATGGAGCATTCAGTTCATTAACAGGTACTCCTACAACCATTGCTGGTTATGGTATCACAGATGCTTTTGATGGAGCTTTTAGTTCATTAACAGGTACTCCTACAACCATTGCTGGTTATGGTATCACAGATGCTTTTGATGGTGCATATGGCTCGCTAACTGGCACACCATCAACATTTACTCCATCTGCTCATAACCAAGCTTGGACAACAATTACTAGCACACCTACTACAATTAGTGGTTATGGTATTACAGATGCTCAGGCTACACTTGTGTCTGGGACTAATATAAAAACAGTAAATGGTACTTCATTACTCGGTTCTGGTAACATTACAATATCAGGCGGCGGAGGTAGTAGTGGTACCGATTCTGCTACAGTTTCATCAATTATCTTGTCTGATGTTGATTCAGCTTATGTTCAAGCTAGACAATCTGGTGGTGGTTCTGGAATAAGCTTATCAGAAGCAAGGGCAGGTATATCAGTCACCACGGCTTCTGCATCAGGTGGAGGTTCTTTAAGCTATAATAGTTCAACAGGTGTTCTTACCTTTGCACCATCTACTAACTCAGGTGGAGGTGGAGGCTCTGGAACCGTAGACTCTGCTCAAACTATTTCTCTTATACAGTCTACTATTGATTCGGCTTATATTCAAGCAAGAGAAATTAATAATATTTCTATAGGTAAAGCAAGTCTTGTAGATTTTAAATTTATTGCAGATAGTGCACAAACAGCATTTTCTGGAAATGATGCTGACGGGAAATCTTTAGTATTTGAAGATAGTAATTATGAAGTATTTGTAAACGGTATTAGACTTTTAAAATCTGATTACTCAGTTAATTCAGCCACAAACGTTGTAACTCTAGGCACGCCAGCTATAGATGAAGACGAAGTTGTTATTAAAACTATTGTTGGAGTTGACACTCTGAGTCTTATAGATTCGGCTTATGTAAATGCAAGAGTAAGATCAAGTAAGGCTCTTGATGGATTAACAACTTATAAATTTTCTGTTGATAGTGGCCAAACAACATTTACGGGAAATGATGAAAATGGATCATTACTTTCTTATTCTGCAGGTGATGTACAAGTATTTTTAAATGGCATATTATTACTTGAAACAGATGATTATACCGCAACAAACGGGACAAGTGTTGTTCTTAGTGCGGCAGCTCCAGCAACATCAGAATTAGTTGTTCAAGCTTATAATATATCAGAAGTTTCGACATATAGAAGCTTACCTGGATTAGATGTTTATAATTATACAGCAACTTTAAATCAAACAAACTTTAGTGGTGCAGATGTTGATGGTAATTCTCTTATATATCATCCAGGTGCTATATTAGTTTCTCTTAATGGTATTATATTAAGTTCAGTAGATTACACTGCAACAGATGGGTTTTCTATTGTATTGACAGATGCCGCTGAATCGGCTTCTGAACTTACAATAACTTCTTTTGCTGGTAGTGCAGCAATAGACTCTGCATATATTAATTCAAGACAGACTTTATATGCAAATGAAGATGTATTATCTTTTGTAGATTCTGCTTATGTACAAGCTAGACAAGCTCCCGGTACTGATTCAGCTGCAGTTCTTGGTATTGTAAATCAAGCATATATTAGATCAAATGTAGATCAAGCATATATTAGATCACAGCAAATTACAGGTCTTGATTCAGCTTTAGCTGATGGCTTCTTAATGACATCAGCAGAAACTACAGCTCTTGTAGATTCATCATATGTACAAGCTAGACAAGCTCCCGGTACTGATTCAGCTGCAGTTCTTGGTATTGTAGATTCTTCTTATATTCAATCTGTGTTTAGTTCAAGTACTGGTAGTGCAATATCAACATTTAGATATACTTCGGATTCTAATCAATCTGTATTTACTGGCGCAGACGATGCAGGAAATACTTTATCATATAACTCTGGTCAAATTCAAGCATTTTTAAATGGTATCGTAATTGTAGATGGTGTTGATTATACTGCAACAAATGGAAATTCTTTTACTCTTACAGATCCAGTTGTAAATGGAACCGAATTACTTATTACATCTCATACTAATTCATATATTAAAGAATTTACTAATAATAATTACTTTCATAATCAATCTTATTTTAAGAATTATGTTTATTCATCAGATTCTGGACAATTAACATTTAGTGGCGCAGATAGTAATGGAGAAACTTTATCCATTGACACAAATAATCATCAGGTATTCGTTAATGGTATTAGAATATTATCAGATGACTTTACTGCTAATACTTCAACAAATACTATTACTCTTAACGATGCAACAGAAGCTGGAGATGAAGTTGTAATTAATACACTTCAAACAGATACTTCATCTGTATTACAAATTACTGGAGCCGATTCAGATTATGTAACAGGTATTGTGAATAGTGTTTTAAGTAATGATTATATAGAAGTAAATGCTACACCTCACGCTGCCCAGTTTAATAAAAAATTAATTGTAGATACTTCCTCATCTTCTATAACAATAAATATGCCAAGTTCTCCTACACTAGGTAATGAAGTTAAAATTATAGATGGTGCTGGAAATGCAGAAACAAATAATATCATAGTAAGTTCTTCGGATAAAATATTGGGTTCAGATTCTAATTTGATTATTGATGTAAATGAGGCAGCATTTGGTTTAGTATATTATAATGCAACTCGTGGTTGGATATTGACCGAAAAATAATAATAAATACTATAGACTAATTTAAGGTTATAAAAGATGGCAAAATCAAAAGGTAGATTACTTTCAGAATTAGCAGAAGCCCCTAAAAATGAAGACTATTCTGATGTTAATGCATTACCAAATACAGGAAATAAAGTTGGAGATCAGGCTTTTGTAGAAGAAACAGATAGACTCTACATATGGAATGGCTCGGGCTGGTATAATATAGCTTTAATTAATACTACACCAACATGGGATTCTGGTGGACAACCAGCAGGTTCTTATGTATTAGATGCAGACAGCCCACAAACATCTACAACAATTACTTTAGCCGCTTCTGATCCAGAAGGTCTTCCTATATCATATAATTATATTACCGGTGGTTCTATGGACAGTATAGCTACTATCAGTCAAGATTCTTCAGTATTTACAATTACGCCTAAAACTTCAACTCAAGTGCCTGATGGTGGTACGGGTAGTATAACCTTTAGAGCAACTGATGGAGTTAATATATTACCTCAAGTATCCAGCTTTACGCTTAGTTTTATTACTGTTATAGAAAACAGTAAATATACAACTTTGTTGGTCACTGCTACGGGTACATCTGATAATAATAACATAACAGATGCATCTTCAAATAATCATAGCATCACGGTAACTGGAGATACTTACGCCGGTACTTTTAGCCCGTATCGTAGTGGTGGATATAGTATGTACTTTGACGGGTCGGGTGGAGATTATGTAAGATCACCTACACATGCCGATTTTGGTTTTAGTACAGATGATTTTACAATAGAATGTTGGTATTATCCGGTATCAAAAGCTCAGAACTATCCTAGAATATGGCATTTTGGCCCATATTGGAGTAACGCAAATTCCTTATGTTTTCAAGATAGACATAATTCTTGGTCAACTACCTTTTCTCTAGTTGCCTTTTCAGGGGGAGAAATTTTAAATTCTACCACAACAGTAGAAAATGGTAATTGGTATCATCTAACAGTTGAAAGAAGTGGCACTACTATAACTTTATATGTAAATGGCGTAGCAGAAGATACATATAATATTGGAACTTCTCAATTCATAACAAGTTCAACTAGTTATGTTACTCTTGGTAATGTAAGTGATGGGTCAAATTTAAACGAATCACAATTAAATGGATATATTAGAGATTTTAGATATGTTAAAGGTACAGCTGTTTATGATGGAAACTTTACACCTACAACAGAACCTTTAGAAGAAATTACTAATACAAAGCTGTTTACATCTCACCTACCATACATTACTGATGGTTCTAATAACCATTCGCTTACGCTTTCAGGCGATGTTTACACAAAACCATTCTCACCCTATGATTACGATGAATACTCAGCAACAAATCACGGTGGGTCTATAAATTTTGATGGTAGTGGAGATCATTTAACTATACCAGATCATTCCTCACTTAATTTTGCTTCTAATGATTGGACTATAGAATGCTGGATATATCCAAGAACAAATGTAGGTGATTGTGGTATTTGGCACCAGTCTGCATCTGGAACAGATTGGTATAGCATTTATTTAGATGGTGCATTTAATTTAAAATTTGTTTTTTACAATCTTAGTAATGGTGTTGAGTGGGCTGGAACTGCAGCATCAAATACAGCACCACAAAATACTTGGACTCATGTTGCCTTAGTAAGACAGTTTGGAACTGGTGTTTACCTTTATGCTAACGGCAAATTAGTTGCATCAGATACTTTAGATGCAAGTGTTACAATGTTAGATAAAACATACAATCACGTTATAGGATATGAACGGTTTGTAGGCAGCGGAACATATTTTGATGGCTTTATTAGCGACTTTAAAATGGATATAGGAACTGCACATTATACAGCAGAATTTACTCCACCAACTGCTCCACTATCTTCATCTAGTGCTGATATGCATATAAAAGGTACAGACGCTTCTATCATAGATAAGGCTCAAGGATCTAATTTAAAACTGGTTGGAAACACTACTGGCTCAACTAGTCAAGTTAAATTTGGTGGTTCTAAATCTATGTATTTTGATGGAACTACGGATTATATTGTGTCTCAAGAACCAGTTAAGCTTGGTACACAAGATTTTACGGCCGAGTGTTGGTTGTATTATCAATCTGGTCTTGAATTAATGGGAAATAGAGTTACTAACGGCTCTGGCGGATTTAGCGTTAGAATAACCTCAACTTCTCTTACTGTAGGTAATTCTTCTGGATCTGGGTTTGGTAGTGTTTTTAGTGGTACAACGTCTTCTTTAACAAATGCTTGGCATCATATTGCAGTATCCAGATCATCTGGTGTTACTAAGATTTATGTTGATGGCACATCTATTGCCTCACATTCTTCTTCTATAGATTTTTCTTTAAGTAATCCGTTTGTAATTGGATATGCTTACACCAATGGTTCTGGAGCTGATTCAATACAAGGCTGGATCCAAGACTTCCGCATCACTAATGGATTAGCTCGCTACACCGCAAACTTTACACCACCAACAGCTTCATTAGAAGGTTAGTTTAAAATATTATGACCTTAGCAATATATAATAATAGTGATAGTTTACCATCTCCAGTTAATGCTAATGAGGGTGATATAGCATTTGTAAAAGAAACAGGTGAAACTAAACAGTTCTTAGATTTAAGTACACTTTCTTCTTTCTCTTATAGCTTTGATGGTAATTCATATTTAAGCGTAGACTCTCCAAATATTAATCACCTTTCTAATAATATAAATGATAATTTTAGTATATCATTTTTTAGTTATTCGGTCGACTCTCCTTTCAATGGTTCATTATTAAGTTTTTATTTAGACAGTAATGTTTCAACAATAGTTGATGGGTCAGCAGTGCCAGCGACATTAACTTTATCTGATTCAATTAGTGCTTTTACATTTACGCCTTTAGAAACATTAAATAATCCTGAAGCTAACGCTGCTAGTATATATTTCCCTGGAGTAAATTCTTCAATAACATCTAGCGCTAATCAATCTTTGGTTAATTTTACTCAAGAGTTTTTACCGTACACGATCGAGTCTTGGACCAAAACTTTACAGACTCCTCTAGGAAGTCAGACTGTAACAGATATTCCAGGTTGCTTAAGATGGACTAATGATGGTATTATTACAAATGATGTGAAATTTAAATTTCAGACACCAGGTAATTTTATATATGATACTTGGGAACATAATGCTTTATCTTATGATGGTTATGATCACAAATATTTTTTAAATGGAACAGAAATTCCTATGTCAATGGATGCCAATTATGAATTTAGTAATGGTAGCCTTTATTTAAATCAATTTGAAACAGATAAAAGTGCAACCTTTCAAGCAAAGGTATTTTTCCCTTTAACACCAGTGGATGCTACACTTTTTTCTTTAGGTAATACTGGCAATCAGACTAGTATAACATTGTCTAATGCATCAACTACTCCTACACTTACATTAGCTAAAGACGGATTAAGTGTTTCAACTACTTCAGTTCCGGCTGATAGTGATTATCATGTTGTGTCTTGGATATACGATAATGACGCTGGTTCTATAAAGCTATTATTAGATAATTCTGTTGTAGGAACGGATACTTCGGGCTCAAGCTTTACTAATTGGGCAGATCAGGGTTCTACCGAATATATTTCAGAATATCCAATATCGGCAGGTGATATAACATATCAACCATATCACTATCATCCATCAGCGGCAAATCATGAAGTTCTACAAGATGCTACTACTATTACATCTAGTGGTAATATTAGAATGAATACAACTCGTAATAATAGATGGTCATATTTTGTAATAACTGGAGGCGATCTTATAACAACATCTCAAAATAAAATATATTATTTTGAATCTAAGTGGATAGGAAATCCAAGACCGAGTACAAGTGCAACCGATCCATATCCATATACAAACTCTGGTGTTTTTATTGTTGATGCTGGATGGGATGGTTTACCTACTTCACCTAATGATACTGAATATACTACCGAAAGATGGCAAGGTGAACATCTTAGAAATTCTAATCTTAGACCATCCGCTTCTAATAACGGTATATATTTAGCACCGCTTTTAAATAGTACTAATGGATATGGAAGGCACGATAATGGAAAAATATATAGCTATTTTATAGACACTCGCAATAATAAATTAATATGCTTTCGAGATGGACGGTACCTATTAAGAAATTTTGCTAATGCTTTTGGTGGCGGGTCTGCCCCTGTTGCTGGAAATGGATTTAAAATAGCCATACAAAATTGGAATAATGATAGATATAGCGCAAAACCATATGATCCAGATGCAAATGTTGAATTTGTTTTTAATAAAAATGACTGGTCTTTTGATCCGATGGAAATATATCGGACTTATTCTTCAAACTTATCAATTACAATACCAGAAGACGGTGCTTTTCTATCTAGTTCCAATTTTCAAAATTGGCCACAAGAAACTAATAGTTGGCCATATAAACTTAGATATTATCCTAAGAAAGTAGAAAAATTAGAAGCCAAATCCATCACATTAGGTACAGGTGAGAGGCAGCTAAATACCGAAAATGAGACTGGTACTTCATATGCAAATTCATATATTGCAAATACAGGCGGCTCTATTGTTTCACATAGTGATAGTGATTTAACATCTTTAATAAGTAGCGGTTCAATTAATAGTGGTGACGCATTATTATTAGATTCTGGAACATATTCTTTAAATGCAATTCCAGACCCTACGTATGGTAATTCTGGCAATGGAACATTTAATCCATTTGGGGGAAAAAGTATTCTTATTTGTGGCAAGACTTCAAACCCAAATGATGTAACAATAAATTATACACCAACAAATATCTATAGAGATAAACCTCTTTTTGGTAGAACACAATCACCAAATAGTGGAATTTCATTCGTAAGATTCAAAAGAAAATTTGTAGGTGGCGCCGTTACTAATTATACAATGGCTATAAGTAATTTCTCAAATGGATTTACTTGTCATAAAACTATTTTTGATTTTGATAATGAGAAATTTTCTTTTAGTTATGATAATAGTTATAAACCTGGCAAAAAAATATTTAATGAGTGTGTATTTACAAACTATAATGGTGAAGTTTTTCCAGATTATAGAGGAGAGCCATCTTCTATAGTTATTAACAATTGTATTTTTACCGATGAATATGATGAAAACAGTTCTTTTAGACATACTAAAAAAGGTTTAATAGAAAAAGATGTAAAAGTAAGTAATACAAACTTTTCTTTAACTAAAAAGAATTTTGAAGGTTATATGAAAAACTTTCATGTAAGAAGTTTACAAGCATATGATTCTGATTTTACTGTAAATGATTCTACTCAAAGAAGCCCTATTTTTTCTTCTAATACTCAAGGCGTTAATACAGAATTACTAGTTAAATCCACAGGTGAAAGCCCTACAATACTTGAAGTTACAACATCAGGAAATTTATTACATAATAACAATAGAGTATATAGTGGTTCTATAGAAAAACAAGATTGGACTTATCATAGAATAAAAATTGATAATAACAATTTAGAATATTATAATGATAGTTCATTATTACATACCATAAATAATTTCTTAGTCCCAGAAAAAACAGTTTCTGATATGGAAGTATTAATCGGAAATAAAAAAGTATTTCAGTCCTCTACAGGATCTTTTATTGATAATCCAGTAGAACAAGATACAATCATAAAAGATTTTCGTTTAGCTGATAGTATAGACACATCCGTGCCTAATTCAGATCATACTAGAGTTTCAGAAGATAGAGTTTTAACTGCTGATAATTCTACAGTTCCTAGTAACACTGATGTTAATGTTGTTGGTTCAGGTATTTTTGGAATTAATTTTAGCCCAGTTGCTGGTCAAAATAGAAATTGGTTTACTATATCAAAGGAAAATCCTTCGGTAGCTATTAATACTAATATTGTTACACACAATAATGAGATTGGTGCAAATTATGATACTATTGTTAATACATATGATTCAGATCTTATTTTATTTGATAGTGGAAATGATTATAAAACTGTCATTACATTACAAAATGTAGATGATTCAAATCAACCCATAAAATGGACATATGAAGTTTTACAGCCAGAAAAAAGAATTAATATTGGATATGATTCAACTGAAACATCTTACTTAATTAAAAAATATAAAAATGAATATAATCCTGATGATTATGATGCAGGTGGAACACAAATAGCTAGTCTCCTTTTCTATCCACAAAAAACAGATTTAAGTGATTCTTCAGAACCAATATTTTTTAATTCTGTAGGAACACAAGAAAAAGGTCCAATTTCTTCTATAAATGTTATATGTGATAAATTTGGGTTAAATCTTGATAATGAAAATTTATTTAATGTTAATATAGTTACATTTTCCGAATTAGATTCTACACAATCCGAATCTTCATATGTTTTTGAAAATAAATTACCAGAAATACAAATATACGATAGTATAGGAGCTTTACCATGAGTGTATATTCAGCAGGCTCCTTAATCCCTGATAGCAGTAATGGTGCAGTATTTGATCGCTCACTAACTGTTAATGGATTAAAGATTGTTGTAGCTGGTGCTGTAGGTGGACAGAGTACAGTACCCGATTCTTGGGCTCTAAAGATTGCAAGAGTAGTACAATTAATAATTGACCCTAATGCACCAAATATTAATATACCAGATCAAATAAAATTAATTAATACTTTAAGAGGTGCCGCTGGAACTTTTCATGCTGGTTACCCAACGGCACAAAGAATAGGTTATGGTGGTGGTTCAACTTACACACCAAATTGGTTAGAAGATACCGGCATTCCTAGTTATTCTGGCTATCAAGGGTTTTTAAATACTCATTTATCAAATGATATGATATGGTATAGAAATATTAATGGGCCAAATCCAACGACAAGTGATAGTGAAATTGAAGAAGTTATGGAGCATATATTCCATACTATTCATTTATTTGGCATACCGGGTGCCGTAACAGGAAGTTCAACTGCTGTAAACTGGAGAGCAACAGATTTTGCCAATAATGATTGGAAATTAACTGAACTTCATTTAGCTATGGCTGAAGCTATTAATTCTGGAAAGTTTGATCCTAGCGACTATGCTGCAAATTGGAATACTGTTGCCGATGCGGCAGAAGTTGCATATAAAGAATATATGTATTTGCTTAACTGGGGTATGTGGGAAATGTCTGAATTTTGGGATGGCGAAAGTTTATCTCCAGAATGGTCTGACGATATGCGAACAGTATCCGGAATACAGACTAATAACCCTTTAGGTTATGCTTTATTTAACTCATATTTTAATAAAGTATTGAGTAAACCAAATTTCTCAACTTTAAAAAACATATTTCAAGGTAATGATATTGGCATATCAGGTTATGTTCAAGATTATATACAAGATTCAATAGAAGATGCTTTTAGCCAAACTGCATTTATAGATGGTTCTTATTATAATAATATTGATAGTCAGTGGTTTAAAACGGGAATACAAACCCCTGGATTTAATTCTTATGCAATAATTGGTGGTAAATTAGTTATTAACTATGATTCAGATTTTGATATATTAAGAAATGGATTAACTCCATTTTTAAATTTTAATAATGTGGATAGCAATGGTAATAGTATTATTTGGTCTAGCTCAATTAAATATGATGATGGTGCTAATGTTCCAAATAGTAGATTTGCAACAATATCGATAGTAGGTTCAACTCCACAATTTTCTGTTGTACCATCTAAAGATCCATATGAACAATATAAAACAAATATAATAAGATTTGAAACATCTTCGTTACCTGCGTTTTCACTATATGATAGTGACAAACAAATTGAGTATAATAATCTTTCAAAATTAAGTGTTGATATTAATTTTTCATATTCTTCTGCTAATATTACTAGTAATCACGGTAAAGGATATTCATTAGTAACAATAGGATCTCCACTCGTAAACTTTTTTAATAATTCAAGCATAAAACCGTTTGGAGACAATCAAGGATTACACTTCAACAGTAACGGCACGAGATTATTTGTCAATAATAATTCAAAGATTAATCAGTACGATTTAACTGTGCCATATGATACTCTAACCATGTCAAATGTAAAATCATATACACCACACTTAAACGACGGTACTGGGCTTACAGATTTGACTTTTAATGATTCTGGAAATAAAATGTATCTCGTTAATAATTCGGGCAATAAGATACATGAATATGATGTAGATACTCCTTTTGATATAACTACAGCTATTAAAAGAGACAATATTTTAACCCAAGCTAATATGGATAAAGATATTGTCATAGTTGATAATGGTTCTAAATTAATTACGAAAACTGGATCAACTGTTGTAGCTCACGATTTAGAAGAAAATTATAATATTTCTACTTGGAATAATACAGCAACTTCAAGTAAATCTTTAACTACATTAACATATCGAGTCACCGAAAATAGGTACCCTTCTGCTTATGAAAGAAGATATAGTGGTGTTTATTATTTTAGACAAACATATTATTCATCACCTTTTTATAGAACTCGTTGGGTAAGTCAATGGGATCATTCTTCTACCGCTAAGTCATATTGTTTTTCTAGTAATGGTCAGTATATTTTCTGGGTCACTGGTTTAGCATCTTATTTCGGAAGAGTTTATAGACAAAGTCTTACAACGCCTTGGGATATTACATCAGCTACTTCAACTCAGACAAGAAATCATACTATAGGAAAAGCAACTAGTGATACATTTGAAAGAAATGATAAAAATAATGGTGTTCAATGCATTCGCATTTCGCCTGATGGTTTAAAATTATTTTTATTAGATACATATACGCATTCTATATTTCAACATAATATGACAACAGCATATAGTTTATCATCAATTGGTAGTAATATAAGAGAATTAGACAAAGCTATTGAACCCAACGGTGGCTATGAAGTTAAATTCACATATAGTGAAATTCCTAATCCTACACCATCGTCATCATATACAGATACAAGTAATGTGAGAAATTTTTCATTTAATAGTGGAGGAACTAAACTTTATATTACCAATGATAATGACGTTTATGAGTATAATCTTATAGCTCCTTTTGATTTAAGTTCTGTAACATATGTTACATCGTACAGTATCTTTTCTTCCGATATATCAGTCGATGGTGGTATATTTATTGGAGATAGTGATCAAAGAATATATGCATATGGAAGTAATTTTATTCGTCAATATAATTTAGATTCTAATTTAAGCACAATATCGGATCCTTTTAAGTCTAAAGAATTAGTTGTAACTGCAGAAGATAATCAACCTACAGGAATTTATTTTAATAATTCTGGATCCACTTTATATATGTGTGGCACTCAAACAAATAATGTATTTAAATATACTTTAACAGATAAAGATAAAATTTACTCAGCATCTTTTGATTCTGCATATTCAACACCATCTTTAATTACAAATCTTAATGGTATAGTAACAAATGAAAATGAAGATAAAATGTATTTATTATCAGATAGATTGGTAGCAGAAATAAACATAAACTCACAGTTTTCTACTTCCACAGATCCAGGAGTTAGCTATACTACAGTAAAAGGTAATTCGGTTAATGGAGGAATAAGATGGAATAATGATGGAAGTCAGTTTATAATAGCAGGAAATTCCACCTTAGAAACATATAAAACTGATAATCCATTTAGAGTTATTCCGATATAAATAGAATTATATTTAGTTTATAGGACATTAATATGCCATCAGCAGCAAGAAATTTAGCTAATCTATTAGGCGGATCCGCTACGATACCACAGGAAAAACTTGGAGATGATATATCCACAATTGAACAAGTGGCTACAACGGCACAATTAAGTGATACAGGAAACTCTGTTGGTGACCAAAGAGTTGTAGGGAATAATCTTTACATCTGGAATGGATCAGGCTGGTTTAGAATTGCTTTAATAAATGAAACTCCGACATGGGATTCAGGCGGTCAACCACTATCCTCATATGATTTAAGCTCAGATAGCCCACAAACAGCTACAACAATTACTCTTGCTGCTACAGATCCAGATGGATTCCCTATCAACTATTCTTATGTGACTGGCGGTTCTATGGATTCTATAGCAACTATCGGTCAAGATTCGTCCGTATTTACGATTACACCTAAAACAGAAGCTCAAGCACCAGATGGTGGTACTGGAACTATTACATTCAGAGCAAGTGATGGTATTAATATTCTACCTCAAGTGTCCAGCTTTACACTCTCATTTTCTGAAAATGCTTACTATATTGATCCTAGAGATCATGGTATGACTACTGGAAATTTTTCTGGTGTTGGTATTAATTCTAATGATGAAGACCTCTATGTTTTGGGATATAGTGGAGACCAAAGAGTCTATAAATGGGAATTAGGAACACCAACGGAACTAGCTTCAATTCCTAGTACCTATACTCAGAGGGCAGGTATATCCAACGGCACACCTTCTGGATTTTATATAAACCATGCTGGAACTTATTATTATTACTGTAGTTATGGTAATGTATATCAAGTTAGTTTATCAACAGCAAACGATTTAACTACTGGTTCAGAGACATATACTGGCACTACTACTAGTGGACAAGCCTTTAATAACAGTGGACTTATTTTTGGTGCTACTATGAGTCATACTGGTCATAGACTTTATATAAGTGAAACAAATACCAATAATATACATGAATATCCTCTCAATACCAATTGGGATATATCAACTGCGCAAAATCGAACAAATTCTTTTGATCCTAATAATATCACCTATGCTTATGGATTAGGATGGAGCTCAGATGGTATGAAACTTTGGGCTGCTGAAAACAGGTATGTACGTGAATATTCTGCATCATCCGCATATTCATTATCGGGTATGAGTGCAACTCCAAGCGCATCATTTGATATGCAAGATTTAAATGGTAATGTTGATAACGGTGTAAATAATCTTAATAATCAGGAAATTAGGGGTATAGCCGTATCATCTGATGGAAATAGATTGTATCTGAACATAAGAGGTAAAGGTGTATATAAACTTACCATGACATCTCAAAATACAATTGCAGATGGTTTTGAACTTTAAAAGTTAGTGTTCCCTATCCTCAAGTAATTACTCTTTTAGTATATACTAGATTCTCTGAATTGTAAACCCCTAAAATAAGGTATTTACATTGTATAGATATTAGAGTATAATAGATTATAAACAACAGGATGATTTCGTCATGAAACGATTGATTTATCAAGTGTACGTTGGAAAGCGTTCAAAACTCTATGACCACTGTGTTAACTCAGTAGCAGAATACTGTAAAGCACACGGCATTGTACACGAAGTACAAAAAACTCCCATACTCATGATTAAACCAGATGTATTTTCTACAAATCGCAGTAGAGAATCTTATGAAAAACATGGTGGTTACTTACCAATCTATGAAAAAGAAAACGCCTTTTCATATCTTAAAACATATGATCAAGTAGCAATAGTAGATGCTGATGTATGGATTCGTCCTGGCGCTCCAAATATCTTTGACGATTTAGAACCACAGTATGATTTTGGTGGTGTCGTTGAACGTGAGATGCCTATTACAAATCAATACAAAGGTAAGATAGCAAACTATTCACGTATGCAATACCAGACTATTAAGAAAGTGGATTGGAAGTGGAATAATCTTGGTGCGGAATTTATGAATATGGGCATTATGGTTATGAACCAAAAGATCCAAAAATATTTAAGAGGAGAAACTCCAACACAATTTATTCGTCGTCCGGAGTTTAAACCATTTGTTGATGGTATGGGTGCTTGGAAATGGTCCACTGATCAGACACTATTAAATACATGGATTCGTGAAGAAAATATGAAGATTAAAAATATGGACTGGAGATGGAACGGATTATTTACTGCTAATACTCGCATTAAAGAGTGTCACTTTGTTCATTTCTTTTTAAAGGACCATCTTCCAAACAGAGGTGAGAATGTGGAACAATTAAGGGAATTGGTGGAATGAGTTTATGGGATGATTTTTTAAAGGATATAACTAAAGAATTTAAAAACAAAGAAAATTTTTTAAAAGGAAATACTATTAGACGTTGTCTTCATCCTACAATGGATTCAATGACAGCAATAAAATATCTTAACAAAGTTAATCATTTAGATTTTTTAAAACCAGATCCACAAACTGGAAATCCTATACACTGTATAGACAAATTTAGTTTAGTGACTTTACAATCATCACTATATCTAAAAACTATGATAAAAAAATCTAAGTTAGATACTATTAGTGAAATACATGATATTGGTGGTGGTTATGGAAATATGGCATGGACACTAAAAAACTATGGATATGATAAAAAATATATTATATATGATTTTCCAATTATGCATGATATTCAGAAGTACTGGTTAGGAAAACAAAATATTAAAGTTGAATATAAATCATTAGATGAGTTAGATCCGGGTAAAAACTCGCATCTTATAGGCACACATAGTATAAATGAAATGGACTTATCTGATAGAGAAAAAATACCATTTAATAAATTTAAATCGTTTTTCATTGCACATAATAAAATATTCAATGGAATAGATAATGTAAAATATTTTAGAAATTTAGCAAAAAAATTAGATCATACTACTGAACATTTATTTTTCGGAGATGATGATGGACCATTACAGGCATCGCACTATTGGTTAACAGGGGTTAAACCATGAAAAATTTAATTATTCAACACTTTGATGGCGAACTTCGAGACCTTGATAAACTTTCAATAAAAAATATTCAAGAGTATGCTGAGATGGTTGGTGCTGAATATCAATTAATAAGAGGCAAGCCATTTAGAAAACATCTTACATCCCCTTGTCAAAAAGTACACATGATAAATCAAGAATTTGATGAGTATGATCAAGTTTTAATGTTAGATATAGATATGTTTGCTCCGAAGAATATGAACGTAAATATATTTAAACAAGAAGGTGTTGGTTTATATGCTGATACACAGATTAGACTTCATAGAAGATTAACTGAGTATTATCCCATGCAATCAAGTATTGAAGCACCTTATTGGGGTGGTGCAATATATAAATTAGATAGAAAACTAAGAAAAAAACTAAGAGCTGGTCTCGGCGGAAATGAAAATTGGATGAATAACTATAATAAGTTATATCATTTTGAAGATGAAGGCATTATGCACACATTAGCTTGGAAAGCTGGAATACCAATAAAAGGTATGATATTAGATAGAAAATGGTGTCAATGCAGTTTTCTTCCGAATCCAGAAAAAGCTGGATTTATTCATATTCGCACAAAGATTACACCATCGGGACCGAAAAGAGAAAAAATAGAAAATTACAATGAACTAGTTTCAAAAGGAATATTGTAAAAAACAAGGACATACGTTTTGGAAATAAGAAACCCAATTGATTTATTGACACATAAAAGATTTGATGTTCCTATTAAATATATGTATGCATCAAATTTATCAAGTAATTTTTATAAAAATGCATATAAAGAACATTTAAGAGTTTGGAATAATTTTCGTGAAGGAACACCAAATAAAAATGGTTTTGAAGATTTTGATAATGCATTTAAATCAATAATTAATAGTGTTGTTGATGAGCCAGTTCCAGTAAATAATGAAGGACACCTTGCAAACGGCGCTCATAGATTAGCAGCAGCATTATATCATCAAAGACCTATTAATACTAGAAATACAAATGATAGAGAAAATTATCACATAGAATGTGATTATAGTTTTTTTATTAAAAAAGGTTTATCGCAAACAATTTTAAAAAGAACAGCATTAGAATATGCAAAACTTAAATCTAATACACACGTTATTTGTTTATTTCCTATTGCACATACTCGTATTCAAGAAGTTATGAATATAATTAGTAAATATTGTAATATATTTTATCATTCATCTACACAATTAAATTCTGAAGGGCAACTCGGATTAATGAAAGAAATATATCTCGATGATGGTTGGGCAAATGAAGAAGGCATAAGGAGAAAGGGAAATCAATGCTTTATGGGATATCCTAATGTTACATTTGTATTAGTGGATGGAAAAAATCTTGAAACTGTGAAAGAAATGAAGAAAAAAATTAGAGCATTGTTTAATGTCGGTAACCATTCTGTTCATATTAATGATTCGCATGAAGAAACTGTTAGGATAGCAAAAACTGTATTCAATGACAATAGCATACACTTTCTTAATAATAGAAAGAATATTTCTTTTCCGAAGTATAAAAAACTTATGGCTAATATGAAACCAAACGATAATGAAGTAATTACTGGTTCAACGGTATTATCGCTATATGGTTTAAGAGATTGTAAGGATATAGATTTAATCTATTATAATAATCCGCCTGCTGACTCTCATAATCAATATTTAGAAACACACTATAAACTAACTCTTGATGATATTATTAATAATCCACTATATCACTTGTATTATCAAGGTTTTAAATATGTGTCTTTAAATGTAATAAAGAATATGAAAAAATTAAGAAATGAACAAAAAGATATTATAGATGTAAATCTAATAGAGAAAATAAGAGCTTAAAATGAAAAACTTAATTTATCAAGTGTGGGCTGGAAAGCTTTCAGAAGAAGCAAAAGTTAGTAGTAAATTGATGAAAGCCTATGCTGAAAAAATTGGTGCAGAATATATACTTGATTTAAATCCAAATATTGCTAGTAAAATATGCGATGTTCCTATGTACTTCGAATGGTTAAATCCGATAATAGATGATAGATTTCTAAAGTACGATAAAATTCTATCAGTTGACTTAGATGTATTTCCGGTAGAAAATTTAAAAGAAAATATATTTAAAGAAGACGTTGGTGACATAGGCGCATGTACTGAACCGTTTCAAGGAAAACAGAGAGCAACAGTGACTGTAGGTGGTCACATAAATAGACAAAATGATGAAAAATGGGCAGCTGTTGTAAAGAAAAATTGGGGTATTAGTCTTCCAAGAGATGAAGACGATAATCTTAAAGTATATAACGCTGGTATGGTGGTTTTTACTAAAGAAGGAATAGAAAAAGCAAAAGAATGGATGCCTTTCCAAGAATATATTGATTTCATGAGAAATAAAGGATTTGGAAGATTCTATACGGTAGATCAAAATTATTTCCACTTAATGGTATTTGCAAACGCAAATATAGATTTTAGAGAAATGAATAACGGATGGAATTCTCAAATACATTATGTTAGAGGTCCATTAGCAATAACTAACAATATAAATGATGAGAGAAATGAAAATACAAAATTTGTACATGTACAAATGACCGGACATAAGTGGAATGAACAAAGCCTTTATGAAATTGTAAATCTTTCACGAAGTAAATGGAGATTTAAATATAGTGAAATTAGTAGATAATCTGTAAGGAGAGCAAATGGCCAAAAAGTTAAAGGATACATTACAAAGCATAATGGTTAATTACGACCCGTTTAGAATAAAAGAAAGAGAAAGTAAAAGTGGTAAACCAGTGGGTAGATCACTAGTGTTAGAAAATTTGATTAAAGAAAATAATCTGAAAACTGGAGCTGAATTAGGCGTAAGAGCTGGTGAAAATTATTATTATCTACTAGCGCACTGCCCTGATCTTGAATTACTCGGAGTGGATCTATTTCAAATACAACCAGAAGGTGCTGGTGAAGGCCATAGGCGCAAAACTTTTGAAAAGCCAGAGCACGGCTTTTCATATGACTTTGAATCATATTATAAATTTATTCAAGAACTACAAAAAGAATTTGGGCCTCGAGCAAAGTTTATTCGCGATTGGACTACAGAAGCAGTTAAACAAATACCAGATAATAGTTTAGATTTTATTTTTCTTGACGCTGACCACGCATATAAAACAGTAGTAAGAGATATTGAAGATTGGAATCCAAAAGTCAAAAAAGGTGGATATATTACCGGTCATGACTGGTACCAGTCTCCAGTTAAAAAGGCAGTTACGGATGTTTTAGGTAGAAAAGATATTCAAATAAAACAAGACAACGTATGGATATATAGGAAAAAGAATGATTAATTCTGAATTAGGACATGTAAAAACTCTTGAAGAGTTTAATAGTGAAATTCGTAGACAGCAAGAAGAAGCGCATGGTAAGGGTTATACCGATATTCATGATGCAATACAAAAATATCTAAAAAAAGAAGATGTTTATATGGAATTTGGTACACACCAGGGTGGAACCGCTTCTGCTGCTATGTTAGCTAAACCTAAAAGTGTTATTATGGTAGATATAGATCCTTCAAGATATTATAAATTTCTAAGCCCTATTGCTAATAAGTTTTGTGAAGAAAATAATATTGAACTAAAGATGAAACAGACTAGTTCAATAGGGCTAGGAGCAGTTGCAAATTGTGATATGCTTGTAATAGATTCAGTTCATACCACTACTTTTATGAATCAAGAGTTATCTTTACATGGGGGAAATGTAAATAAGTATATTATAGCACATGATACCAGTGAACTATTCGGAAAGAAAAATGACAGTTTATTCCAAGTCTTAAATAATTTTGCAATTGCAAATAATTGGAAAATTATTGAAAGAGGGACAATAAATGTTGGATACACAGTTTTAGGAAAGTAATCAAATGGAAGTTTATAAGTACGAAGATTATGATGACTATATCAGATGGCAAAAGAAAATTAATAAGTCAAAAAAAGGATGGGTATATGTAAAAGAAAAGACGATTGAAAATATATCTAAAGAATGCCCGTTTGCTTCTCAGATATTATGCCATGGAACTAGAGCAGGTGCTGAACAAAAATATTTTAAAAAATATCTGCCAAATGCAGAAATAATAGGTACTGAAATAGGCGATAATGCTTTAGAATATGAAATGACCATACAACACGATTTTAATAAACAGTTACCCGAGTTTATTAATAAATTTGACATTGTTTATTCAAATTCTTTTGATCACAGTATAAACCCAAAAGAAACTTTAAAGGTATGGGGAAATCAATTAAATAATAATGGAAAATTATTTTTAGAATTTAATGAAAGAGATAGCGTTAAAAATTATGCTCCAGATCCCGTTTATGCAACTAATAAAGAAATAGAAAAATTGCTGATTCAAGAAAATCTTAACATTATTAAAAAATTAACTAAAGATAATAAAAGTGGTGGTGTAGTTTTTGTTTGTAAGAAAGGATAAAAAGTTTTAAAATGGAAGCTTATGCTATAGTAATTGAAGGTAATGAAATATCTGAAGCTGGATATGCAGCTTTAGCTAAAAGTTCATATGATGTAAAAAATGAATTTAAACTGAAACAGTTTAAAGCCATTACTCCCGATGTAGTAGAAAAAGATATGTATGATCAAGATGTTCAATGGACATATCCTTGGGAAGGTTCTGTTGTTGATTTTGCTTCGGGTCTTACAAAGTCTGCTTATGTGACTGCCAACCCAAAGGCAAGAATGGCATGTGCCATGAGTCATTTTTCTTTATGGCAACTTTGCTTTGAAAGAAGACAACCTATTATTATATTAGAACACGATGCTATCTTTACTCAGAAAATAGATTTTATACCAGATGATACCGGATTTGATATTGTTGGTTTAAATAATCCTCTTGGTGCTACTCGTAGAGCAAAACAATATCATGATTCCATATTAAAAAATAAGCAAGCATTTCAGCTAACACCTTATGTGGATGAAGATATGAAAGCTCCTCAAGGGCTTGCTGGAAACTCAGCATACTTCATAAAACCAGAGGGTGCCGAACAAATGATTTCTTTGGTTTATAAGTATGGTATGTGGCCAAATGATGCACTTATGTGTAGACAACTTGTAAATGGGTTAGGAGTAACTAGAAAATTCTATACTAGAATACAAGGCCTTAAATCAACTACAACAAGGAGTTAAAATATGTGGACTGTGAAAAGAGAAAAAGATGGTGAAATTATTGCAATGTGTTCTACACTTAAAGATGCTGAAGCAATGGCATGCAAAGATTTAAATCATGGAATACACTATACAATTGAAGAAATGGAAGACGGTCCAGAAATAAGAGAAGTGTACCGTTCGGTTTATAAAACAAGGTTATAATATGAAATATGTGATAGATATTGATGGTACTATTTGCAAAGAAGTTATTATGGAAAATGGTAAGAAAGATTATGAAAATCATATACCCCTTCCCGAAAGAATTGCAAAGGTAAATAGACTGTATGAGGCTGGTCATACTATTAAATATATGACAGCACGTGGTATTACTAGTGGTATAGATTATGAACCACTAACTAGACGACAACTTATGGCTTGGGGTGCAAAATATCACGAATTAAGTGTTGGTAAGAAAGAACACTATGATGTATGGATAGACGATAAAGCTTTTTGGAGTGAGAACTTCTTCCGTGAAACAGGAGAGACATATGAATGATCTAAAGTTCACATCGGCTGGTGATTTTCTAAAGAGTCAAGAACCCGTTAAACAGTTTATTGCAGCTATGGATAATAGTGGCGGTAGTGCTGGTGGTGTTCTTGATCTATATGATAGAGAATGGGATGAGAAAAATAAAATGGAACGCATACACGAATTTCGTCTTAGAATGATGTCTGCTCCAGAATTTACAAGTGATAATATCTTTGGTGCTATTCTCTATAAAGATAGTGTAGAACGTGGTGCTGTTAATGTTTTAGATAAAAAATGTATTCGTAGTATTATTAAGATTGATGATGGATGCGAAGCTGATGGAACATTAAAGCCCTTTGATATAGATGGTATGATACAATATACTTTAGATCATGGTTGCTACGGGACTAAAATGAGAAGTGTTGTAAAATCTGAAAATATTATGATACCAATCGTAAAACAACAAATGATATATGCAGAAAAAATAGCTGAAGCGGGATTGGTTCCTATTATAGAACCAGAAGTACCTATTGATCACCCATTAAAAGAAAAAATTGAAAGTAATCTTTCTGTTTATTTGGAATCTTGTCTTACTAAATTTCAAGGTGATTGTATATTAAAAGTAACACCTCCTGAAAAACCAGGCTTATATGATTATTTTACAAAATTAAAAAATGTAAAAGTAGTGTTTCTTAGTGGTGGCTATTCTACAAAAGAAGCATGTAAAAGATTATCCAAAAATTCTGGAGTCTCGGCAAGTTTTAGTAGAGCATTAAGTGAAGGTTTAGAATATCCACAGTCGGATAAAGAGTTTAATGACGTAATAGATAGTAATATAAGAAAAATTGTATTAGCTTCTGGATAAAATATGCAACATACTATTGAAGAATTAATTAGAAGAATAGATTTAATGAAAGATAAAGCTATTCAAGTTCATAGATTAAGAAATGAATTTTCAGAGATTTCTTACAGAGAATATGATCACGAAACGTGTAAACATCTTATATCCGATATACAGTCTATAGCTATGGGTATAGCAAATGATAGACAAGGGTCTGAAATTAAAACTGAAATGGATGAATGGAAAAAATGAAAGCTTTTGTTATAACAGTTGAAAATATTGAAGAGTCTGTACAGGCAGCAGAAAGATGTATTAACTCTGCAAGTCAGAATGGTTTTATAGTAAATAAACACTTTGGAATCACACCAGAAGATGATCCAGTAAAATTATTTAAAGACAAGGGTCTTCCAACAAAGAATTTTGAGAATAATAAATATTCAAGATATGAAAGATGTTTATCTGCATTTCTATCTCATAGATCACTTTGGGAGTTATGTGCTGCAGATAAAAGAAATTACCTTATACTAGAGCATGATGCGATAATTAATAATGCACTATCAACTAGTATAATGCACGGAAACGAAATGATTGTTTCTCTTGGCGAACCATCTTACGGTAAATATAACACACCTCAGTCCATTGGTATAGGACCTTTAGTTTCTAAACAATATTTTCCGGGTGCTCATGCATATGTAATGTCTCCAAAAGGGGCAAAGGCTGCTCTTGAAAAATCTTTAACCGATGCAGCACCTACTGATATATTCTTTAATAATAATAATTTTCCATGGCTGAAAGAATTTTATCCTTGGCCAATATCGGTAAAAGAAAATTTCACTACAATTCAGAAGACTGAAGGATGCTTAGCCAAACATGGTTATAGTGAAGGATATAGTTTATTATGATTACAATAGCATGTGTATATTGGGGTGATAAATTTCCTATAGCATATCTTGAAAATCTTAGATCAATGATTAAGAGAAATACTACAGTTGAACATAAGTTTGTTGTTCTTACTGATAGACATAGAAAAGGTTTTGATTGCAGAATACTTAAACCAGGATTTACTGGTTGGTGGAATAAACTACAGCTATTTGATACATTTCATAAACTAGGGGATAGATGTTTCTATTTTGATTTAGACACTGTAATCACTAGTGATCTTGATTGGCTATTTAAATATGATGGAGACTTTCTTGGAATTGAAGATGTTGGTTCTGTAAATTCACATCAACCGCACTTAAAAAATGTATTACAGTCGGCAGTAATGTCTTGGACTCCTATGGTTGGTGCAAGTATATGGAATGAATTTATATTAAGAAAAGATTGGGCAGTAAAATCTTTTCGTGGTGATGGAGAATATTTGCATGCATCGGTTCCAAAATATCAGAGAGAATTATTACAGAAGAAGTATCCAGGCAAATTAAAGTCATATAAGTACCAGATATATAATAAGGGTTTAGATAAAGACACATCTATTGTATGCTTTCATGGGAGACCTAGTATTATTCAAGCAATGGATGAAACAGTAGTCACGCCTATGCAAACATTTGAACCACAGGATTGGATTAAAGATTATTGGAGATAATTTATGGGTGATGTAGCACATCTAATAGGAAATGGTAAAAGTTCTGGTTTTTATCAGCACGCAAAAGGATTAAAGATTGCTTGTAATCTTCCGCCATTTGAAGTACAGAATCTTTATACTACTGTTATGGTTGATTTTAAGATGATGAACGCTATTCATAAGCAGAATATAACAGTACCTGGAGATTGGGTTCTTGGTGCTAGACCTCATAAATGGATGGAAATGAAAAATGATTTCTATGTAAAATATTCAAAACAAATCAAAGAATTTTATCTTACTCTTCCTAAGTATGCAGCAAATTATACAGACTTTAACTGCGGCCATATGGCTACACATTGGATTGCAAATAAACTGAAACGTAAAGAGATTCATATGTATGGTTTTGACTCAATCTTTGAGTTTGATACTACAAGTATGTCTGATACTTTTATGGAGTCTGCCAGAGATAATTTAAATACTCAAAGATTAACGTCTAAGTGGAGACCCATCTGGCATGGAATTTTTAATGAGTTTAAGGATACACAGTTTATACTTTATCATGATGTAGGTAAGTCCCAGGTTCCTCTTCCAAAAAATGTTGAAGTAAGAGATAATAATAAAGGTCGCAGAGCCAAGCGTACTCGTAATAAAGATTATAAGCCAGAACCTTTTGATAAAAGTAAAGTTTCTGATGCATAAGGGGTTTACATTCTCTGAAAAATAGTTTATTATAATTACAGAGGTGCTAGAAATGTATTACTATATAGACAACAGACCATCAACTCTTTCAATGGATTTCCTTGATGAAGTTCTTGACTTTGGGCAATACTATCTCGGATTGGATAGCGATTTTATTATAAAGCTAGTTTTTCTTTCAGACTTGGGTAAACAAGTCTGGGGCTATTGTAATGGGCTGGAAGATGAAGACTATGTAATTGAAATCAGTTCTAATATAAATACTTCTGATATGGTAGAAACCATATTTCATGAGTTAGTTCATGTGAAACAAATCATAGACGGGCGCCTAGATGAAGACGGTCGGACATGGAAAGGTAAAACGTATGACACAACAAAAACTCCCTATAAGGAGCTTCCTTGGGAAATAGAAGCTTTTAGGCTTCAAAGACTCATGACAAAAGAATTTTTCTCAGCATAATAGGAATACTGCAATGGCAGATAGCGACGATCCTTGTGATGACGTAAGTGGGCGTGACTTAAGTAAATGGTTATATTGGAATTAAAAAAAAAATAAAAAAATGCATTTTAGGGGTTTACAAATGGGTTAGGATATACTATATTAGTAGTATAAAGAGAATCGGAAGGAACTAAAAATGATTGATTATATCTCAGCTAACAACGGAAACATCCAGCTATGGAATGGAAACCAAATCGTAGCAGAAGCTTGTACTGCTAAATCAATTGTTTATTTTCTTCAAGAGAATGGTTTTAATGAAGATGGAATTCTTGCTTCGTCTTCAATGGAATTTGCTTCAGAAGAAGGCTTTGATACAGATGACTGTGCTAAGAATCTTTGGAATGAATCACTTAATCGTTACTATGCATCAGTATGCTATTCTTAACTTAAAGGAAAAAATTATGAATACTCCTTGGATTCAAGAAACTCGCAATGGCTTTGACATAGCCGAAGAAGAAATGAATCGACTCGAAGCTTTACCTGCTCAAGGTGAACAGTCTTCTATGGTTCAGTCTGATATGAAAGCATGGGCTGTTAAAAAAGGCATTTGGCTATCAGAACCATATAAGAACATTATTGTTCTTCATGCTATTGACCGCGGATGGCTTCAAGAGTATTCAACTGGAATGGAGATTTGTAATTAATGTTACAGGATGCAATTTATCATGGTCAAGTAGCACTTGATATTTTAGAGTTTGATTTCCACAGACCATTTAAAAATGGTAAGTGTAATCGTGAAAATATCGAAGAAAAGATCATTGAGGGTATTCTTTCAAATGAACTTGAGCCCATGAACGATCAAGATGTTGATATTATTTGTGATTTAATTGATAGTTTAATACTTGAACTAGGAGTGAAGAAGTGACTGAAGGGCCATTCAAGAGTGCATTTGATGCAGATACTGCTGGTGTAATTCGCAGAGAGATTATAACATATCGAAGAAAAGATAATATTATGGTAAAAGAAACCGCAACAAGAGATTATTATAAAAGCGGTGATTATCATGATACAAGTTCAACAACACCGATTGTGGAAAGATAGATAAGTTAAATAGGTTCCTTAGCTCAGCTGGATAGAGCAACTGCCTTCTAAGCAGTAGGTCATAGGTTCGAATCCTATAGGGACCACCAATAATATGGGTGAAGTGTTAATGGTTGCACGTCGGATTCCAAATCCGAAAGACAGAGTTCGATTCTTTGCACCCATGCCAAACAAAAAGGATATATTATGCGTAGAGGAAACAAACCTGAAGCAGAAGACTATATAAAGGTAAGGTTAGAGTTTCTTCACGAAGAAAAGAAAAAGAACGATAATCAAACTGCACATCTAGTATTAGATAAAGCAATTTATGAATTAAGTATTGTTCTTGATCTTTTGACAAGAAACGGAGTTTAGCGCAGTCTGGTAGCGCATCTGCTTTGGGAGCAGAGGGTCAGAGGTTCGAATCCTCTAACTCCGACCAAAAATATTCCGGCGTAGCTCAGTGGTAGAGCAGTTGACTGTTAATCAATTGGTCGTAGGTTCGACCCCTACCGCCGGAGCCAAATTAGGGTCTGTAGCTTAGTGGTTAAAGCTGCCCGCTCATAACGGGTAGATCGTAGGTTCAAATCCTACCGGACCCACCATATATAATGAGGAGAAGTGAATTGGAACTTTTATATACTATAGCAATTATAATTGGTGTTTTTCAAGATGGGAGCCCATTCTCACTTTGTTTAACAAATTGTATCGGATAGGCGCAGGGGAAAGCCTAGCAATTTCGCTAAACGTACCCACTAAAAACCCTATTCACGTTAAACGCTCGAGCGGTGTTTAGGTTGGTATACGATCTGGTACCAGGAAACCCAGACGGTTGTTGCATACGTTAAATGCAAATAGAAAGGGGGGCTCTGCAGTAAGCTCCCCTTTTGATATAAATATTAATGTCTAAAAGGAGATATTAATATGAATATGAAAGATGTTGCGGATCTACAAAAATATGCTGTAATGCAAGCATCTATGTATAGACCGCCTGTAGATCAATACCCAAACTCGGAAAATATTAAACCGCCTATGAAAAAAGACAAAGTGCGTGTTATAGAGCAAATGGATCGGTCTCCGGTTGCATATGATAGCACAAAAGATTTCCATAAAAAATTAGATGAGCTTATGTCGCAAAGACAAAACGCTGAAATAATTAAATATAAAAAGGACGGATCTATAGATCCCGCCATGGTTGATGTAGGGCAACTATTAAATATAAGTGTTTAAATTATTTATTGTACCAATCTAAATCTGGATTTACAATACTAACAGATTTGCCTTTTATTGGTGCAATATTCATCGGAGATTTCTTAACGCTTCTTATAGACATCTCGAAAGTAAACTGGTAATTACCGCCACCTTTTGCTTGTACTCTCGCTCTATAACCTAGAGTTGCTGCTTGACTAAATCTAGGAACACCTTTAAATTTTAAAGGATTAGATGCACCAAGTAAATAGAATCCTGTAGTACCTACATTCATATAATATGTTTTCTTTTTATTGTAATATTGTTCAATGTTTGTTGCAGGTATTTCAGCTTTAATTTCTTCAAATCTTTTTAACTCTTTTGCATAGATAGCTCGTTTATCAAGGTCTTTTATTTCATCTCTGAGTTCTGGTTTGTTTGAAAACTTATAAGGCTCATTTTTCCATTTTTTGTTAATAGCATCTAAAACACCATATCTCATAGCCAGATCACGAATAAATATTTTTTCTTCTTCATTTGGTTTTGGTTCATCAAAATACCATTTACCATTTGCATATTTAATTACTAAAGATCCGCCAGAAGCTCCTGGGGATATTTTTAATTCACACCCCGCTTCCTTACCTGCTCTTTGAATCATTAAATCTGGGATATCAGAACCAGCACCAGCCGGAGTAAATTTTTTCGGTACAATGCCCATAGGTTTTAAAACCTTTACCGCATTTATTTCATATTGAAACCCTTGTTGTGCAGTACTAGCCATTTCTGTAATATACCCTTTAAATGATTGCATAATCATAGTCCTATTAAAATGATGCTTTATGTTATTTATACTTTTATTTTTTATAAATACTTTCTATAGGAACATAGGAGCTAAAAATGTTATCCAGATTATCATTTAAGGAAAGAAGTTTATTATTTGGTAGACTAGCAACTATAGCATATTTGCCTTTTGAAGATGCAAAAAGAGCTGCTAGACGATTAGGTTTTTCACAAACCACTTTTTATGATAGAGATGGAGCACAAGCATATAGATTTATGAGTAAATATGATATTGTTATTGCTTGTAGAGGCACTGAACCAACTCAATGGAATGATGTAAAAGCAGATTTAAAAGCAATTCCTGTTATGGCAGAAACTATAAGCAGAGTACATCAAGGATTTAAAGCCGAAGTTGACGATTTATGGCCAATGATTAAACCGCATCTTGAAGTCAAAGTAAATGTAAGAAAAAAGCTATGGTTCTGCGGACATAGTTTAGGTGCTGCAATGACAACTATTATGGCTAGTAGAGCATTTCATGATGAGAAGCTCGCAGATCCAGTTGAAGTTTATACATATGGCTCACCAAGAGTTGGTTGGAAAAAATATGTTAAGAGTCTAGGAATGATTCATCACCGATTCGTAAATAATAATGATGTAGTTACTCGTGTTCCTCTTTGGATTATGGGCTATAGACATCATGGTACTATGCACTATTTTAATAGACATGGAGATTATAGTAAAGCCACAGGTTGGAGACGAGTAAAAGATAGATTAATGGGAATGTGGATGGGCTTAAAGAAAGGTAAGATAGACAACATTGGTGATCATCCAATGGGTGCTTATATGCCATGTTTAGAAAAAATGCAGTAGGTGTTTTCTGTTTAAGTTTTCTTATAGCGTGTCAACCTATAGAAGAAACTTTAGATATATCCAAACCGGCTGAGCAATATATCGGTTTAGACGAATATAAAAACAGAAAACAATTAAAAGAATTAGTGGGAGTTGATCCTGTTCATACTGAATGGTGTGCAGCATTTGTAAATTTTGTTCTTGATATACAAGATATACCTGGTTCTGAATCAGTAAGTGATTATCCTCTCATGGCTAGATCATTTTTGACTTGGGGCGAAGAAGTTTTAGATAAGCCCATAAAAGGAGATATTGTAATATTTCCAAGAGGCGGTAAACTATGGCAAGGTCATGTCGGATTCTTTATAAGAGAAGTTCAGTATGAAAATAGAACAAGATGGATTATACTAGGCGGAAATCAAGATAATACTGTAAGTTATGCAGAATTTAATCCTAAAAAAGCAATAGCAATTAGAAGAAAAAAGTAAATTAGGGGTTTACTTTTCTTAAAAAATATATTAGAATAGTAAAATCTAATGGAGATAAAAATGAAAAAAACTTTAACTGCAATGGTATTAGCTATGGCTGCATCTGCATCATTAGCTGCTACAAAGAGTGCTGAAGTTTGGTATATAGAAAATGTTAATGTTCAGCAACAAACCCAAGAACCTGTACAAGAGTGTTCGATGCAACAAGTACCAGTATATGGTACTGTTCATAATCAACATGCCACTGGTATTAATAATAATGTTCTTGCTGGAGCTATTATTGGTGGCTTAATTGGTGGGACATCTAGAGGCAGTGACTCTGGTATTTTACCTGGAGTGATTGTTGGAGGCCTACTTGGTAGCACAACACCTGGTGCTCAGAAACAAAAAATAATTGGTTATAAGTCTCAACAAGTTTGTAATACTGTTTATCAACCAATAAATCAACAAGTGCAAACTCAGATTGTACACTGGAAACATGGAAATCAGCGTGGCTATTTTTATAGTAACGAAAAGCACTATGTTGGTCAGACCGTAATGGTTGATGTTGGAATGTAAATTGGAAAGATTATATTATGAGAAATTCAAATACACAGAATAGTTTTTCTGTAGATAATGATGGTCATATTCGACTGAAGACAAATCTATCACCTAAAGATTTAGGTATCCAAAGTGCAGATACATTTGTGGTTCTAATTGTAGATGATGAAGCAATTTTAGTTAAAATGGAATTAGAACTAAAAGCTCATGTAAATGTTTAGTCAGAAAAAAATTGAAGAAATTGTTGACTTACTCATTACTCTAACGCCAGAAACAAAAATTTACTTTGGTTGTGATTCAGTAAGATACTTTAAAAAGAATAAACCCTATGCTCGTTATGCTACTGTGATGATTGTTCACAAGAATGGTAATAACGGATGTAGAATTTTCTCAGAGGTATCCTATGAAAGAGACTATGATCTAAAAAAAGATCGACCGAAAATGAGAATGATAAACGAAGCAAAGAAAGTATGCGAATTATATTTGCATATAATACCATTTATTGATGAATTTGATGTCGAGATACATTTAGATGTTAATACTGATCCTAAACATGGATCCTATTGTGCAGTAAATGAGGCAGCTGGTTATGTTCTAGGTATGACTGGTATCGAGCCAAAATTAAAACCGCATGGCTTTGCTGCAAGTTACGGTGCTGATGGAGTTGCTCATGGAAGAGGATAATATAAGATCACCAAAACTAATTTTTCTAAAAGATATTCTTGAAACTAAAGTTCGTAAAGAACAAGAGTTAGCATACTATCAAAAGAAATTGGAAGAACTTGAAGTAAAGATGGGTTATCTTCGACAAGATATAAATTTAACAAATACTATTATTAATATTATTGAAGAAGAACAAGTGATTGATTTTAAAGAACAGATGGAAAAAAGATTACTTATAAAGGACCCTAAATGACTCAACCATCATATGCATTTAAAAAAGATTTACAGTTATTAATTCAAAGACATCGAATAGATGATCTTTGTGGAAAACCATCATATACAGTAACGGAATATATAATGAAACAAATTGAAGCTTATCAAAGAGAACACGTGCAGCCAAAAAACTGGTGGGGCGATATAAATAGTATTGCACCCTCACCAGTTTACGAAAAAGGCTACCCTTCTTACGAAGCGGTCAATATAGAAAAGCCTATCCAAGAAAGATACCACGAATATATGGGTCGAATGTTAAAGGAAGAAAAAGATGAGTGATATATTTGATTTTGGTTTTACCGCCGTAGATGAAGATGAACTTCAGGCAGTACAACAAACACAAGCTTTGGCCAGTAGTGCAGAACAAGTAGCTACTACAACACAGGATAAACTTGATAAACTTTATAATGCTGTTATTCCTCTTTTAAATAATCTTAAGGCTAATCCAGAGAAGGAATATATTCTCTGGCCGAATCGGTTAGCAAAGGTAGAAGCCTTTGAAACACATCTAACAGATATATACAAATCATAAAAATCATAAGTTATTCTTTTTATTAGATTCTTTTTTCTTTACATTACACATAAAATATGCTATTTTGTAAGAGTAGAAAGAAAGAGGATCTATAATGCAAATCGTAATTACTTCAGACCAAAGAGAACTATTCCACAGTCTTAAAGCAAAAGACTGGAATCGTGAAGCTATTGCTGCTTATCTAAAGTATGAAAGTAAAAAGAAATCTGTAATTCGCAATAAAAGAATTACGCTTGGATCTGATTCTCAAAGATCAAAAACTTATAGTGCAGAATTTGCTTACCATAAAAAGTTTGGTTACGGTAAGCAATTCGAGACAATCAAAGATTGCCAAAAATATACTAATAAAATAACTAATTCAGCTACTTGGAAAAAACTAGTAAAAGAATCTAGGCACGAACATCGCAGAAATGTTTCAGTAGAGACTCTTGGTGGCCATAGATTTGCTGGCATGTCTCACGGATATAAAATTCGTCTTAATACTACAGGTATGAATGAGTATGTCATACTTCACGAATTAGCACATAGTGCAGGATACATGCACCATGATGTTGGATTCCGTATTTGTTTACTAAAGCTTGTATCACGTTTCTTAGGTAGAGAACAAGCTCAGGAATTAAAGAGCCAATTTAAAGCTCGTAAACTTAAAGTAACGATTAGTAATCATATTAAATCTCCAGAGCAGTGGCTCAAGACATATGAAAGATTAGAAAGTGCTAGGGCTGCGAGAGCAGCCTAATACTTTTGGATATGGAAAAGATAATGAGTATAGGTATGCATTTTAGGGGTTTACAAATCATTAGAAATATGATATGTTGTAACTATAATAAAAAGGAATAAATATGATTGACAATATGAATAAAATAATCTTAACCGACTGCGACGGTGTTCTTATGAACTGGGAGTTTGCTTTTAATCTTTGGATGAAACATAAAGGTTATAATATCTCTCCAGAAAATGAACATGCCTATGATATGGGTCAACGTTATGGTTTAGATAGCCAGACTAAAAAATTAGTTGTTCAAACTTTTAATGAGTCTGCAGCTATTGGCTTTTTGCCACCACTACGTGATGCAATGTATTATGTAGATTTGCTCCATCGGAAACATGGTTATGTTTTTCATATGGTCACTTCTTTGTCATTAGATCCTTCAGCTCAAGCTCTTCGGATTGAAAATACTAAAAAGTTATTCGGAGAAACCGCTTTTACTAGTTTCTCTTTTGCAGACACTGGTGCAGATAAAGATGATGTACTAGAACCCTACAAAGGTAGTGGTTATCTTTGGTTAGAAGATAAAACAGAAAATGCCGAACTTGGTGATCGGCTTGGATTAGAAAGTATCCTAATTGAACATGGTCACAATATGAATAATAAACAATTCCCTTTAATGAAAAACTGGAGCGATCTGTATGAGTATATCACTGGCTGAACTATTAAGACTAAGATCAGAATATGAAGACTTGGCAAGAAGTTTTGATATTGCTGAGGATAAACGTCATGGAGTTATAAATAGCTTAGAGTGGTTTAAACGATATGGTAATCGTAAAAACAGATTTAGAAATGGTTATGACAGAGCAATAGAAATATGCAATGTCATGCTAAGAGAAATTAAAAGGGAATAGGAATGCCATCAAAGTCAGTCCTTATAGCACAAGCTTTTAGTAAAACGGGAGTCTTATCTACAGTTGTAGATTCGGCTCCTTCAGTTAATACTGGACAAGTAGATGTAGCTACATCAGCCGATTTACCTAATACAGGTAATGATGTAGGCGATCAAGCTTTTGTTCAGGAAACTAATAGATTATACATATGGAGTGGTTCAGGTTGGTATAACATTGCATTAATTAATACTACTCCTACGTGGGATTCTAACGGTCAACCAGAAAGTTCTTATGTGTTGGATGTTGATAGCCCACAAGATGCAACAGTTATTACTCTTGCTGCTAGTGACCCAGAAGGAATTCCGATAACCTATGAATATATTACGAGTGGTCAAATGGATAGTATTGCTACCGTATCTCAGGATTCCTCCGTGTTTACTATTACACCAAAAACAGAAGCTCAGGTGCCTGATGGTGGTACGGGATCCATTACTTTTAGAGCATCTGATGGAGTTAATATTTTACCTCAAGTATCAAGTTTCACTCTTAATTTTAGTACAAGTATTGCAAATACCAAATATAACACGTTATTAGTTACAGTAACTGACACGTCGGATAACAATAACATTACTGATGCATCAGTTAATAACCATTTAATTACTGTAAATGGTGATGCTCATGCTGGTACGTTTAGCCCATATAGAAGTGGTGGATATTCTACTTACTTTGACGGCTCTGGCGATTATTTGACTGCAACAGGCACAGCTATAGGAACAGGAGATTTTACACTAGAGGCATGGATATATACTGCATCATTTTCAAACTACCGAACTATTTTTACAAATAGAGGTTCATCAAATTCCACTGGCAACTTTGTATTGGGTGTAGATTCAGCGGCTCAAGTTTATCTTTATAGCAATAACTTTTTAATTACTTCATCGAGTACATTATCGGCAAACACTTGGCACCATGTTGCACTCGTTCGTAATGGCACTGGCTCAGGATCAACAGTTTTATATATTGATGGTTCTTCTGTTGGTTCTGCAGATGTCAGCAATAATTTTTCAGACACAGCCTATGATATTGGTGGAGATACAGTCGATAGCTATCACTGGAACGGTTATATCTCAGACCTTAGAGTTAATATAGGTACAGCAATATATATCTCTGCCTTTACTCCACCAACTAAGAGACTAACAGCTATAACAAATACTTCCCTGCTTACCTGTCACTTGCCATACATTGCTGATGGCTCAACTAATAATTACTCTATCACAGTAAACGGCAATGTTACTACAAAACCATACTCACCTTACGACTACGACGAATACGATGCAGACGTTCACGGCGGGTCTGTGTACTTTGATGACACATTTGATTCTTTGCAGCTTCCAGGCAATATTAATTTAGGTGGTGATTTTACCGTAAGTGCTTGGATTTATATGCAAGGAACAAGTAAAGCGGTTATATTAGGATCTACCTACCCGCCTAACTATCAGTTTTTTATTGATAGTAGTAATGTAATCGGTTTTCACGATAACACAACAACGGTAAATGGCACTGGAATAGTCCAAAGAGATAAATGGAATTATTGTGTTTGGTCAAGGTCTGGATCAAATATTAGTATGTATGTCAATGGTGAATCTAGGGGAACCGGAACTTCTAGTGCAACCTTTCAAATGAGATATGTAAGCAGTCTTGGTAACCAATATGATTTTTTTAATGGGTATATATCTGATCTGCAAATAAAAACAACTTCAACTTCGGCAGCTAATGCAGTTCCACCAACAGCACCACTATCTTCATCTGGCACATCTCTACACATCAAAGGCACAGACGCTTCTATCATAGATAAATCTCAAGTTTCTAACCTAAAGCTTGTTGGTAATACTACTGGATCAACTACTCAGGTTAAGTTTGCTAATACTAAGTCTATGTATTTTGATGGGAGTGGAGATTATATTGATACCAATAAAAATTTACAGGGAGATTTTGGTACAGGTGATTTTACTGTTGAAGGATGGTTTTACTTAAATGAGGCTATTGGTGCTGTCAGAGTTTTATTGGGTTCTGGTACAGGTGATGGCAATGATGAGTTTATGCTGGTTCTTGAATCAAATGGTAAACTGACTTATGATTGGTTTAGCGTGTCGGATTATATTCAAAGCACCTCAACGATTACTGCATATACTTGGCATCATATAGCACTTACCAGATCAGGAACACAACTTGATCTTTGGTTAGACGGTACTAGTGTTGCTAGTAATTCAAGTCATTCATACAACTATAACGGAACATCTACTTTTAAAATCGGAATGTCAAGAGCTGGCGCCTTTTTTTGGAATGGATATATCCAAGATGTGCGAATTACAAATGGTCTAGCAAGATACACCGCAAACTTTACACCACCAACAGCTTCATTAGAAGGTTAATTTCAAGTTCTAATAATTTTTTATATAAATAGTAGCAAATACTATTTTATAGGAAAGTTATAATGGCTGCAGTTACCTCAAGAGATGAATTATCAGAGTATTGTTTAAGAAGACTTGGCGCTCCGGTTATCGACATTAATGTAGATCCAGATCAAATAGAAGATAGAATAGATGAAGCACTTGAGTTTTTTCAAGAGTTTCATTCTGATGCCACTGTTCGTACTTACTTTAAGCATCTTATAACAGCAGATGATGTAACCAACGAATATATCACAATGCCTAATAACATAGACATTGTTTCTAAACTTTTTCCAGTATCAAGTTCAAGTAATAATAGCATTGATATGTTCAGTGTTAAGTATCAAATGATGCTTAATGACATTACTGATTTACAGAATTTTGCAGGTGATCTTGCATACTATACTCAGCTACAGCAATATTTAACTTTAATTGATATGAAGTTAAATGGCTTGCCTCAAGTTCAGTTTTCGAGACATCAACGCAGATTATATATTTTTGGTGACTTTAAAGATAATGATATAAAAGCTGGTGACTATATTGTAGCTGAGGTATATCAACTAATTGATCCAGAAACTCATACTAGTGTATATAATGATAAATTTATAAAAGCCTATACTACCGCTCTGATCAAGAGACAGTGGGGAGCTAATCTTATAAAATTTGAAGGTATGCAACTTCCAGGCGGCGTAATGCTAAATGGTAGACAAATTTTTGAGGATGCAATGCAGGACATTGAAAAGCTTGAAGAGAATATTCGTCTTGAGCACGAAATGCCAGCTGACTTTTTTGTAGGATAACAAATGGCCTTAAATCACTATTTTAATCAAAAGGCTAAAAATGAACAGAGTCTCTATGAAGATATAATCATAGAAAGTCTAAAAATATATGGTCAAGATGTTTATTACTTACCTCGTGAGATAGTAAATGAAAATGATATTTTTGGCGAAGATGTTCCATCTAAATTTTCTTCTGCTCATAAGATAGAAATGTATATTGAAAATACTGAAGGCTTTGATGGAGAAGGTGATCTATTTACAAAGTTTGGTGTTGAGATAAGAGATGCTGCTACATTTATAGTTTCAAGAAAAAGATGGGCTAATGTAGTCGGTCAGATGAATAATCAAATAGAAAGTATTAGACCAAGAGAAGGAGATTTAATTTATCTTACTCTGACTAATAAACTATTTGAAATTATGCATGTTGAACATGAGCAACCTTTTTATCAATTAAGTAATTTGCCCACATTTAAACTTAGATGCGAATTATTTACATATAGCGATGAGAGACTCAATACAAATATTGGAGCTATTGATGATATTGAAAAATTGGGTTACAATCTTCAGTTAAATATGGATCAAGGTGTCGATAGTATTAATTCAGCATTTTCATATGACTTTATGGAAGGCGAATTTGTACAACAAACTCAATCAAGTGGTAAAATTCTATCTGCGGAAGTTCTTGAATACAATCAAGCAGAAAACTATATTGTTGTGTCACATATAAGTACAAGTGATGGTACTTATGGTACATTTGTGCCTGGCATTATTACCAATACGAGACTAAGAAATATCTCTGGTGCTCTTGCATTCTTAGGTGATTCAGAAAGATCAGTATCAAGAACACTTATTTCTATAGACGAAAATGTTTATGGAGATAGCAGCTTTGCTCAAAATGATATATTTGATACAACAGAAAACTCATTTGATTTGGACTTCTTAGATTTCTCTGAGAACAATCCATTCGGCGATCCAGAGGATTTATAATGTTTACATATTTTTATCATCAGAGAATTAGAAAATCAGTTGCTTTATTTGGTACTCTTTTTAATGACATTTATGTTATTCGTAAAGATAAGACTGGTAAATCTATTAGTCAGATAAAAGTACCTTTAGCATACGCACCAAGAGAAAAATATCTTGAAAGAATTAGAACAAATCCTGATTTACAAAATAATTCACAAATTGCTCTTAAACTTCCAAGAATGTCTTTTGAGATTACAAGTATTGGATATGATCCTGAAAGAAAACTTCCAAAATTAAATAATTATCATAAAGGTGTCACTAATACAACACGTGATAAATTCTTTTCTCCAAGCCCGTATCAAATTACGTTTCAGTTAAATATATTTGCAAAGAATCAAGACGATGCTTTACAAGTAGTAGAGCAAATACTTCCATATTTTAATCCACAATATACTATTAGTATTAAACCATTTACTGATACACACTCAGATATTGTGGAAGATGTTCCTATTACAATTCAAGGTGTTAATTTTAGTGATGATTTTGAGGGTGCGCTTGAGAATAGAAGAACAATTATTTACACACTAGATTTTGGAATGTCTGTTAACTTCTATGGTCCGATAGATGCTAAGAGCATTATTCGTCAGACAGATACTACTATTCATGATGCTATTGATTTTAGTATTACAACAGATCCTAAACTGCAAAGAATTACTACAACACCTAATCCACTATCTATTAATCCAGATAGTGATTATGGTTTTACCACAACAATATTAGAAGATTTTGATTCAGGTTAAATCGGAGTAAATTTATGAGTGATGAAAAACACGAAAATGTAGATGATGATTTTGAATATTCAAGAAGAACATACTACGATTTAATTGAAAAAGGTCAAGGCGCTCTTGAGGAGATGATGGAGGTTGCCAAGCAACTTGAACACCCAAGAGCATTTGAGGTGGTTTCTGGTATGATAAAAAATATATCAGATGTTAATGATCGTCTTATGGATCTTCATAAAAAGAAAAAAGATTATAATAAAAAAGATATAGTCAAACCTGTTGATGGTACAACTAATAATAATCTTTTTGTTGGTTCTACAGTGGAACTACAACGTATGCTTCAAGATATGAATAAAGAACAAGATAACGTAATTGATATTACTGATAGATTAAATGATGAACCAAAATGAATCGTACTTAGGTAACCCAAACGTAAAGCGTGATGGTGTTGTACAACAATGGACACAACAGGAAATAGCCGAGTATATGAAATGCTCTCAAGATGCTGGGTATTTTGCAAAAAAGTATTGTAAAATTATATCTCTTGATAAGGGTTTGGTGCCCTTCACCTTATATGCATATCAAGAAAAAATGTTTAAACATTTTAATGATAATAGATTTTCTATTGTTCTTGCTTGTCGACAATCGGGTAAATCTATCTCGTCTGTTGCTTACTTACTTTGGTTTGCTCTATTTCATCCAGAAAAAACTATTGCTGTAATGGCAAATAAAGGTGCTACTGCCAGAGAAATGCTGGGTAGAATTACTCTTATGCTTGAAAACTTACCATTCTTTTTACAGCCAGGATGTAAAGCACTTAATAAAGGTTCTATAGAATTTAGCAATAATTCAAGAATAGTTGCAGCTGCCACATCTGGTTCTTCTATTCGTGGTATGTCTGTTAACTTACTATATCTCGACGAGTTTGCTTTTGTAGAAAGAGCAAATGAATTTTATACATCTACATATCCGGTTGTATCTTCTGGTAAAGATACCAAGGTTATTATTACCTCTACAGCAAATGGTATCGGTAATGTATTTCACAAGATATGGGAAGGTGCTACGCAGGGTGTTAATGAGTATAAGTCATTTAGAGTAGATTGGTGGGATGTTCCAGGAAGAGATAAGGAATGGGCAAAGCAAACTATTGCTAATACATCTCAATTGCAGTTTGACCAAGAATTTGGTAATACATTCTTTGGAACCGGGGATACTCTCATTGGCGCAGAAACTTTATTATCTCTAAGGCGTAGAGATCCTATTCAGACTACTAAAGAAGGTGTTAAAATATATGAAAAGCCCATAAAGGGGCATCAGTATATTATGACTGTGGATGTCGCGAAGGGTAGAGGTCAAGATTATTCGACTTTTAATTTACTCGATGTGACTGCTAATCCGTTTAAACAGGTTGCTGTCTATCGCAACAATACTATCTCTCCATTACTCTACCCAAATATTATTTATAAATTTGCAGAAAGCTACAATCAAGCAATGGTAGTAATTGAATCAAATGATTCTGGTCAAGTTGTTTGTAATGGATTATATCATGAACTAGAATATGAAAACATGTTTGTTGAATCAACCGTGAAAGCAAATTCTCTTGGTCTACTTATGACTAGAAAAGTTAAACGTATTGGTTGTTCTTCTTTTAAAGATTTATTAGAAAACCAAAAAATAGAAATAGTAGATGAAGATACTATACTTGAGATATCCACTTTTGTTGCAAAGGGTCAATCATATGAAGCATCTCAAGGTAATCACGATGACCTAGTTATGAACTTTATTATGTTTAGTTATTTTAGTGGAACAATATTCTTTAATGAAATAACAGACATTAATATTAAACAAATGATGTTTGAAGAAAGAATGCAAGAGATTGAAAATGATGTACTTCCATTTGGGTTTATAGATGATGGATTAGATCAACAACCGCAATATGATCCAGATCGTGATGGATGGGCTGTAGAATATAGTCACGAAAACTTCTAAACTCTTTTTTATATAAATACTATTAATTGAATATAACCGTATTATGAAATAGCTTATAATTTACCAAAATGGAAAAAAGGAAAGAGACATGGCTTTATATACAGCATCAGAGTCTCCGGCAATTATTACTCGTGAAGTAGACCTTACTAACGGAGTCCCAAATGTACCAACATCGACAGGTGCATTTGTAGGTGACTTTCGCTGGGGTCCTGTAAATGAGCCGGTACTCGTCAACAACGAAGCAACTCTTGCAAACAAATTTGGAAATCCTGATGCCGATAGAGCAATAGATTTCCTAAGTGCTTCAAGTTACTTACAATATTCAGACGATCTTTATATCGTTAGAGCAATTACAACTTCAACAGCTACCGGTGGCGCACAGATTCCAGCAGTACTTACTTCAACCCTTGACGGAAATGGCGTTGTTACTGCGGTTGCTGTAGCACCAAATGGTGGCTATACTTCAGAACCAACAGTTACAATTTCTACACCCGATTCAGGTGTAACTCCAACATTAACTGTTACATATGATTCCGCAAATGATGAAATTGATGCAATCACTGTATCAGGTTCAGGGTATAGATACGACACAGATCCAGTGTTTACTATTACTGGTGGTGGAAGAGAAACAGTTGCTGTTAACGCATATGATGCCACAAATACACCAGAAACTTTACCAGTAGTACAAAATGCTGATGGATGGGATACTGATAAAGCAGGTCATGCAGCTAATAATCATATTACTATTGCTAAGTGGCCAGGTGAACTAGGAAACTCTTTGAAAGTTTGCTATTGCGGCGCTAATGATTCAGACTTTGCCAACTGGAAATATACAACAACTAGTGGCACAGAAGTTAAATTAAATTCATATTTTGACGGCGCTCCTGGTACATCAAACTTTGCGCAAGAGCGAGGCGCTTCTAATGATGAAGTTCACGTGATTGTTATTGATGAAGACGGAGAGTTTAGTGGGGTTCCTAACAGAGTTCTTGAAACTTTCTCATATTTGTCACTTGCTTCTAATGCAAAAACAACACAAGGTACGGGAAACTATGCTCCTGATGTAATTGCCAGAAGTTCAAATTACATTTGGATTGCAGCAATGCCAGCAGCACTTGGGTCTAATGCAGGAACTACAGCAGCAAATGGTAAAAACTATGCCGGATCTGGTGTATTAACACATTCAGTAAGTCTTGTAAATGGTTCAAATTCTGGTCCCCTCGGATCTGGAGAATATGATACAGGTTTTGCTACAGTAAATGATCCAAATGGAACTGCGGTTGATTTCTTAATTGCTCCAGGTATGAGTTCAGCTAGTGATCAGCAAACTGTAGTTAATAATATGGTAGTTATTGCTGAAAATACTAGAAAAGACTGTGTTGTTGTTGCTTCTCCAAATAGAGCAGCAGTGGTTGGCAATGCTACACCACGGGCATCTATTATTACAGCTCAAGATACTAATAACTTTACACGTAGTTCATATCTATTTGCAGACGCTAACTATCTTAAAGTATATGATAAATTTAATGATAGCTATGTGTTTATTCCAGCTGCGGCATCTACAGCCGGTATTATGGCAGCTTCAGATAATAATCAAGCACCTTGGTTTTCACCAGCTGGTACAAGAAGAGGTCGTTACTTTGGTGTAACATCTCTATCATTTAATCCAGATAAATCAGATAGAGATGAGCTTTATAAAGCTGGATATAATCCGATTGCTAATCTACCAGGTCAAGGGATTACACTATTTGGTGATAAAACTCACTTGTCAAGACCTTCAGCATTCGATAGAATTAATGTTCGTAGATTGTTTCTTACTCTTGAAAAAGCAATATCTTCAGCTGCTCAAAATATTCTCTTTGAATTCAATGATGAATTTACTAGAGCCGAGTTCGTAAATATTGTAGAACCAGTCCTTAGAAATGTTCAGGGCAGAAGAGGTATTACTGACTTTAAATTAGTATGCGATGAAACTAATAACACCGCAGAAATAATTGATACTAATCAATTTATAGCAAATATCTTCATTAAGCCCGCAAGATCAATCAACTTCATTACTCTTAATTTTGTAGCTGTACGATCTGGCGTTTCTTTTGAAGAAGTCGTCGGCGCAGTATAATAGGGGTACAAAAAAATGGCAATTTTAGGCGTAAATGATTTTAAATCAAAACTTAAAGGTGGTGGGGCACGTCCTAACCTCTTTCAAGTAATACTTAGTTTCCCTGCTTATGTAGCGGGGGATGTTGAACTCGCATCATTCATGATCAAAGCAGCTCAAATGCCGGCTTCTGTTATGGGAACTATTCCTGTGGCATATAGAGGGCGTCAGTTGCAAATGGCTGGGGATAGAACTTTCGAACCTTGGGCAGTTACTGTTATCAATGATACTGATTTTAATATCAGAAAATCAATGGAACAGTGGATGAATGGTATTAACCAACACCAAGCAAATACTGGTATCACTAATCCAGATGATTACCAAGTTGATGCAGCTGTACAACAGTTAGATAAAGATGGTTCTGTTCTCTATGAATATAGATTTAGAGGTATCTTTCCAACTGCTATTAGTGCAATTGATGTATCATATGAAAATGTGGATACAATTGAAGAGTTCGGCGTAGAATTTCAGATTCAGTATTGGGAGTCAATCGCTCCTGATGGATTTGTAACTTCTTAAAAGTTGAATAAATATAATTTGGTTAGGGGAGTTATTCCCCTAACCTTTATATAGTTAAAGGATAGTTATGGCAGATAATTCACTTAAACTCTTTGGATTTGAAATCAAAAGAGCCAATTCATCTGAAAAAGCCCAGCAGAAGATTAAATCAGTTGTACCAAAAGCTGATGATGACGGTGCTGGTTACATTACTGCATCTGGTAGTCACTTTGGTCAATACTTAGATATTGATGGAAGTGCTGCAAAAGATAACTATCAGATGATAAGAAAATATCGTGGTGTAGCAGTACACCCCGAAGTTGACAATGCTATTGAAGACATTGTTAATGAATCAATAGTAGGAAGCGACGATACTGATCCTATTAGCCTTACGCTTGAGGATGTTGATTTTCCAGAAAACATTAAAAAGCAAGTACAAGAAGAATTTACTAATATTTTGGGTATGTTAAACTTTGAAGAAAATGGCCACGATATATTTAGAAGATGGTATGTTGATGGTAGAATATATCACCATTTAGTAGTTGACGAAAAGAATGAAAAAGCTGGCATTCAAGATATTCGTTTTATTGATGCTATGAAGATTCGTAAAATGAAGGAGGTAAAGAAGAAAAAAGATCCTCTTACTAATGCCGATATTATAGATAGCGTAAACGAATATTATGTTTATCAAGAAAAACCAGGACAGCAGAAAGATGCAGTTAAGTTTACTCTTGATTCAATTAGTTATGTCACATCTGGTTTGCTTGATGAGACTCGAAAAAAAGTAGTATCTCATCTACACAAATCAATTAAACCGATTAACCAGTTAAGAATGATGGAAGACTCGCTTGTTATCTATAGACTTGCTAGAGCACCAGAAAGAAGAATTTTTTATATTGATGTAGGTAATCTTCCGAAGGGTAAAGCAGAAGAATATATGAAAAATATTATGACAAAGTATCGTAATAAATTAGTATATGATGCTCAGAACGGAGAGTTAAGAGACGATCGCAAACATATGTCTATGTTGGAAGATTTTTGGTTACCTCGTAGAGAGGGCGGTAGAGGTACTGAAATCTCTACTCTACCAGGAGGTGAAAATCTTGGTCAGATAGATGATATTGTTTATTTTCAAAAACGTGTATATAGATCACTCAATGTTCCTATTAGTAGATTAGAACAAGAAGCACAATTTTCTCTCGGTCGATCAAATGAAATATCAAGAGATGAAGTTAAATTTCAAAAATTTATTGATAGACTACGCAAAAAGTTTAGTCATCTATTCTTAAATATTTTAAAGAAACAGCTTATCTTAAAAAAGATTATTACCGATGCTGATTGGGATAATCATAAAATTAATTTTAAGATTGACTATGCTAGAGATAATTATTTTGCGGAATCTAAAGAAAGTGAGATATTAAAAGAACGTATTCAAACTCTTGATATGATGCAACAGTATGTTGGAGAGTACTATACTAAAGATTGGGTTATGAGAAATGTTCTAAAGTTTTCTGAAGAAGATATGAAAAATATGGAACAAGATGTAGAAGACGAAAATAAAGAAAAAGCGGATGAGATAGATAATATTGAATCTGATAACGAATAGCTCGAAGTTTAAATAATGTATGATTTAGTTTCCTATATCACGAACAAAGGGCAAAGAGGGACAATAGATCCCTCTAGTTCCCCTGGCGTAATTGCTAGAACGATTGATTATGATACCGTTTGGGTTGAGTTTTCGGTCGACTTAGAAACTCCACCTAATCCAGATTATATTCGTGGTTGGTTTTTTACCGATGAAACATTACCTGGTTATAGTTTTTTTCCTAATTCTTCAGCCATACAAACTGGAACTAATCCACCAGATAAAAAGTTATATACGTCTAATGTTCCAGTTAGACTATATCTTGATGAAGACACAATAATTGATCCTCAAGGAAATAGAGTATTAGATTTTAGATTAAGTACTGCAGTTGCTCAATCTGAAAGTTCTTTAAAAAATGGGCAGTGGATAGAAAGCACAGCCGCCGATATTATATTTACAATATATGCAAATGGTAATCCTGCGCAAGTATTTTTAGATGTGTTGCCAGTGGACGAATTTGAATCTGATTTTGGTTCACCAACAAATAGTCTTACTATAGATTCCGCATATATTAATGGAATGAGAGTTGACTCAGCTCATATTAGACATTTAGCATATGTGAATCTTATTGAAGGTGATTCTGCTCAATTTGAACATATTGCCACAAATACTTTGGCAGCTAACACTCTTATCACAGATTTAGAAATTAATGGTCAGAAAATATATGGTGTTGGATCAGCACTTAGCGGTAATACATTAGATTTAGATTACGACGAGCCAACTGATAGAGACAATAGTGTAGCAATTACTTCGTTACAATCTATACATAATTTTTTAGATGTCAATAATAGCGAAACCGGAAATTATTGGGCACTATATAACAATTTAAATGCATATACTGATACTATTAATAAAAATAATGCCATTTTTAGTATTGATGAAACTGGTGCTGTTGTAGCAAAATCTCTTGAAGTCAACCAGTATATTTTAGATAGTGGCGGATTAAAATGGTCTAAAGATAGTAATGTAAAAATATACTATGATAGCGATGTTCAAGCTTGGAGAATAGAACCAGATTTATTTGGTTATGCAGACTCTGTAACACCAGGCGCTGATTCAGACTTATCTTTATCTTCAGATAATTTACTTTTAAATCTTTCTGGAAAAGATGGACAATTCTTATCTTATGGAGAAGCATCTGAAGCATATTATTTAGATTATGCACTTAAAACTGGTAGATTTATATTTGACGATGATCAGTTAAATGAAGAAAAAGAGTTTATTCCAGACACTCAACTTGAGTCTATGGATTCTCAGGGTAAGTACAAATACTACGATCAGTTCAGTAATTTTTCTCACTATAATATAAGAGAATTTGATAGTGATCCCGTTGAAAATTTTACCTTTCCTTTTAATGATTCAGACGCTCAAGTATTAAGATATGACGAAATCACTAATAGCATTTATAGTGATTTTGCACCAAGAACATTTGCTGGTTTTATATCACCTAAAAGATATAACTCATATAATATAAAAGCAACATTTAGTTCTACTACAGCTACAGATTTTCCAATATTTCTAGTAGTAGCACAGCTAAAAATAAGAGGTAGAGAATATACTATTAGTGCTTTTAGGAGACCAAAAGGCATTCTTCAAGAGCATAGTGATTATTTAGAGCTTGACCATATTGCTGTAAACCCACCTTCATGGGGCTTAGTTTACAACTACGGACAATCAGATGAATATTACTTTGATTTTGATTGGGTGACAAGAGGAATGGCACCAGCACCAGTTACACCAACATTTGATGGGCAATCTACTAGCGATTGGGTTTCTGCTGGTCAGACAACTGTATGGGGATATAAAGATAATAATATATTATTTGTTGCAACAAATCAATTTGGTTCTACAGATATAGAAAATCCAGAATTAAAAACTGTAATTTTATTAAATATAGAAGAAGAAATAGCAGCGGGCAGTACATTTTTAGAGCCGTTTTTAAATGCAGAAACATCTTATGGATTTGGTACACAAAACCAGACTAATGCTGTTATAACAAACATTTTATTTACAACCGAAGATAACGATAAAAATATATTTGATTTAAAAAATGATTTAATTTATACCTTTGTTTCAGATAGAGAAAAAGATGAATTTGGGGTTAATTCTTCTGGATATTATATTTTAGATAGTAGTGTCGGTGTTGATCAAGTAATGAATACTGGTAGACTATTTTATAATGATAGATCAAAAATACTATACTGGAAAGATCCAGATAATTCGTATCAGCTTATAAAAGAAGTTGATTTAAGTGGCTTACCTCAAAGTTCTGCATATGTAGAAATGAGGGGAACCGGATTAAATAATAATTCTCCAGCATATCTTTACATCGATAACGAAACAGAATATTTTGAGTTTAATCAAAATCCTATTTTATTAAAAGGTTATCATGGGCATGGTAGAGGATTAAATCTTACTACATTTGATACTGTCGGCACAAAACTTTCTTCGACTACATTTGATACACACGGATCAGACTCAAATTCCACTTTACTTTCTGATGCAATTAATAATATGACTAATGGTCATATTGGTGCAATAACATCATATGATGCTTGGATAGCAAATGTAAATGATACTCTCAGAACTACTGCCTTCGACCAAGGATTAATGAAACTCTATAATGCACCAACAAGTCCTATTAGAAATCCGTATGCTGCAGTATTTCAGAAAACCGGTATTAATGGGACCGTAAAAGCACATGAAATAAGTAGTGATGATTCTTCAGCTTCTCTATATGCAGATTTAACATTTAGTATTACAAGAGGCACATTTCACACATATGGTCCAGAGCAGCCAAACTCTTTATCGTCTTGGAACGGTAAAAGAGAGGCTTGGATAGATGAAAATCATAATACTAAAATTAATAATACTCTTATGCTTACCGAAGGTAGATATAAAGGTATGGCATTTGAAGGAACATCTTTTACTGCTAGTGGTATTAATGAAGATAGTGCTAGAATTTATCTTACATCAGAAGAAGATTCTCAGAGAACAATGGTTCTTAAAGTTGGAGATAATCTTAGTGATAAGATAGCATTTGAAGTTCCTGATAATGATGGCGTATTACAAAACGGGTTTATAAATTTTCATAGAGGTAATTTACATATTGTATTTGATCAAACACCACAACTAGGTGGCGATTTAGATGTACAACAGTTTAGAATGTATAGAGAAAATTTAAATAATGAAATGATTGATCTTGGTTATACTTTAGGTTACGGTAGTAATAGTATAGCAATTTCGGCACGGCAAAGTATATTTAATTTCTTAGACAATAATAATAACGAAGAAGATAATTTCTTTGGTATATTTTCCAATAAAAATGCTAATTTAGAAGCCACAACTGTAGATGATGCTGTTTTTGCTGTTATGGAAGACGGGTCTATAAAATTTAATTTCGAAGATTCTTCGACTACCATAACAGAAATAGGGACTAGTACCGGAAGACAAGAGGGTTTAACAACCGATGACGTTCCGGAAGGACCATCAGGATTAAATCTATATTTTGATTCTGCTAGAATGTTTATAGCACTAAAGCACGAAAATACTAATAATAACTCTGTATATGATGCTGCCGGTGGCGGTATAGGTAATATTAATGTTAATCAAGCAACTAAAACAATTGAATTTGAAGGTATTACTAATACAGATGGATTACCAGAAGGTGCTAATAATTTATACTTTACAGACGAAAGAGCACAAGATGCTGTTGGTAATATTATGTCTGGTGATGATGATATATTAGTTACTTATACTGATAATGGCGGCGCAGCGGGCACTATAGAAATAACATCGACACTTACGCAAGGATCGGTATTTGGATTACAAACTAAGTATGAATTACAGGGCGATGGAACAGCATCTAATAATGGACAAATAAAATTAAATATTGATTCTAATGGGGTCTCAAGAACTGAAACTATTACAGTTACTGGTCTTAATGGAATCAATATTGATGGTTCTGGTACAAACTCATTAGTAGTTGATGCAGGTTCTTTAGTTAAAACTTATTCAGTATCAAGCGGTGATGTAACGGGCGGATCTAAACTAATTCTCACTGAAACTGATGTTGATAATAATACGGTAGATGATCAGGTTAGCTTTTTAGGTGCCGATGGTATTTCAGTATCTCAAGCCTCTGATGCAATAACAATATCTGGAATTGATCTTCAAGCTGTAAGTACGATTACAGCAAATCAGACTGGTGGTAATAGTTTTATAACTTTAAATGATTCTAGCCCTGTTGCTGGAATTACTACAACTAATTTAGGTGTTACTGGAGCAAACGGTATTGAAATTAGTGTTGATAGTAATGGTGCAGGTAATGCTACTTTGGGTATCAGTGCAGCCGCTCTTCAAATTACTTCTACGCTACAAGCTAATGCATCTGCTGCCGGTGTTGATACTAGAATTACTTTTACCGAAACAGATGCTGCATCAAATTCTACAGCACAATTTATAGAATTTACTGGTACTGGCGGTATAACAGTTTCGTCTATAGCACCAGCCGGTGTTCATGACGGAATAATAACAATTGGTGCGGATAGTATGCACCACCCAAATACTACATATATTGCCAAGTTTGCTGATCCGCCTGGTGTTACAGAGAATGAAGTTGATTTTAAATTAATACACCAAGGTCCAGATAGTGGCGAAGATACAACACTAAAGATTAAATCTGTCGATGGTATTTTAACAAGAGAATCTGATGGAGAACTTGTTATTGGTGCAATAGTTCAGATTGAACAGATTAATAACGAGACAATTACATTTTCAACTGATGCAACTGATGCTGCAATTTCTCTTGGCACTACAACCGAGTTTACAACAAATAGTTCTACATCAGAAACAATTACAATTAATCATGGTGCTACAGGATCTGGCGCTGCCCAAACTTCTGCAAATAGTGGTCAAACTGTTATACAGAATATTTCACTGGATAAATTTGGCCATGTACAATCAATTACTAATGGTACAGTTGTTGGTCAATATCTTATGGCTGCAACTGGTGTTAATGAAGCCAATCTAAGATTTGATACTCAGGCTAATGGACAAAGTGGTTCTGCACAAGATGTAACCCTTAAGGGTGGTGGGGCTGTTGTAGTAAGGTACGTAAACTCAACAGAAATAGAAATTGATGTAGATAGTTCACAGTTTGCGCTTGGTTCTATAGGTGGTCATACCGACGTAGATATTACTACGAACGCACCAACTAATGGTCAAGCTTTAAAATGGAATGGAACAAATTTTGTTCCTGGCGATGTTGCTGTTTCTCTTGCAATGGATGATCTTTCAGATGTTAGTACAGCGGGTATAACTAATGGTCAAGCTATAATTTATAATGGAACATCTTTTGTTGCAGGTGATGCAGGAGAGACATATACCGCAGGAACTGGACTTTCTCTTGATGTAAATAATGAATTTACTAATACCGCCCCTGATCAAACAGTATCTTTAACAGGTAGTGGAGCAACATCTGTCAGTGGAACATATCCTAGCTTTACTATTAGTAGCACAGATACGAACACTGACACAACATATTCAGCTGGTAACGGCATTAGTTTAAGCGGTACCACATTTAGTGTTGGTGCTGGTAGTGGATTAACTCAAACTACGGGCGGCTTAGGAATGTCTGGGTCTTACACTGGTAATTTCCTTCTTACTGGCGCCTTTACAGCAACTGGAGATATTACTGCATTCGGAACATCTGATAAAAGATTAAAGACTAATATTTCTGTAATTGATAATGCTTTAGATAAGATAAATAAAATTTCTGGATATACATTTAACTGGAATGAATTAGCGGAAGATAAAGATCAAACTCTTAGAGAGGCTGGAGTTTTAGCCCAAGAAGTTGAAGAAGTATTACCAGAAGTTACTACAACAAGAGAAGATGGGTATAAAGCTGTTAGATATGAAAAACTGGTTCCATTATTAATTGAAGCAATTAAAGAACTTTCCGAAAAAGTTGAAAGACTTGAAAGGGAAAAATAATGCCATTTATACCAAACACCGGAGCTATATCATTTAATAATAACATAGAAGATGTATTTGAAGATCAGTCAACTCCTGCAATGAGTTTATCAGAGTTTTATAGAAATGGAACTAATGTTCAAACAGCTATATCCGCAACTAATGTTATAACTAATTCTGTAGTTACATCTGGAATCCCTACAAGCGGTCAAATTAGTTTTAGCGATTTTAGAAATCAAGGATTTAATACTATACCGGTATCGGCAATATTTGATAGAAGTAATGTTACACTTGGTTCAAATGTTACTTTTACTGTACCAGCCAACGTCACCCAAATATCTGCTGTTTGTGTAGGCGCTGGAGGCGGCGGAGGAGGTAATTCATCTACTTCATTTACTGGAGCATCTGCAGGCGGTGGGGGCGGTACAGTCTATGGTAATATTTCAGTATCTCCAGGTGATACTTTTACTGTAGTGGTCGGCGCGGGTGGTGCTGGCGGAACAAGTTCCGGAGCAGATGGGTCTGATGGTGGTGATACTTATATTCTTGACTCGAGTGGTTCTACAAGACTAATTGCATATGGCGGTGAGGGCGGACTAACTGATGTAAACAATAACACTGCAGGTGGTGCCGGTGGTATGAGTGGCGGCTCTGATAAAACGGGCGGAGGTACTGGTGGCCGCGGCGGTTCTAGTTCAACAGCTATCCCACATAAATCTCCAGGTGGTGGTGGTGCAGGTGGTTATCAGAGTTCTGGTGGTCGTGGTTGGCATGCGGATGGATCCCCGTCGGCTGGTACTGGCTTTGCAGGTGGTGGTGGGGGTGGCTCAAGAACACAGTCAAGTTCTTCAAATAATGGGTTTCCAGAAGATTTTCAAGCTGGTGGCGCTACTGGAATATACGGTATGGGTGATGGTGGGCAAGCATTCATCAACTCACCGCTTGGTGTACATGTGCAATACTCAAGACACGGAAGCAATTGGAAATCAGCAGCTTTCTTTGCTGGTCCGTTAGGACCATCAAGCGGTGCAGGTTCGATAACTCCACCAACTTCTGGTTCAGCTAATCATCCATCATTTAGCGGTCAAGCTGCTTCACCTGGCGGTGGTGGTGCTGGTATTATTCAAAGTACTATTGGTCATGGACAAAAAGGCGGTGATGGGGCTGTAAGAATTGTTTGGGGCAATCAAAGTAATGGAGCAACAAGGCAATATCCCGATTATGATGATGTATTGGGAGATTAAAAGTCAAAAACTTAATTTATATAAATAATCTAAAATATGGAGAATAATTATGGATGATGAATTAAATAATGTTACAGATGTTTCAGACGAAAACATCGAAAGTCTTGAAGATATTGATACAGTAGATACATCTGCTGAAGAAGATACAAGTGATGAACCAGAAGTAGAACTAGATCCAATCGAAGCGATGATATCGTCTATTGAGGATAAAGATTTTGTAAATTCTTCAAATATTTTTAATAATTTGGTTTCTGATAAATTAGCAGATGCAATTGATAATAAAAGAATTGAATTAGCTAATAGATTATATAATAACGCACCTGAAGAAGTAGATGCAGAAGTAGATATGGAAGTAGAAGTAGAAGATGAAATCGTTTAAAACTTTAAAAGCCAGCTTAGATGAATCTAAGAAGATGAAAGTTAAAGGCATTGCAATTGAGATTGTAAAGGTCAAAAATAAGTTTCAGGCTAAAGTTGATGGTGACGTTTTAGATACTTATGCTTCGGAAAAAGAAGCTGAGAAAATGGCGAAAGAATTCGTCAAACAGTATAAAGGATAAAACTATGAAGCTTATTGCGGAATACAATGATCAAGAACTATCTTATGTTACCGAAGAGGTAGATGAGAGTGGTAAGAAAAACTATGTGATCGAAGGTATCTTCGCACAAGCTGAAAGTAAGAATAGAAACGGCAGAATCTACCCTAGAGGTATTATGGAGTCTGCAGTTCATAAATTTGCGACTGAACAAGTTGCAACTAAGAGAGCGGTTGGAGAGTTAAATCATCCAGAAGGACCAACTGTTAACTTAGATAAGGTTTCGCATCGCATTACCGAGATGACTTGGGAAGGTAATAATGTGATGGGGAAAGCGCTTATATTAGATACTCCAATGGGAAACATTGTAAAAGGTCTCCTCGATGGTGGTGTTCAACTAGGCGTTTCAACTCGTGGTATGGGAAGTCTTGAGAATCGTAATGGGACAATGTATGTAAAGGAAGACTTTATGTTAAACACTGTCGACATTGTACAAGATCCATCTGCTCCAGAAGCTTTCGTTAATGGGATTATGGAAGGTGTAGAGTGGGTTTGGAACAATGGTGTTATTCAACCTCAAGATATTGAAGAAATTGAGACTGAAATTAAAAAAGCTCCGCGTGCTGATATGCATTTAGTGCAGGAACGTGAGTTTAAGAATTTCCTCTCGTTGCTCAAATAAAAGAGGAGTCAAACATGACTGATCAAATACAAGACCAGGAAGTTGAGCTCGATGAAGCAGCGGAAGTTGTGGACGAAGCTCATGATCCTAAAAATGCAGAAGCTCAATCAGTCGACAGTGTCGATAAAGCAGCTAAAGCAGTAACAAAACAGGCGCCAATTCCGAAAACAAAAGCGGGAATGGTTAATGCTATGTACGGTAAGCTACAAGCAATGAAAAAAGCGGATCTTCAAGCGTCATATAAAACTATGATGGGCGAAGAAGTTGAAATCGAAGATGAGATTGTTGTCTCAGAACATAAAGAAGACCTTCAAGCACTTATTGCTAACGAAGAGGGTCTTGCGGAAGGTTTCAAAGAAAAAGCCGCTACAATTTTTGAAGCAGCTGTTAATTCAAAAGTGAATGAAGCAGTAGCTAAGAAAGAAGCTGAACTCGAAGCAACTATTGCTGAAAGAGTAACAGCCCTTGAAGAGCATTATGCAACAGAAATTGAAGAAGGTCTCAACGAAACACGTGGAGAGCTTGTTGAGAAAATCGACAGCTATCTAAACTATGTAGTTGAAACTTGGATGGAAGAAAACAAATTGGCTGTAGAAGCTGGTTTGAGAACAGAGATTGCAGAAACATTCATGAACAATTTGAAAGACTTGTTTACTGAATCTTATATCGAAGTTCCAGAATCCAAAATTGATCTTGTGGACGATTTGGTAGAGCAAGTTGAAGAGCTTGAAAGCCAATTGAATTCACAAACAGAGAAAAACATGGAAATGTCAGAATCTGTAAAATCAATGAAAAAAGAAGTTTGCATTCGTGAAGCTTCTAAAGACCTAGCAGAAACACAAGTTGAAAAACTTAGAAGTCTTGCTGAAAGTGTTGACTTTACAACCGAAGAAGATTTTGCTTCAAAAATCTCTACACTTAAAGAATCATATTTTGCTCAGAAACCTGTAGAAACTACAGAAGCACCAGTAGAAATGGTTAATGAAAGTGTTGTAGAAGAAGAAGCTGATGAAACAGAAATTTCAAGCAACATGGATAAATATCTCTCAGCATTGAGAACATCTTAATTTAAGGGGACAAAAGAAAATGTCTAATACATATAAAAATCTCACAGAGAAATGGGCACCAGTGCTCAACGAAGAATCAGCAGGTAAAATCGATGATTCTTACAGAAAATCAGTAACAGCTGTAGTTCTTGAGAATCAAGAAAAAGCTCTTGCTGAGCAGCGTCAAGCAGAGCAAGGTTTCTTGTCAGAAAACGCTCCATCAAATAACACCGGTTCAGTAGGTAACTGGGATCCAATCCTTATCTCACTTGTACGTCGTGCAATGCCAAACATGATGGCTTATGATGTATGTGGTGTGCAGCCAATGACTGGACCAACAGGCTTGATCTTCGCAATGAAGTCACGCTATGGTGCAGGTGCAACAACCTCAACTGAAGCTCTATATAACGAAGCAAATACTGCTTGGGGCGGAGATTCAACAGGTGCTAACGGTTCAGCAGGTCCATCAGGTCTTTCTGGTGTAACTGATGCTGCAGCAGATGGTTCACTCGATAATGACCGTGTAGCTAACGGCTTTGCTGGTGGTATGCCATTAACAGATGGTGAAGCACTTGGTAATACATCATCTACTTTCAACGAAATGGGTTTCACCATTGAAAAAGCAACTGTGTCTGCAAAAACACGTGCGTTGAAAGCAGAGTATAGCCTAGAGCTAGCACAAGACTTGAAAGCAATTCATGGTCTTGATGCAGAATCAGAATTGGCAAATATCTTGTCAACAGAGATTCTTGCGGAAATCAACCGTGAAGTAATCCGTACAATTAACTCACAAGCTAAGACTGGTGCTGCTACAGCTCAAACCGCTCTTAATGGTGTGTTTGATCTTGCAAACGATGCTGATGGCCGTTGGTCAGTAGAGAAGTTTAAAGGTCTTATGGTACAAATCGAGCGTGAAGCAAATACAATTGCTAAAGAAACTCGTAGAGGCCGCGGTAACTTCATCATCACATCATCAGACGTAGCATCATGCTTGTCTGCAACAGGTATGCTTGATTATGCTCCGGCATTAGCAACTAACCTAAATGTAGATGATACAGGTAATACTTTTGCTGGTGTTCTTAACGGACGCACAAAAGTATATATCGATCCATATGCAACAACCGATTATGTAACCGTAGGTTATAAAGGTACTAATGCATATGACGCCGGTGTATTCTATTGCCCATATGTACCACTAACTATGGTACGTGCCGTAGGTGAGAATGACTTCCAGCCAAAAATCGGGTTTAAAACTCGTTACGGCATGGTATCAAACCCATTCGTAGGTGCAAACCCAGCGAGCGGTCTTGCTGCAGCAAAAACCAATCAGTACTACAGAATCTTCCGTGTGGATAACATCCTTAACGCATAAGATTTAAATATAAAAAAAGGGAGGGGTTCAACCCTCCCAACTAAGCTCCATTCGTGGGGCTTTTTTTTATGCCATCTTATTAGACATTTTCTTTAACCATTGAAACATGATTTTATCTGCCCACTCAGGATTTTTATTTTTTAAGATTTCAAGAGGAGCACCCTCAGGGCCTTCTTTTTTGCGGGCTTCTACATATTCTTCAATAGTAAAGCTTTTAATTAATTCTTTTAGAAATTTAGCCTTGGTGAAAGGACCGTTATACTTAAACCGAGCTATGAATAATTCCATTGGCATACCTACACGTGATGGGTGACAGTTAGGAGCAACTTGATCCCAAGTGGGTTGACCTTCATAAGTACCAGTGTACTCAAGATAACCACCGTGAAAAGTAAATTTAGATTTATCAAACTTAGTCATATCTTTCTCCGATTCTATTTACTCTTACAACATATACTAAAAAACATCACTTGTAAACCCCTAAAATGCACTTTTTTTCAATATAAATAGATATAACTTCAACGGAGAGGCATATGGCAGACCTTACTGAAAATTTTAACTTTTTACAGGCTAGCAACTTTAAGGTTGTTATAGATAGAAAAAAGTATGGTAATTTAGAATTTTTTGCTCAAAGAGTTATCCACCCTGGAGTAACAGTTACTGCACCTATAGTACCATTTAAACGTATTCAAAGTATTGCTGTTCCAGGAGATACAATCGGTGTTGATGATTTAGCATTTGATGTATTAGTAGATGAGAATATGACAAGCTATACTGAGGTTTATAATTGGTTAGAAAGTCTTGTAGTCACTCCGTCAAATAATAAAAATAAAATAATAGCAGATGACGAAAACGTTGTTGATATAACATTGTCTATACTAAGTAGTCATAATAATGTTGTTAAAAAAATTAGATATATAGACTGTGTAGTAACAAACATAGGAACACTATTATTAGAAGCATCTGGTACCGAAACTCCAGTTATTACCTTTCCGGTAAACTTTAAAATATCATACTTTGAATTAGTATAGATACTATTAATATTGAAATTTATTTATTATGGAGATGCACTTGTTGAATCTTGAAGATATACTTAATGATTGGAAAAAAGACTGTATAATTGATGAAAGCCATTTGGATAAATCATCAATTGATATAGCAAAACTTCACGCAAAATATTTACAACTTCTTTCTATTTCTAAACTACAGCTAAAAAAGACTGAGTTAAAGCAGAAAATTTTACTCAAAGATAAGTGGTTATATTATAATGATAAAATGACCCAAGAGCAAATTGAAGAGAAAGGTTGGGAATACGATCCTTTTAACGGAATGAAAGTCATGAAAGGTGATATGAATCACTACTATGATTCCGATATAGATATTCAAAAGAGTGAAGAAAGAGTAACTTATTATAAAACCTTAGTTGAAACACTACAAGAAATTGTAACCAATATTAATTGGAAACATCAGACTATAGGTAATATCATAAAATGGAAACAATTTGAAGCTGGTGGTTTTTAGTGGATATAGTTAAAGTACAGAAGAAAGATCATGCTAATATGATTATTGGGTGCGATTGGGGTATTGCTCAAGAGCTATCTGATTATTTTTCTTTTTTTGTTCCTGGTTATAAATTTATGCCTCTATATAAAAATAAGGTATGGGATGGCAAGATAAGATTATTTAATGTGAATAACTGCGAGTTATCATGTGGGCTTATATCTTATGTAAAAGATTTCTGTGAAAAAAGAAATTATCCGTTAGAATATGAAAAAAGTAAATACGGTTTACCCGAATCATATAATAAAATAGATCCTAATAAGATTATGGAATTTATAAAAAGTCTTGATCTAAAAAGTAAAGGCGAACCTATATCCATAAGAGATTACCAATTTAATGCTATCTGTGAAGGTCTACAAAGAAAAAGATCCATACTATTATCGCCTACGGGTTCGGGTAAATCTTTAATTCTATATTGTTTGGCTAAGTATTGGCTTCAGATGCTTACAGATGGATTTAATTATCCTAGAGCAGGTAAGGTTTTAATCATTGTTCCTACAACATCTTTAGTTGAACAAATGTATGGAGACTTTGCAGATTATGGACAAAATCCTACTGGTATGCATAAAATCTATTCAGGTAAAGATAAAGAATTTGATAGTGCTATCTGTATAAGCACATGGCAATCCATTTATAAAATGCCACCCGCTTGGTTTGATCAGTTTGGTATGATTTTAGGTGATGAGTGTCACGGTTTTAAATCCAAATCACTTACTAATATTATGAATAAATGTAAACTAGCAGAATATCGCTATGGTACTACTGGCACACTTGATGGAACACAAACGCACCAATTGGTATTAGAGGGTCTTTTTGGAAAGGTAATGAAAGTTACTACGACTAGAACTTTACAAGATAATCAAACTCTTGCTGATTTAGAAATTCTTATGATTCAACTACAATATAGTGAAGAGATAAAAAAGCAAATGGTCGGTCTACAATATCAGGATGAAATAGACTACATTGTAAAATATGAACAAAGAAATAAATTTATAAGAAATCTTGCTCTGGATCAAAAAGGTAATACTTTAGTTTTATTTCAGTTTGTGGAGAAGCACGGAAAGCCTCTTTTTGAGCTGATAAATAGTAAGGCTAAAGAAGGAAGAAAAGTATTTTTTGTAAGTGGTGCTACAGAAACATCTGATAGGGAAGCTATTAGAAAAATAACAGAGGGTCAGAAAGATGCTATCATCGTCGCTAGTCTTGGTACTTTTAGTACTGGTATTAACATACGGAACTTGCATAATATCATATTTGCTTCTCCGTCAAAATCCCAGATCAAAGTTCTCCAGTCTATTGGGAGGGGATTACGGAAATCAGAGGATGGAACGACTACTAAACTCTATGATATATCAGATGATTTCCAACACAAATCAAGAAAAAACTATGCACTCCTTCACAGCGAAGAAAGATTAAAGATTTATAAAAAAGAAAAGTTTAAATTTAAATTTTACAAGGTTTCAATATGATCGATATAAACAATGTTAAACAATTAAAAATAGCAGACGGTTCTGAAATTATTTGTGAAATAATGGAAGAGCTTGAAGAAGATATCGTTGTAAGAGGTGCTTTTAGAATAGCCAGAGTAGATTTGGATAACGAAAGAAGTTATTATATGTTTAAGCCATGGATGACTTATGTTGAAGAATCAGATCATTTTATAACAATTAATCTATATCATCTAATAGCAGCTACTGTACCATCTAAAGATATTTTGGATCAGTATGAGAATGCTATAGAAAAAATCAGTGAAGCGGTATCAGAAAGAAATGATAGTCTTGATGAAATACCAGAAGAAGAAATAAAAGAAAAATTAAGTTTAACAAATGATTCAGAAGTTGATAATGTGCTTAAGTTTAATTTTATTGATAAAACTAAGCTTCATTAGTATTCCCTATCCTCAACTAACTACTCTTTTATTATATACTAGATTCGTGCAACTGTAAACCAAAAAGTGATGCGATAACAATAAAAATAGTTGTTTACATCTATTGTTAATTAGTTTATAATATATATGTAAAAGGTTTATATTTATGGCAAAAGCAAAAAAAACAAAAAACATACACTACATTAATAATTCAGAATTTTCATTGGCTATCGTGGAATATGTAAAAGAAGTTACAATAGCTAAAGAAACCGAAGAAAAACTTCCAGTAGTACCTGACTATATTGCTCGTAGTTTTCTTCAGATAGCAGAAAATTTATCTCACAAGTCTAATTTTATTCGGTATACATATCGAGAAGAAATGGTTATGGACGCGGTAGAAAATTGTCTGAAAGCTATAGAAAATTATAATATTAATGCTACAACTAGAACAGGTAAGCCAAATGCCTTCGCTTATTTTACTCAGATTATTTGGTACGCTTTCTTGCGTAGAATTACTAAAGAAAAGAAACAGCAAGAGATTAAAGAAAAATATTTAGCACAATCTGGGATTGATGCTTTTCTTGTTACAGAACTTGGTACTGATGATGCATCATCTCAAGTAGCTAACCACTTTATTGATACACTTAAAGATAGAATTGATAAAGTAAAAGCTTATGATACAGAAATTAAAACTTTTTCAAAAGAAACAAAAAATAGAAAGAAAAGAGCCGTTAACGTAGATTCAGATCTATCTGACTTTTTGGAATAATATATAATGAAAATAGCAGTATTGAATGATACTCACTGTGGTATCAGAAACAGCTCTGATGTGTTTTTAAATAACGCAGCAGATTTTTATGAAAACATCTTTTTCCCGTATTGTAAAGAACATGATATTAAGCAAATTATTCATCTTGGTGATTATTATGATAATCGTAAGTTTATTAATTTCAGAGCTTTAAATCACAACCGTAAACATTTTCTGTCACACCTTCGTGACTATGGGATGTCTATGGACATTATACCTGGTAACCATGATACCTACTATAAGAATACAAATGATTTAAATAGTCTAAAAGAACTCTTAGGTCATTTTATGAACGAAATTAATATTATTATGGAACCTCGTGTTCTGGAATATGATTCTCTTAAGATAGCAATGTTACCTTGGATCACTCAAGAAAATCACGATAAGTCTATGGAGTTTATTAAGAACTGTAAAGCAGACTGGTTAGGTGGTCATCTTGAATTAAGTGGATTTGAGATGATGAGAGGCATAGAAAATAAACATGGTATGGATCATAAACTTTTCTCACGTTTTGAGAAAGTTTTATCTGGACATTTTCACACTAAATCAGTAAAAGATAATATTACATATCTAGGCACGCAGATGGAATTCTTTTGGTCTGATGCTCATGATAATAAACATTTCCACGTAATAGATACAGAGACTCGTGAAATGGAAGCGATTAGAAATCCATACACACTATATGAAAAGATTGTGTATGATGATTCCAGACAAAGTTATTCAGACTTTAATGTGGACCATTTAGATCATAAATTTGTAAAAATAGTTGTAATTAATAAGTCTGACCTCTTTACATTTGATCGTTTAGTTGATAGAATACAGAATAGAAAGATTCATGAACTAAAGATTGCAGAAAACTTTAATGAGTTTATTGGAGAGAATGTCGAAGATGAAAGTATATCAATGGAAGATACTGAAATTCTATTAGATAGTTATGTTGATGCAGTTGACACGGATCTGGATAAAGATAAAATAAAAGTAAATATGAGGAAACTTCTTACAGAAGCACAATCAATGGAAATAGTTTAGTGCCCAAACAAGAAAGAATACACTGCCTATCTAAGAAATGGGAAAAAGCTTATAAGAAAGCAGCCAAGAAAAAAGATAGACAGAAATCTAAGAAACAAATAAGGCAAAAAGAATGATTATTTTTAAATCTATTCGATATAAAAACTTTTTATCGACTGGTAATAATTGGACAACTATTAGTCTTAACAGAACAAAATCAACTCTTATAGTAGGTCAAAACGGTGCAGGAAAGTCAACTATTCTTGATGCACTTTCTTTTGCGCTATTTGGTAAGCCGCATCGTAATATTAATAAACCTCAGTTAGTTAATACTATTAATAATAAAGATAGTATTGTAGAGGTTGAATTTATTATAGGTAAAGCACTCTTCAAGGTTGTTCGTGGTATAAAGCCACAAATATTTGAAATATGGAAAAACGGCGTGATGATTAATCAATCTTCTCATGCCAAAGAGTACCAGAAGGTCCTTGAGCAAAATATTATTAAGCTAAATCATAAAAGCTTTCATCAAATTGTTGTGCTAGGTTCTTCATCTTTTATTCCTTTTATGCAACTACCAGCACAGCATAGAAGAGATGTTATCGAGGATCTTCTGGACATTAATGTGTTTTCAAAGATGAATACTTTGATAAAAGAAAAGAATAGCACACTAAAAGAAAAGCTGAAAGATAATGCATATCAGCTTGACATTCTAAAGAATAAACTAGAGTCTCAAAGAAAATATATTAGAGATATTACACAGATTAATGAGGATGAGATTAGTGATAAAAAGAAAAAAATCTCAGAGGTCGAAAGTGAAATCAAGCAATTACATAATAGTAATGCCGAATGTAGCGCTTTTAATGAAGCAAATGCCGAAGAGGTATCAAAGCAACTCAAAGAAGCAAATAATAAAAAACAAATCATTTTACAAGATAAGGCCAGTGCCACATCAGAAATTAAAACAATCGTTGGCGATTCTAAATTTTATGAACAGAATGACACCTGTCCGACCTGTTCACAAGAAATCGAACCAGATTTTAAAAAGAGGAAAATACACGAATGTAAGCAAAAAGCACTACAAACTAAAGAAACCCTTGAAAGAATACAATCGGAAGCTAATGATGTAGCAACTTTAATAGATGTGTGGAACAACAAAGCTGAAGAAGTTAAAGATAATAATAATTTAATTAATACCAATAATAAACTTATAAGCTCGCATCAAAAACATATCGATGGTTTAAATTTAGATATACAGAGACTTAGCTCCAGAGAAGGTGATATAGGAGAAGCTAACGAAGAACTTCATACTATGAATGAAGAAAGAAACGAGTTAATGGAGCACAAATTAACTCTTAATGAAGAATATTCATATAATACTGTTATGGCTGAAATGTTAAAAGATACGGGTATTAAAACAAAAGTTATTAAACAATACATTCCCGTAATTAATAAATTAGTAAATCAATATCTTCAAGTTCTTGATTTCTTTGTGCACTTTAATTTAGATGAAAGCTTTCAAGAAACTATTAGATCACGTCATAGAGATGCCTTCTCATATGATTCTTTCTCAGAAGGAGAGAAGCAAAGAATTGATCTGGCTCTATTGTTTACTTGGCGCATGATTGCTAAGATGAAAAATTCTGTAGCCACTAATTTACTCATATTAGATGAAACCTTTGATTCATCTTTGGATCATGACGGTGTTGATAATCTAATGAAAATTTTACATACTCTTGATGATAATACAAATGTGTTCGTAATCTCTCATAAAGGAGAAATACTTGATGGAAAATTTGAAGAAAAGCTGGAGTTTAAGAAAGAAAAAAACTTTAGTAAGATGGTGGCATAATGCCTAATATCAAAATAACAACAGAACCTACAGGTAGAAGCCCAGAAAATAAATATTTCTTTGGCTCTAAAACAAAATATCTTGATCTTGATCGACCCAAGTATAATAAAATAGGTAATGAAGAAGATTATAAAGTAATGCATATGCGTATGGATCTAATGGATTATTCGCATAATCTTGTTTTTTATGCTGCTGGAATGTGCTTTCGTGTAGAGACTAATGATGATAGACACGCACAGTTTGTTCGTAATATGTTTCCAGTAGTAGATAATCCTTTACAATATACTGCTGATTGGACAATTATTCATAATACTGAAATGGTGGTAGATAACCCATATATTTATGTCCATTTAGATGAATGTGTTATGTTAATTGGTGGTACTACATTTCTTGGTGAAATTAAAAAAGGCGTGTTTAGTATTATAAGTTTTGAATTACCAGTAAACGGTACTTTACCTATGCATTGTAGTGCTTTTACTTATGATAATACAACTAATCTAATGTTTGGATTAAGCGGTACAGGTAAGACCACATTAAGTAGTGATCCCGACTATAAATTAATTAGTGATGATGAAGTTTATTGGGCTCAAGATGGTATTCGCATGGTAGAAACGGGTTGCTATGCTAAGAGTGAAGGCCTTAGCCCAGAGACACATCCTACAATCTTTTATGCAGTTGAAGATGCTAGAAATAAAGACTGTCTGGTAGTAGAAAATCCAGGTGTTCCAAATGCCAGATTAAGTTATCCAATCACTTCGGTTGAGAATGCATATCATGGAAATAAAAATTTTACTCATCCAGATAATATATTTTTCTTAACTATGGATGTAACTGGAAAGTTTCCAGCGGTAAGTAAAATTACAAACGGTACTATTAGGAGATTCTTTGAGACTGGTTATACAAGCCAGATGCCAGGAACTGAAGCCGGTACTAATGAAATTAAGAAAATATTTAGCCCCTGTTATGGTTCGCCGTTCATGCCTAGAAAGGTAAGTGAATATAGTGATCTTCTAATGCAGAAGATACACGCAAATAACTGTAATGTATATTTAATAAACACTGGAATGGATAAATCTGGCAATAGACACGGTCTTGATTTTACTCGGCAGTGTGTAAAATCTGCTATAAAAACCGGAACTATAGCGGACGATAGTAAAGTTTGTTTAGAAATATTAGAAGAATTAATAAACTAATATGTTTACAACATTAACAATATATGATATAATTAACTATATTTTATGAAACGGAGAAATAGATATAATGGAACTTAGTGACTCTACACTTTCAATTTTAAAGAATTATGCTTCGGTAAATTCTAATCTAGTTATTAATGAAGGTAGTACGCTTCAGACTATTTCTGAAGCAAAGAATATTCTTTCAAAAGCAGAGATTAAGGAAAGTTTTCCAAAAACATTTGGAGTTTATGATCTAAATGAATTTCTAGGTGTTTTAGGTTTAGTTGACTCGCCTCGTCTTAACTTTGAAGAAAATTATGTTATCATTGGTGATTCTACTGGTAGATCAAAAGTAAAGTATTTTTATTCTGATACCGAAATGCTTACAACACCATCTAAAGAAGTGAAGATGCCGGATACTGATGTAAGATTTACTCTTGATGGAGATACTCTTGGTAAAGTTAAGCGAGCAGCTTCAGCTCTTGGACACAGTGAACTTCATGTCTCACCTAGCGGATCTGCAGTAAGTTTAACTGTTACATCTTCCGAAAATTCTACAGCAAATAGTTTCTCTATTGATGTGGAAGGTAGTTCATCCAGTGATAAATACAACTTTGTCTTTAATATTTCTAATTTAAAGATTGACCAAGGAGATTATGAAGTAGAGATTTCTTCAAAATTAATTTCAAAATTTACCAAATCAGGAAGTGATCTTATGTATTGGATCGCTCTTGAAAAGACATCAACATACGGAGAATAATAAATGTCTGATAATGAAGATACAAAACGTGCAATGGAATTACTAAACCAAGTTTCTCGTAGCTCTATTGCTATTATTGATACTATTACTCAGAGAGGTGGTTTTCGAGGTGAAGAACTTTCCACTATCGGAAACTTACGTGATCAATGCACACAAGGTGTTCAAATCGTAGAAAGCTGGAAGCAAGAACAAGCTGAAGATTAATTCTTAAGGATAAAACTATATTATGAATAATGATTTTTTATGGGTGGAAAAATACCGCCCAGCGACTATTGAAGATACTATCCTAACACCTAATCTAAAAACAATTTTTAAGAATATTATCAAGACCGGAGAGCTGCCAAATATGCTCTTTTCTGGTACTGCCGGTCTTGGTAAGACAACCGTAGCCAAAGCGTTATGTAACGAATTGGATCTTGATTATATTTTGGTTAACGGTTCAGAAGAAGGTAATATTGATACTCTTAGAACTAAGATTAAACAATTTGCATCTTCTGTCTCCCTGCAAGGTGGGTATAAAGTAGTTATTCTTGATGAGGCTGATTACTTAAATCCCCAGAGCACCCAACCCGCCTTGCGGGGTTTTATAGAAGAATTTTCTAATAACTGTAGATTTATTCTTACCTGTAATTTTAAAAATAGAATTATTGAACCACTTCATTCACGGTGTTCTGTGTATGAATTCAATACTTCTAAAAAAGATATGGCACCACTAGCTGCTCAAATGATGGCTAGACTTCAGAATATTCTTAAATCTGAGAATGTAGAATTTGAGAATAAAGTTCTTGCTGAACTTATTATGAAATATGGCCCAGACTGGCGGCGTATTTTAAATGAAGCGCAAAGATATTCTATTGGTGGTAAGATTGACTCTGGTATTCTTGTTAATATTGGAGACCAATCTTTTAAGAGTCTTATGGATTTTCTAAAAGCAAAAGATTTTAAGAAAATGCGTTCATGGGTTGTAAATAATATTGATACCGATGCATCTTCTATCTTTAGAGGAATCTATGATAGAATGTCTGATTCTGTAAAACCACAATCTATTCCTCAAGTCGTTCTCATTCTAGCCGACTATCAGTATAAGAATGCATTTGTAGCAGATCACGAACTTAATGTTGTGGCTTGTATGACAGAACTTATGGCAAATGTGGAGTTTCAATGAATATAGAAATTATAGTTTATAATATTATTTTTTGGTTTTCATATTATTGGATATGTTCTTTACCGGAACGTGTAATTCAAAAACAGATAGATGGGGCTAAAGATGTCTAATTCAATTATTTTTGACTTTGAAACATTATCTACAAATAGATATAATTGTGTTGTAGTTTCGTTGGCTGCTCTTAAGTTTTCAGAAGATAATTTTACTTCTGGAAATGGGTATTCATTTAATGAACTAGTAGAATCTGCAAAGCTTATTAAATTTGATGTTCAAGATCAAGTAAAAAATCATAATCGGGTTATTGATAAGAAAACATTAGAATGGTGGAACGAGCAAGGTTCCGAAGCAAAGAAACAGTTAATTCCCTCCGATCGAGATCAATCTATTACAGAACTTTATGATTTCTTTATTTCTACAATTGCTGATATGACCTTTAAAAGTAAAGTATATACAAGAGGTAATAATTTTGATCCTATTATATTTGAAAATATTATGGATCAACTTCATAAACCTCATCCATATTCTTTTTGGCAACTACGAGATACTAGATCAATAATAGAAGGTCTGTCTTGGGGTAGCGGATTAAAAAATAGTTTTATGCCCGAAGGCTGCGATAACTTTATTCATCATGATCCAATTCACGATATAGCAGTAGACGTTATGAGAATGCAAACATTAGTAAGGGCTATATCATGAATCATTTTGATTATTTAAATAGTATTAACTATTCTAAAGAAAATATTATGCACGATAATCTTGATGAGAAAGCATATAATTCTTTTATGGTTAATCGTGGTTTATCTTATTTCAATGATACAGTTATCTATGCAAATGAGATGAATAGATATGCTCATATAGATTCTAAGTTACAATATGATTTTCTCAGAACTCTAATTAGAAAACGTAAAAGATTTTCAAAGTGGACAAAGGAAGATAAAAATTCAGATATTGACTTAATAAAAGAATATTATGGCTATTCTAAAGAAAAAGCATTTCAAGTTTTGCCATTATTATCTAAAGAACAACTTACGTTTATTAGTAAAAAGTTAAGTAAGGGTGGTAGAAAACCCTAAAAGTTATATATTATAAATAGTTTTATCATGAAAAGAATCATGTATTATAACTATAATAATAAATTTACGTGAGTTGAAGATATGAATGAAGTCAATAATGAGTTAGTGAAATGGACCCCAGAAACTATGTTAGAAGTTTCTCTTAATGAACCTGATGATTTTTTAAAGGTTAGAGAAACACTTACACGCATCGGCGTTGCATCTCGAAAAGAAAAGAAATTATTTCAGTCTTGCCATATATTACATAAGCAAGGCAGATATTTTATAGTTCATTTTAAAGAACTGTTTTTATTAGATGGTAAAAAATCTAATTTAGAAGAAGGCGATGTTGCTCGTAGAAATACAATCGCCACTCTTATGTCTGATTGGGGCTTGGTTACAATCCAAGATGAAAGTAAAGCGCAGCCTTTATCACCCTTAAGACAAATTAAAATCATTCCGTTTAAAGATAAACAGGAATGGGAACTATGTCCAAAATATAATATTGGACGTAAATAGAATAGCAGCTATTCACTAGAGTAATAGCTCATCATTATAAATAATAGTGGATGCAGTTTTACTGGTCCACTATTAATTCTTGCTTGACAAAAAGGAGAAAACAATGACAGGCATACAAACACTTTTTCCACGTTCATCTTTTGTTGGCTTTGACCATCTGTTTAACGAGTTAGAATATACAGCTAAACATTCAAAAGATCATTATCCTCCACATAATATTATTAAAACTGATGAGAATGATTATCTTATTGAACTTGCTGTTGCGGGATTTTCTAAAGATGAACTATCTGTTGAGGTTAAAGATAGAACTTTAACGGTAGTGGGAGAACACGTCTCAAGGGGTCGTGAGTTTATTCACCGTGGAATTTCCACAAAGAAATTTAAACGCACATTCCGGCTGTCTGAGCACGTACAAGTGCACGGAGCAGATATTCAAGACGGCATACTTGCAATCGAACTGAAGTATGTTGTCCCAGAAAATCAGCGTCCTCGTAAAATCAATATTGGTAAAAACGAGGAAAACAATGACACAAGCAATACTAACAGCCCACAGTTACTCAACGAGGGCAATTGAATCCATTATAGAAGCGTTTAGAACTTTTAAACATCATCGTTCAGAACGTAAAGTTATTAAAGCAACAGAAAGAGAATTAGGCAAATTATCGGATTATGATTTAGCAGATATTGGTCTTACACGTGGTGACATTTATACTGTTGCCCGCCGTAAATCAACTATCGAAAACGCTAGAACTAATAACAATCTAAGAGGTTGGGTCTAATGACAGCTTTAGTAGCAAACTATGTCTTCTCACCCTTGTCGGGTTTGTGGTCTTCATTCGATCGGTTTACGCAGACGATTGGATACTCCAGAGCGGCAGCGGAGCTCGCAAGAATGGGGCTTCACGAGGAGTCTCGGAAGTGCATGATGGAAATACAAAAATTACATGATAATTAGTAATCCATATAAATAAGCACAGAGGGCGGGAGATCGCCCTCTTAGTCACACACAACACACAAAATAGGAGATGTAAATGATTTTTACATACAAACAATTTATGGACCATAATAAAACTTTCTATGAAGAAATGGTCGACTTAAAAGTAGCCGGATGGGATACTTTTAGCAAAGCAGCAAATGCTTACACTTTTAACTTTTATAAAGATCAACTTAAAGCTATGGACGAAGCTGTTCATAAGCTTGCAACAGATATGAAGGGTTACGTCAATGACTAATAAGAACCCATTTGAAATTAGAGCAGACATGCTCAAACTAGCAAAAGATTACATGGATCAGCAGTATAGTATGAATGTACAGCTGATGAATGATATGTACGAACAAGGCAAGAAAAACTACGAAGAAGTACAAGAAGCATATAAAATGTATTCTATGGATGATTTAATGAATAAAGCAAAAGAAATGTATTCTTTTGTATCAGATAAAAAATAGGGAAAAATATGAAAAAATTTTTAGTTTTTATTACTGCAGCCATGATGGCTACTACTGTCTTTGCGGCAGATAAAGTAAAAGTCGGATTTATTTATGTTGGACCAACCGGGGATCATGGTTGGACATATAGACATGATATCGGTCGTCAACAGGTAGAAAACGAATTTGGTGACCGTGTTGAAACCACATTTGTTGAAAGTGTTCCAGAAGGAGCTGATGCTGAACGTGTATTAACACAAATGGCAATGCAAGGAGCTGACATTATCTTTGCTACATCTTTCGGTTATATGGATCCAGTAATGAACGTGGCTGAAAAATTTCCAGATGTAAAATTTGAACACGCAACTGGTTATAAAATGTCCGATAATGTTGCTAACTACGGATTACGTTTATATCAAGCTAGGCATGTTCAAGGCGTTATTGCAGGTATGATGACAAAAACCAATAAGATTTGTTATGTCGCCTCGTTCCCAATTCCAGAAGTTATGCGTGAAATTAATACATATTATTTAGGTGCAAAGAAGTATAATCCTGATGTAGAGATTGCTATTACATGGGTATACACGTGGTATGATCCAGGTAAAGAAAAAGATGCTGCAGTAGCTATGATTCAACAGGGTTGTGATGTATTAGCACAGCATACGGATTCCCCCGCGCCTTTACAGGCAGCACAAGAAGCCGGTATTGTAGGATTTGGCCAAGCATCAGATCAAGCTAAGTTTGCGCCAAAAGCACAGTTGACGGCATCTATTGATAACTGGGGCCCATATTATATCGCTAAAGTAGGTCAAGTACTTGATGGTACATGGACATCAGGTGATTATTTTGGTACTATGGACGAAGGTGCAGTTCAAATGGCACCGTTTGCAAATATGCCACCTATGATAGCTGAAGAAGCTCAACGTATTAAGAATGCTATTTCTAGCGGAGAACTTCATGGTTTCACTGGTCCGATTAATAAGCAAGATGGAACACCATTCTTAGCAGAAGGTGAAGTTGCAACTCGTGCTCAACTAGATACAATGATGTTCTATGTTGAAGGTATTGACGCAAAGATGCCTTAATCGGTGCCCGATTGGATAATACTAGCAGGGCTATCTCTAACTTTGACGGCCCTGTTTCTCATTTTTGATAGGAAAAACGATGATTAGTTTTATTTACAGTAGTTGGAATGTGGTGATGGATCACAATCTCAATCCATTAAGTAATATTCCGGATTTAAATACACGACATATGATTATGCAAGTATTAGCATGGATGTGGTGTATTGTATTTGGTATTCTTGTAGGAAGTATGTGGGCAGGTCTTTATAGTATGATAGCACATTCATTGTTGTTAGGTGCTATTGCTATTACTGTGGCTACATTTGAAATGGCCAAACGTAAGCCATACGGTTTTTACAGCGGCAGGGGTCCTGGTGGCGAGCACGAATAATAACTCATATGCATATAATAAGAAATAAAGAAGGCGATATTATTGCACTATCTTCAAAAAAGGAAGATGCTATTAATATTGCCGATAAAAAAATGGATAAAGCTGATTATATTTTGGAAGAAATATTAGACAGCATACAACTTAGAGAAATTTACAGAGTTTATTACGGAAAAATAAATAATGACTGATGAAGAAGTAAGAGCTGCAGCTCAGAAAGAAGCGGAAAAAACATTTGCTGATTTTATGCTTTGGAGTAAAAGAACCACATATGCTGCAATTGCAATGCTTTTAATTGTAGCATCATGTAACTTTGGGGTAGAGGACGACACCTATCCTGCCTATAACGGCGAACAATATAATCCGTCCAATCTTAATGTAAAGAAATAAAGATAGGAAAATCTATGAAGAATCTAATTATAGCAAGTATTATGGCACTTCTCACTACTTCAGTATTTGCTGAAGATATAACAATTGAAATGTTAAATAAACGTGAAGATGGCGCTAAGATGGTATATTCTCAAGACATTGCACGTATTGATGTAGGAGATACAATTACTTGGGTACCGACACAAAAAGGACATAATGTAGAATTTATTGCAGGTCCTGATGGATGGAAAGCGCCAAAAAAATCAAAACTTAGCAAAGAAGTTTCTATTACTTTTGACACACCAGGAGTGTATCTATATCAATGTTCACCACATAAAACAATGGGTATGATTGCTATTGTGGTAGTAGGCGATGGAGACAATGATATCTCAAAGGCTAAAGTAAAAGGTAAGTCAAAAAAAGTATTTAAGGCTTTATTGGCTGAACTATAATGATTAAAAAACTAGTTAACAAAATCCCAGAGTTTTGTATGACTCATTGGTTACTTAGAATACCTCTTATTGTTGTATTTTTGCAGCAAGGGCTTTCTAAGTGGCCTATTGATGTAAATGATTCTCCAGTAGAATTAACACTATTAGTTTGGACATTCGTTGTACTAGGCGAGCTAGGTGGTGCCATCGGTCTTATTGTTGGTGGTATATTAGATTATATTAAAAAACTAAAAGAGTTTGGTGATATTATTACACGTTTCTCCGGTATTACTATGGCAAGTATTATGACTGGAGTTATTTGGACTGGAGAACCCGAAAGCTTTACTGATGTGTTATTATATGATAATCTTCATGTATTACTATGGGTAGGCTGTATGTACTTTGCCCTTAGAGGTAATCGTTCGTGAATCCACAAAAGCGTACTGTTTACATTATGCTATGGACTTGTGTTATATTTCACTTTGTGATTATACCTATCTGGATGTGGAGTCTAGGGTTATAGTAAGATATAAAAGATTTATTAAATGGTACCGTGTTCTTAGAAAAGACGGTAATACCATGGGCGTATGTAATGTAGGTCCATGGTATAGTCGTTATAGTAAGCTCAATTGTATATGCTGGGCTTGGGCTAATTCTGGTACGCACACTATAGATGGTAAAAATTTATAGTTTACAAACATCTCATAATATGTTATAATAATTCCAACTGGAGGTTATTAATTTGAATTCATTCTACACTTCTGTGAACCGTTATGGTAATTCTATTCTTTATCGTGGATATTCCCCTAATGGTTCGCCAATTAATCAACGTTATAAATTTAAACCAAAATTCTGGGTAGCATCTAAGGATCCAACAGAGATAAAATCCTTTGATGGTGGCAACATAAGCCCTATAGAATTTGAAAATATGCGTGAAGCTAAAGAGTTTCTTGAACAATATTCAGAAATGGATGGCGTAAAGATATATGGCACACGTAATTATATACATCAGTTTATTACAGATAAGTTTCCTGATGATATTAAATTTAATCCGAGTAGTATAAATGTAGTAAACTTTGATATAGAGGTTGCCTCAGATGATGGGTTTCCAACTCCAGATGCTGCAGCATATCCAATTATATCTATTGCTCTTAAATCCAGTAAATCTTCGATATATCAAGTGTGGGGTTTAGATGACTATGATCCATCTAAAACAGAAATCAATTTAGATGGTGGTCAGATACAGTATCATCAGTTTGACTCTGAACCAGCAATGATGGCTTCGTTTCTAACTTACTGGACTAAAAATTATCCTGATATTATTACTGGCTGGAATACTAGATTCTTTGATGTTCCTTATCTTGTTAATCGTATTAAAATTATTGGTACGGAAGAAGCCGCTAACAAGTTATCTCCATGGAAACTTGTTAATGAAAGAAATACTACAATCATGGGTCGACCTCAGGTTAACCATGAGATTGTTGGTATTCAACAAGCAGATTATCTTGAACTATTTAAAAAGTTTGGATATTCATATGGAACACAAGAATCATATAAACTAGATCATGTGGCCCATACTGTTCTTGGAGAAAAGAAACTTTCCTATGAAGAACATGGTAATCTCTATACATTATACAAACAAGATCATCAGAAGTTTATTGACTATAATATCAGAGATGTTCAGCTAATTGATAAGATGGATGCTAAGATGGGTCTTATTAACTTAGCAATGACTATGGCATATAGAGCAGGTACTAATCTTTCCGAGACATTTGGTACAACATCTATCTGGGAATCAATTCTCTATCGTAGATTACTCTCAAAGAATATTGTGTCACCAGTAGAGCAGATTCAGAGAGTTGCTTATGAAAATAATTCTAATCCAAATATTATCGAGGGTGGCTATGTAAAAGATCCTCAAGTTGGTGCACACGACTGGGTAGTATCATTTGATTTAAATTCTCTGTATCCAAATATTATTGTTCAGTCTAACATATCTCCAGAGACTATTATTCGTAACAAAACATGGAGAACATTTCAGCAAGGTGTTGATCACTATTTAAACGGAACAGATAAAGCTGATAGTGAATATTCTATCTGCGCAAGTGGAGTGCCTTTCTCGAGAGAAAAGCAAGGGGTAATTCCAGAACTCATTGTTGATTACTATTCAGAAAGAAGTGTTATCAAGAAAAAGATGTTGGATGCTAAGTCACAATATGAAAAGACAAAATCATCATATCTTGAAGCAGAAATCAATCAGCTAGAAAATAACCAGATGTCAATTAAGATTTTACTTAATTCTCTTTATGGTGCTCTTGCAAATAAACATTTTAAATACTTTGATAATGCCCTAGCCGAGAGTGTAACACTTACTGGTCAGCTTTCTATTAAATGGGCAGAGCGTGCTATTAATCAAGAGATGAATAAAATTCTTAAGACTGATGATTTTGATTATGTTATTGCTATTGATACAGATTCAGTTTATATTAATTTCGGTCCTCTTGTAACCAAATTAAAACCAAAAGATCCTGTAAAGGCTATTGACAAACTATGTCAAGATCATTTTGAAAAGATTATTGCTAAAGCATATGATGGTTTATATCATAGGCTTAATGGCTATACTCCACGCATGGAAATGGGTAGAGAAGTTATTGCTGATCGTGGTATATGGACTGCAAAAAAACGCTATATACTTAACGTACACAATAACGAAGGTGTTCAATATGCAGAACCTAAACTAAAAATGATGGGTATCGAGGCTATTAAATCATCAACTCCTGAAGTAGTCCGAGATAAGTTTAAAGAAATATTTAAGGTTATTATTACTAGTACTGAAGCAGAAACTCGTAGATATATTAATGACTTTAAAGCAAAATTTAAATCTCTACCACCTGAAGCTGTTGCATTTCCACGTGGAGTTTCTGATATTAGTAAGTTTTCACATAAGAAGAATATCTATTGTAATTCTAATAATTCTAAACAATGGTCATCGGGTAGTCAGACAGCAACAATAAAAACAACGCCTATTCATGTTCGTGGTGCTCTTTTGTATAATCATCATGTTAAAGATAAGGCGCTAGATAAGAAGTACATTATGATACAAAACGGAGAAAAGATTAAATTTACATATATGAAGCTTCCGAATCCTATTCGTGAAAATGTAATTTCTTTTCCGGATTACTTACCCGAAGAATTAAATCTGCATAAATATGTAGACTATGAGATGCAATTTGAAAAAACTTTTATTGAACCGCTTAATCCTATTCTTGAAGCCGTTGGTTGGTCTGTCAAGGATGTGCAAACACTGGAGGACTTTTTTGGATGAATTATATATTTGACGTAGACGGTACTTTAACACCAAGCCGTATGCGGATAGATAAAGAATTTAAGGAATTCTTTTTAGAATTTATAAAGAAAAATAATGTTTATCTTGCTACAGGATCAGATTATATAAAAACAGTAGAACAACTTGGAACAGAAATCTGTGAGAGTGTTACTAAGTGTTATAACTGTTGTGGTAACAGCGTTTGGCAAAACGGAGAAGAAATATTTAGATCCGATTGGACGCTGTCGCACGAATTAGATAAATGGTTAAAAAAAGAACTAAAGAAAAGTAAATTTGATATAAGAACTGGTAATCATATTGAGCAAAGACCCGGCTTGGTAAATTTTAGCATTGTCGGTAGAAATGCCTCCTTTGAAGAAAGATTTATCTACACTCAATGGGATGAACAGGTAGAAGAAAGAAAAACAATTGCTAGAGAATTTAATCAACAGTTTGCATATTACAAAGCTCAAGTAGCAGGTGAGACAGGTCTTGATATTATGCCTATAGGATATGATAAAAGACAAATTGCCGATGATATTGAAGGTCCAATAATATTCTTTGGTGATAAAATGGCTCATGGTGGTAACGATTATCCATTAGCTGAAGTAATACAGTATAGAGAAAATTCTTGGAATTATGAAGTAAAGTCTTGGAAAGACACCCATAAAATATTAATTAGTTTATCATATAATGGTTTACAATAAGTAAAATATAGTGTATAATAATACTATAGAGGAGAAAAAAATGAAAGCTGGTAAAGTATGGGGAACAACTGAACTGATTGAAGCTAATGGCGCTTTAGAATTTCATCGTATTGAAATGGAAGAAGGTGGTGTATGCTCTAAGCACTTACATCGCTATAAGTGGAATGGTTTTTATGTAGAATCTGGAAAGATGCTTATTCGTACATGGCAACGTGATTACGATTTAGTTGATGTTACTATTCTTGATGAAGGCGATTATCATAAAGTTAAACCTGGTCTTTATCATCAATTTGAGTGTCTTCAAGAAGGTGTGGCTTACGAGCTATATTGGGCAGAGTTTAATCATAATGATATTGAACGTGAAAGTGTAGGATATCATATGGATGATGTAGATGACTGATTCTTTTTCTGATGTAACAAGAGTAGAAGTTATTGATAATAATGGTCGATCATATACTAAAAATTGGGTAGATAGTGTAGAAATACAACTTCAAGATGACGGAAAAACTCTTAAATTATTTGTACACTATGATGATGAGGAGATATCAGATGACTGAGTATGTAGTATTAACAGCAATTCAACAATTTAGAACACGTTATGTGGTTCCAGTAGAAGATATGGAAGACTGTGATCCTGAAACATTTATTAAAGATTCTGTTACTTTTGGCGAAGTAAAAGAGTTTAGCCAATTAGATTTAAAAGAAAATATAATCGATGTTCAAATATATGATGAGAATAATCTTTTAGATTTATTCGACAAAGATAATGATTATCTTTCTGGATGGACTAAAGAACAAAAAATAAAATGGATTAGAAATTGGGAAGAAGGTCTATGAGAGTAGGATTAACTGCTAGCACATTTGATTTATTGCATGCAGGTCACATAATGATGTTAAGAGAAGCTAAGTCACAATGTGATTGGCTTATTGCTGCTTTACAAGTAGATCCTAGCTATGATCGAAAAGAAAAAAATTCTCCTATTCAAACTATTGTTGAGAGACAAGCACAGCTTGAAGCAGTAAAATATGTTGATGAAGTTATTATATATTGTACAGAGGCAGATCTACTTGATATAATTAATATGTATCCAATTAATGTTAGAATACTAGGTGAAGAATATAGAACACAAAATTTTACAGGTAAAGATGAATGCCGTAATAGAGGCATTGACTTGTATTTTAATAAGCGTGATCATAGATTTAGTTCAAGTGGATTAAGAAATCGTGTTTGTGACAATCATAAATAATACTTTACAAATTGATCAAAATAGGATATAATATAAAAATGATTTATGAAGAAAAAATTATTCAGTGGCACTATGATAGAAATCTTATTGAAGGTTCTACAGATAAAGATCAGTATATGAAACTTATTCAAGAAATGGGTGAACTATCAGATAATATCTGTAAGGGTAAAGATATTAGAGATGACTGCGGAGATATTATGGTTGTTCTTATTAATATCATGGAAAGAAATAATATCAGTCTTGAAGAATGTCTTGAAGTAGCCTATAACGATATTAAGGACCGTAAAGGTAAGATGGTAGATGGTGTCTTCGTAAAAGAAGGTGATAGTTAATGCAACCAAAATATCCAATTTATATTATCTCTAAGGGTAGAGCCGACTCACGGCTTACCTCTAAAACTCTTGATGAGATTAGAGTACCATATAAAATTGTTATTGAAGAAAGTGAGTTTGATGATTATAATAAAGGCATTTCAGCCGATAAGATTCTAACTCTACCGCCCGGATTTAGAGAAAATCCAAAGTATGCAATTCCAGATAATAAAGGTAGAATCGGCGGTTCTATTCCAGCACGCAACTTTGTCTGGGATCATTCTATTAAAGAAGGTCATGAGCGTCATTGGATTATGGATGATAATATCAAACATTTCTATAGACTGCATAAAAACCAAAAGACTAAAGTGACATCTGGTACAGTAATTAGATTGTGTGAAGACTTTACAGATCGCTATAAAAATGTTAAAATGTCTGGTATGAACTATCAGTATTTTGCTCCAGCTTCTCAGAAGAAAAGACCATACACACTTAATACTAGAATTTATTCCTGTATTTTATTATCTAATGATATTAAACATAGATGGCGTGGTAAATATAATGAAGATACCGATCTGAGTTTAAATATTCTAAAAGATGATTGGTGTACAATTCTATTTAATGCCTTCTTGTGTGGTAAGATTACAACTCTTGTTATGGGTGGTGGTAATACAGATAATGTGTATGTGGATGGAGATAATCGTTTACAATTTGCACAAGCACTTGTAGAACAACATCCAGACTTGGTTAAAGTTGTTCAAAGATATAATAGATGGCATCACCACGTTGATTATAGCCCATTTAAAAAGAATAAACTTATTTATCGTGATGACTATGTAATTAAAAGTGGTACTAATGAGTATGGTATGAAATTACATGCATTAACTATGGATCAATATAAAAAAGCAACAACAGAATTTGGAAATGCGGAGAACCCTTATTATGAGCAAACCTAAAGGCGCTAACTTATTTGTATTAGATGGACAAGAAGATGATCTTGACCCTATGGGCTGGGATGACATGCCAGAATTTGAACAAGAAAATCGTGAAGATTATGCTGCTATTGTGATGCGATTTAGAACAGAAGAAGATTTAAAAGAATTTGCACAAAAGATTGGTCAACCAAATCTTACTAGAAAATCACGTGGTACATTCTACCCTGCTGTTGATTTTAATGAAGCTAATCTTCTACGTTGGATGGATGAAGATCAAATACAGAGTTAATTATGGAAGTTTCTGCAACATTCTTTAAATCTATATATGATAATAAAACTCATAAGAACATGAGTTTTTCTGGCTTTCCTCAGTTTGAGGAATTTCTATATAAACTATCTGAAAGAAAATTAGAAGATAAAAAAGCTGCTCAGCTCATATCACCAGCAACTTATATTAAAGATACTACAAGAGCAAATAAAAATGTAGTTGACTGGGCTGGATGGGCAGCTATGGATGTAGATGACCATGAGTTTAAAGGAGATTTAAAAGATGATCTTATTCGTATCTATGGTAAGTACTATTTTGTTTGCTATAGTACTGCTAGCAGCAGAGAAAGTTTACCAAAGTTTCGTTTGGTCTTCCCACTTACAGAAAGAGTTAGAGGAGATAATATCAGACATTTTTGGTACGCACTCAACACAGAACTCCAAGCAATCGGCGATGCGCAAACTAAGGATCTATCACGAATGTATTATATCCCTGGTTCGTACTCTGGCGCTTTCAACTTTATTTTTACTAATACTGGCGGTAGTTATATAAACCCTCGAGAGTTAATGGCGAGTCATTCATATCAAGAAAAAAAGACCGGTACGTTCTTAGATAGATTACCAACAGAGATGCAAAAATCTATCATAGAATATCGTAAGAATAAAATGGAGAATACTGGTGTTAGTTGGTCTAACTATGAAGATTGTCCATTCGTAAATAAAAATCTTATCAGAGATTTTAAGAATATAGCATATGTTGATAATACTGGAAGATATGCTATGGTTTATAAGATTATGGTTTCAATAGCAAGTAGTGCAATTAAAAAAGAATATCCTATAAACACATTTGAGATTGTAGAACTAATTAAGCAACTAGATGCCGATACAGCTAAGAGATATGAGAATAGACCTCTTAATGTAGAAGCGGATCGTGCTATAGAATATGCATACAGAAATATTTAAAAAAAATCATTTTAGGGGTTTACAAGTGATATGTTTTATGTTATGTTGTAAGAGTAAATAGAATCGGAGACTTCTTATGGCTTACTATACTTACACAAAAGATCCTATCGGTTGTTTTGTTGAGAAAGATACCGGCAATTACTTTGAGTATTCACTTAACGATGAACCTATTTCAGGTTTTTCCGAAGACTTTCCCCATAAAGTTTGGGTAGGTGGCGGCGGTGTATGCGGCATGACGGGTTATAGATTTGCTCATGTTAAAAAGACTGTTGCTGTGATCGTTGTAGACGAAGACGAGTTTGGTCTTCCCGTTACTGAAAAGTGGTATGTTAAAAATCATAACCAATATGCACTTTAGGGATTTACAAACTCCTAAAAATATGGTATGTTGATTATATAAAGAGAATCCGAAAGGAACTAAAATGTTTAACGTTGCTACAAATCTTACAAAAGTTGGAACTTACCTCGGATATTTTACAATTCAAGAGCATACAACAAACGTAAATAATAATAAGCCTTCTCGTACTTATGAAAAGCTTGTATTTACAAAAGCCGATGGTATGGAGACTCGTGATTTTAAAGCTATGGGTGATATTGTATACGGTATGTATGTTAACGGCAATCTTGTTAAGATTGGCAAAGCGGGTTCAACAAACGGTTGGGCTGGACGTATCGGTACCTACGGTGTTGATCCAAAAGGCGAAGCAACTAATCGTAAAATTATTACACATCTAAAAGAAGATTTTACATATGAAACACGTGTAGAAGTATATGGGATTTCAGTTCCTCGTATTCACTCAGAATATTTCTGCCCAGTAACGCGTGAAACAGTTTCTATTGAACTTCCACAGAACCATCAAGTAGAAACTCATTTAACTATTGAAGCAGAAGCAGAAGGCGAAGATCTGATATTCTGCACACAGAAAGTTTAATTATGGCTAAAGTAGTATATGGTACAGATATATATGGAGATGATGTAAAGCTTTATGATTATAAAGATACACCTTCATGCGAAATCTGTAATAATAAATTCAGAGGTGGCACCATTGATAAAAAAGGTAGTAGAAAAACCGATTTGCTTACCGATGTTGAAAAGGCTATTAGAAATAAACAAAGACACAGCTATGGTCATTTGCGTAAAATTACAGTCGATAAAATCTTAATGGGTCACATGAAACAACCAAGACCATCTGGATTAAAACCTAATCAAGTCTTTGCGTGTGAATGTTGTTATAATGTACATATAAGTACGATAAGAATGTTAAAAGAAAAAGAATTAAATACATTACCGGGTCTTTAATTCCTAAAACAAATAAATGGTTAGGTGATGAGTAAAGAAAAATTTTATAATTTTTTTAATGATTTCTATAAAGAAGAAATTATTAACGTTGTAAAGTATCCAATATATATTCCTTCTAAGGGAAGGCCTACCTGTGTCACAGCTAAAGTTTTAGAAGAAAGTGGGCTCAACTATTTAATTGTAGTTGAGCCTCAAGACTATGAACAATACTCTATTTATCATAAACATGATAAGATGATCTGCTTAGAAAAAGACAATCAAGGAATACCATATGTAAGAAACTTTTGTAAAGAACATTCTGATGCAAAATATCATTGGCAGTTTGATGATAATATAAGATCGTTTAAAGTAAGAAAAGATGATAAGAACATAAAAGAGGATCCATCTAAACTAATATCCATAATAGAAACTTTTACGAATCATTTTGAAAATATCGGCATATCTGGATTTTCTCATGATATTTTTGCTTGGACTAAAAAGTATCCTATAGATATAAACAAACAATGCTATAGTGGTGTTCTTGTTAATAATAATATTAATATAAAATGGAGAGATAATGTCGTAGAGGATACAGATTATTCTTTACAAGTATTATCAAAAGAATATTGTACATTGCTATTTAATACGCTGTTAATAGTTAAAGAAGCCACAAAAAAAGGTAACGGTGGTAATGATAATTCCGACAGTTGGCGACTAAATAGATCGTTAGGATTACAAAATTATTGGCCAGAAGCAAACTTTAAAATAACTCGAGAGTACGGTAGGGTTAAGATAAAACCTTCTCAAATATGGAAAAAGTTTACTCATATGCCTAAAGGTTCTAATATAGATTTTAATGATAATGATTTATCCGAATTTTTTTAGTTTACAATACCTCTATAATAGTGTATAATAGAGATATAAAGGAGAATAAAATATGTCACATATAACAGTAACTGGCGGCGCCGGTTTTATTGCTTACCATCTTATACAAAAGCTAGTTGACGAAGGTCATACTGTAACAGCATTTGATAACTTTAATGATTACTATGATGTTGATCTAAAAGAAGATAGAGCAAACAATTTAAAGAATCTTGGTGTTGAAGTGCACCGTCTTGATCTAAAATCAAAAGAACCTTTACGTTTTTTTCTTGCTGCTCATAAACCTGATGCCGTTATTCATTTAGCTGCATATGCAGGTGTACGACACTCGTTAGAAGAACCACAAACATATATTGATAATAATGTTACTGGTACTCAAAATCTAATCGAAGCTTGTGTGGATGCTAATGTTGAAAACGTAATATATGCATCAACATCATGTACTATGGCTGGTAATGAATTACCCTGGAAAGAAGATGAGAAATGTGGTTATCAATTAAATCCATATGGCTATACTAAATTTACTAATGAAGCACAGTTTATGTCTAGTTCAATTATCAGGACAGTTGGGCTCCGTTTCTTTACTGTTTACGGTCCTTGGGGTCGCCCTGATATGGCACTCTTTGATTTTACTAAAAATATTGTTGCTGGTAAGGAAATTGAACTATTTAACTATGGCGATATGATTCGTGACTTTACATATGTTGATGATATTGTAAACGGTATTGTTATTGTTTTAAATCAATCTTTATCTCAAACTGAAGAATTTAATGAAATATATAACATTGGTTGTGGAGAACAAGTAAAGCTAGTTGATTTCGTTGATCACATTGAAAATAATCTTGACCGTAAAGCTAAACGTAAACTTGTGCCAATACACCCAGCTGATACTCAAGCTACTTGGTCTGATACAACTAAACTACAAAAACTTGGTTATAAACCTACAGTTTCAATTGCCGAAGGTGTGGAAAAATTTATTTCTTGGTATAAACTATATTATGGAGTAAACTAATGCTTTACAAAACCGTTGCATTATATTATAATATATCAGTAGAAGAATTAATTAATAGGCTTGTAAATAATGGCGAGCCTCTTATATGCAAATATTACAAGGAAGTTTATCCCGATGGGTTCTAAATTAAAGATTGCAATTGTTGGACATGGTTTTGTCGGTAAAGCTATTGATCACGGTTTTAATGATTATAACTGTACCAAAATCATCATTGATCCTAAATATGGAAATAGTGTCGATAGTATTAAATCACTAGATGTAGATGTTTCTTTTGTGGCTGTTCCAACCCCTATGGGTAAAGATGGTGAGATTGATTCATCTATTGTGGTAGAAACTGTAAAAAAACTTAAACAACGGCGTAGTGGCATTATAGTAATTAAATCCACAGTAACACCTGATATTATTAAATCTCTTACTAGAGGAGGTGGCACAAGTTCAAGAGTTGTCTATAACCCAGAATTCCTAACAGAAGTTAATGCTAATTCTGATTTTATAAATCCTGATATGCATGTGTTTGGTGGACATAAAGAAACTACACTACGATTAGAAGAAATCTATAAAGAATATAGTTTATGCAAACCATGTCCAGCCTTTCATATGTCTGCTACAGAAGCCAGCTTTGTTAAGTATGGTCTTAACTGTTTTCTTGCTACCAAAGTTTTATGGTTTAATCAATTCTATGATGTGGTAGAAAAGTTTGGTGGAAATTTCGGTCATATAGTAAATGCTATTGGTACAGATCCACGTATTGGTACATCACATACTAGAGCGCCAGGCTTTGATGGTAAACGCGGCTATGGTGGTGCTTGTTTCCCAAAAGATACATCCGCATTTAATACTTTTTCAAACCAAGAGTTTAGCGTTTTAAACGAGGTTATTCGTGTAAATAATGAATATAGAAAAGAGTATGAAAAAGATTCTCGTGAGCTAGAGCAAAACGTAAGCTATGCTTGAATTATTAATATATGCTATTTGTATATATCTGATAATAATATTACTACAGATTTTATTTAAACCACTAATTGCAATATTAGTAATTTTTATTACACTATTTTTATTAGAAAAATATGATATTTTTTATATACATCTATTGTAATTTGGTTTATAATATATAAATTAATACTATACAGAGGAGTATTGTATGTCAATTATGGACAAACTCAAGAAGAATTCAAAACTATCCCACACATCGATTCTTTCTGAGTCTAAATTTTTTACTGAAAAAGATATGGTTCCAACAGATGTCCCTATGATTAATGTTGCACTATCTGGTTCGGTAGATGGTGGGTTAGCCCCAGGTCTTACAGTTCTTGCGGGACCTTCTAAACACTTTAAAACTTCCTTTGCCTTACTTATGGCAGCTGCCTATTTAAAGGCATATCCAGATGCAGTAATGCTATTCTATGATTCAGAGTTTGGATCACCTCAGAGTTATTTTGAACAATTCGGTGTTGATACATCTCGTGTTCTTCATACACCAATTACTAATGTTGAAGAATTAAAATTTGACTTAATTGGTCAACTAGAAGAATTAGATAGAAACGATAAAGTTGTAGTTGTTATTGATTCTATTGGTAACTTAGCATCAAAGAAAGAATTAGAAGACGCTAAGAATGAAAAGTCTGTAGCAGATATGTCTCGTGCAAAAGCACTTAAAGGCTTATTCCGTATGAGTACACCATATCTTGCTATGAAGAATATTCCACTTATTGCAGTAAATCATACATATCAAGAGATTGGTTTATTTCCTAAAGCTATTGTATCTGGCGGAACTGGTATATACTATAGTGCAGATAATATTTGGATTATTGGTCGCCAACAAGATAAGAAAGGTACCGAGATTCAAGGTTATCACTTTGTGATTAATGTGGAGAAATCACGATATGTTAAAGAAAAGTCAAAGATTCCTATTACTGTGTCTTGGGAAGGTGGTGTCAAGTCTTATTCTGGCTTGCTCGATTGTGCTCTTGCTGGTGGTTATGCTGTTAAGCCTTCCAATGGCTGGTATGCTACTGTTGATCAATCTTCTGGAGAAGTTGGACCTAAAGTTCGGTACGATGGAACTCTTGATAAGTCCTTCTGGGATCCGATCTTTGCTGAAACGGATTTTAAAGATTTCCTAAAGAAGCAATATAGCATCGGTCATCAGTCTCTTGTTGAAATGGATGAAATTGTGGTTGAAGAGTAATGGGCAAGTATGTAGAAAATAAAGATTACGAACTAATATCAGATGAAAATATTAATGAAGTATGGAATGTTAGAATACTTGAAGGAGAGTTTAACGAGGTTGTAATTCGTTACGGTTCTATTCGTGTTGATGGTAAGACTCCAGAAAATGACGAAGAACTGGATTTACATTTTGACTTTGAAGTTATCTCAGCACCAGATGAAGACCTTACGGCAGAAGATATTGGTTTACAATTAGCTGCGGGTGATTTATTATATAGTATATTAGAATCTTCCATAGAAAACAAAGAAGAAATCCATTTAAAAGAGGTGTAAATTTGAACACTAATATAGAACAAGTTGTTCTTAAAAATATTCTTACTAATGAAAAATATATGCGAAAGGTTCTTCCTTTCGTAAAACCCGATTACTTTGAAGGTGTCTATAAGATGCTATTTAAACAAGCAGGAATGTTTGTTGCAAAGTATAATAAACTTCCAACAGCGGAAGCATTTAAGATTGAAATTGATCAGGCTGATAACTATAATGACGAACAGTATAGACATGCTGTTGAAATTATTCCTAGTTTATTTGAAGAAGAAGCGTCTGATGAAACTTGGTTAAATGATACTACAGAAAAATGGTGTCAAGACCGTGCTTTATATAATGCTGTTATGGAATCAATCTCCATCATTGATGGCAAACATCAGAGTTTAACAAAAAATGCTTTACCGGATATTCTCACGAAAGCGCTCGGCGTCTCGTTCGACCCCAACATCGGTCACGACTATATTGAAAACTTTGAAGAGCGATTTGAATTCTACCACCGTGACGAAGAAAGATTACCTTTCGATCTTGACTACTTTAACAAGATTACAAAGGGAGGTATTCCAAACAAAAGTCTTAATGTCTGTCTTGCTGGTACTGGTGTTGGTAAATCTTTATTTATGTGTCACTGTGCTGCTGCTAATCTAAATCAAGGTAAGAATGTTTTATATCTTACTATGGAGATGGCAGAAGAAAGAATAGCAGAACGAATTGATGCTAACTTACTTGATATACCAATTGATCAGCTAGAACATCTTAGTAAAGAGATGTTTGCAGAACGAGTCAGGGGTCTTTCATCTAAAACAAATGGTAAACTTATTATTAAAGAATATCCGACTGGATCAGCTCACGCTGGTCACTTTCGTGCTTTATTAAATGAGTTAAAATTAAAGAAATCATTTGAACCTGATATCATTTATATTGATTATTTGAATATCTGTTCTTCAAGTAGAATGAAAGGAATGGGTGGTGCAATTAACTCATACAACTACATTAAAGCAATTGCTGAAGAACTACGAGGTCTTGCGGTGGAGTTTGACTTACCGATCGTTACTGCAACGCAGACGACTAGGTCTGGTTATAGTAACTCGGATATTGGGCTTGAAGATACGTCCGAGTCTTTTGGATTACCCGCTACCGCAGACCTCATGTTCGCCCTTATCTCTACAGAAGAACTTGAGGGAATGGGACAACTCGCAGTCAAACAATTAAAGAATAGATATAATGATCCTACATATAAGAAGCGGTTTGTGATTGGTATAGATAGATCAAAGATGAGATTATTTGATGCTCATGAAGGCGAGCAAACATTAATAGATGATACTCCAGTATTTGATAAAACAAATAATGGTATAAATGCAAAGAAATTTGAAGGTTTTAAATTATAAGGAATTAAATCATGGCTAAAAGTAAAGGCGGAAAATCAAGTGGGAATGTTTCTCAGGGCATTCATTCAAATGTAAGTAAAACTATTCGTAAAGAAATGCGAAGAGATTACCTTAATTCACAGATGCGAGTATTAAATCAACAAAAGGCTTTACGTCAAGGTAAAGACATTGTTATGACAATTGAAAATCCAAATAAAGCAGAAACAAATAAACCTTTTATTCGTCAGAGAATTTCTGGTAAATCATACATTGATTATATGAAAAATAAAACCTATGTTATGAAAGAAGTACAATGAGCGAGAATACATACTATTGTACAATGAAGGGGTTACTACCGGCATTTTTAGTTATAGTTTTTATTATTATCGGCATACCAATTCTTGCACTTATGGCTATGGTCGGGCTTGAAGAGTATGCTCGCTATTGTAATGTGAGCTGGTTGCCTTGTTTTGGTATTAGCCGATGACTGATTATAATAATGATGAATTTAAAGCCTGCTACAATAAAGTTATAAATGCGGTAAATAGTATGGTAGAAAATAATAATGAACCTTTAATGATTGCAGCCGTTCTTACAACAACAGGATTAAGTTTATATCGGTCTTTATTACCCGAAGAGGATTATGATAAAATGCTAGAAGTTATGGTTGAATTTAAAGATGATATTAATTCATATCAACATAGAGGATATTTAAATTGAAAGTTAGATTATTGGCATATAGCCAACCGATGAAACATGTGCACTCTGGAGAGCCAGGGATTATGGGTTTAGATAATATTCAAGATCTGATTGCATATTGCGCTAGAGTGTCAAATCCCGGCAACCAAGCCAATACTAAAACAACACCAAAGCTTTTATCATATTTAATTAAACATAAGCATTGGTCTCCATTTGAAATGGCTTCAGCCACAATGGAGATTGAGACTACAAGAGACATTGCTCGTCAGTTTCTTCGGCATAGATCATTTTCTTTCCAAGAATTTTCACAGAGATATGCAGATCCAAATGATATGGGAGAAGCATTTGTTATTCGTGAAGCCAGACTTCAAGACGAAAAGAATCGGCAAAATAGTATAAAGAATGATGATACTGCTCTTGAAGCTTGGTGGCATGCACAACAGCAGTTTATGATTGATCATACTAAAAGAATTTACAAAGAAGCAAGAGAAAGGGGTATTGCAAAAGAACAAGCAAGAGCCATTTTACCAGAAGGTAATACGGTTTCTCGTTTATATGCGAATGGTACTATTAGATCATGGATTCATTATATTGAGCTACGTTCAGCAAACGGAACTCAACAAGAACATATGGATCTAGCAATAGAAACTGCAAAAGCAATTGCTCAGATTTATCCTTCAGTAGAAAATTTTATTCAAGAGGAGTAGACCAATGGGAAGAAAACTTTCAACTTATTATTCGGATCACGGAAAGGGTTACTGTGAAATCCATTTTGATTTTAAAGAAGAATATGGTTATATAAAATACTTTGATAATAATGAAAAGTTATTTTTTACTGAAGATTATAGAAATAAATCAATGCAATATATAGAAGATGCCGCCGAAAATTGGGCTCTCGGTATTAAACTTCTTGAATCAGAATATCATTGACACTTATGGCATTTCAATCTAGTAAAGAAATTATTTGGCATATAACTTGTTCTAGCTGCAAATTTTACTTTACTCTTCCTACTATGGAAGAAAAATATATGATTGATAGAGGTCAGTTACACTGTCCTGGATGTGGAAAAAAGCAAGGCGTAAAGATAATAAAAAGCGATTAATATGCATAACACACATGGTTTTGAAGAAGAAGAAAATGAACACGATGTCGTAGACAAAGTGTATAGTGATATAAAACCAAGAAAGCAACCCAGTAAATGGGTTGCTAATCTTAAAAATATGTCTGGTGAAAAATATAAAATATCTGGTATGTTAGATAGTATAGAATATCAAGCTGCTGAATATATAGAATATCTTGAAAGTTTAGTGAATAAATATCATCTAGCAAATGATGCTTTTACAGGAGGTTTACCAGTGGCATATAGAACTAGCGCAAACTTATTTGAATCCGGAGAATTTATAAGTCATGCGGGTTTAAAACTTAATTGGAAGCTTGAGTGCGATGCCATTAAACCTGAAGAGTGGCACGTACTTGCTAAGATGATAAAAGAATATGAACACCAGCCTTGGCAAAAAGCAGTAGGTATTCCAACTGGTGGTTGGGCCTTAGGTAATGCACTTGACAAATATTCTACTGGAAATCCTAATGATCCAATTCTTATTGCAGATGATGTATATACAACAGGAACAAGCTTTAAAGAATTTGTACAAGCTTCATATTCAGATGTTGCAACTATACAATGGTGTGTATTTGCAAGACAGCCCACAATAGGCAAAGTAAAGGCTCTATTTACTATGCCAGATAAAGGTAGACACGGATCTATTTGGGAATAGGAGATATATTATGAAATATTATAGATTAGAACCATCAGTTAAAAAATCTGTTATTGAATGGCATTCATTTAAGAGAAAAGATGCCGACGGTAATACAATTTTTCTCCGTAAAGAATTAGGCTGGAGATACGGAGCATGGTTAATTAGTGTACCAGAGACAGATGAAGAAATTAAAGAATATCTTTCTGATAAAGGAGATTATGAATCATTTCAGGAATATCTTGTAGACTATTATGGCGAAGATGATATGATTACAGAAGAAACCAAATTAGAAGATTATCTGCTTCCTAAAATAGATGAAGACTTTGTTGACATTAGTGAAGATTATGAAGATGCAGAAATGTTAGAAACCTGGGATGGATGTTGGGAAGACTGGTCACTTATTGGAACCGAACTTGATGAAATATCAGAAGAACAGCAAGAACAATGGATAGAAGATGCTACAGCAGCGTATGATGAAGATTATGAAGATGGAGTAGAAGGATTAGGTTGGGAATTTATAGACTGCTTCTATGAAATGCATTGTCATCCAGAAATTACACCATGTGATAAAAATGGCAATACTTAATGTTTTAAAGACTATAGGTCGTAATGAAGAAAGTGACGAATGTTATACTCCAATTAATCAAGTTAAACCTTTATTACAATATCTTGATAATAGTAAAACATATTATGAGCCAACATCTGGAATATCATCTAATATAGTAAAAGCTTTTACCGAAAATGGATATGATATGAAGTCCAGTAACGGTAAAGACTTTTTTGAGTGTACTGCAGATGATGTATATGATGGTATAGTAACTAACCCACCGTATAGTAAAAAAGATAAATTTATAAAACACTGCTATAATCTTAAAAAACCATTTGCTTTACTACTTCCCGTATCATCATTTCAAGGTGTAAGAAGGGGTAAACAGTTCATAGAGCACGGTATGTCCGCAATAGTTTATAATCACAGAGTTGATTTTACTGGTGGTGATAATCCGCATTTTGGCGTTGCATGGTTTGTGCATGGTTTTTTACCACCCAATCAAATATTTTGGGTCGATAATAAATTTTAAAAAAATGCATTTTAGGGGTTTACATTCTATCTGAAATATACTATATTAGTAGTATAAAGAGAATCGGATAGGAGATATATTATGGGTACTGCATCAATGATCGGAATTTACAATGACGACGGTTCAGTTACTGCGACATACTGCCACTATGATGGCTACCTTTCTTATAATGGCCAGCTTTTAGTTAAGTCATACAACACTCCTGAAGCTGCAAAAGCAGTTGCAAATGCTGGCTATATTTCAGGCTTAACATCTGACCTTGATCACGATTTAAGAGCAGCGGTTCATAACGACGAACCAAAAGTTTATAACTCAGTAAAAACTTTTCTGGAGTGTGGCGATAAGCACGCAGGAGCTGATTATCTTTACTTGTTTGATGGAGAAGCGTGGTTTTATACCGACACATATACTCCTCGCAACAAGCGGAGCTTTGAAGAAGTTGAAATGAATTTGGAAACTGTATAATGAAACTTCGTAATTTTATATCAGGTGTTCTTAATGGTATTACTGCAACGGCTCTTATTGCCGTTGCGGCTACTCAACTATATGCTACCGAAAATAGCTGGAGTCGTAAAGAAATTGTTAGAATTACGCATAATGATGTTTATTGTCTTCAACAAAATATTTTCTTTGAAGCAAGAAACCAAACCGTTGAGGGCCAAGTTGCAGTAGCTTGGGTTACACTTAATCGTCTTGATAATGATATCTACCCTGATACAATTTGTGGTGTTGTAAAGCAAGCTAAACGTGATTCTTCTGGTAAAGTTATTCGTAATATGTGCCATTTTAGCTGGTACTGTGATGGAAAGTCTGATCGTATACCTACTAATAAAATATCACAAGCAGCCTGGAAACAAGCTGGTATTGTTGCTCAAGTTGTATTAATGGATAGAATGGCTGGATATATATTTAAAGACCCTACATATGGTTCTATAATGTATCACTCAATTAAAGTATCTCCTTATTGGAGAACTGCATATGATCTTGTAACTAAGGTTGATGACCATATTTTTTATAAATGAGGAAAGAATGAAAAATAAAATTGACTATCGTTTTGACGAAGAAAAATATATTACGGAATTTAAAGAGTATGTAGATGCTACCTATAATCAGCACTATTCTCAAAATAAATTCCAATCAACTGAAGTAATTATGGATCGTGGTCATGGTACTGGTTTCTGTATGGGGAATGTAGATAAATATTCCAATAGATATGGTAAGAAAGGTACTGCAGCAGATGCTCGTAAGGACCTTATGAAAGTATTACACTATGCTCTATTACAACTATATGTGCATGACAATGAACTTGGATAATTACGCAGCTCAGATCTTTGATGATAATAAAAACATGATGGTACCTTGGTATCTCATGGCATCATATGCTTACTATAAAGAAGATGATCCTATATTAAGTGATGCACTATTTGATGATATGGGTAAAAAACTCCTAGAAAACTGGGATAACATTACGCATTTGCATAAAGAATATATCACCAAAGATGAGCTAGTTGCTGGTAGCTTTTTAGGTAAATATCCTAGTAGAATACCCGACTCTTTAAGAGAATTAAGAAAAGTTGATCCTAATACTAAAATTGAAAAAAAAGAAGTGACATTGGAAGATTTTTTCTAATATGAAACAAGAAATTTTTAAACATAATAGTACAAATTTTCTTCGTAATAAAAGAAGAAATGAACTTATTAGAAAGAAACGGAAAGAAGAATATCAGAGAAAATCTGGAACATTCTTACTTAAAACTGAAGAAACATCTTTACAGTTTAATATTGATTCTGACCATATTAAACTGTAACATATTTACTACATTGTATTAATGATTAATAAATGGTTTACTTATTACTCATTATATGATACTATATAATCTGTAAACGTTGAAGCGACGTAGACACATACTGGACTTGGGGGCAGTACCCAACGCTTCCACCATAAGCGCATTGAGGAATTTATGAAGTATAAAATGGTTGTTAAAACGGGTGATAAAATCTTTGTTAAGGCAAGAAGTAAAAATAAAGAACACTTGGAAAATAGAGCAATTGCTTTAACTAAAAAGAAACCATATATGACTGTATATGTAGTATCAGAAGATACAAGAATATAGTGTGCTTATGCTGGGAGCGAACTAGGATCGACAGGTGTGAAAGTGAAGTGGAGTTTATCGTGGTGACCTACGTTATTCGGTCAAAAACTACAAATGCAAACGATAATTTTGCACCATCTGGTTACGCACTAGCTGCCTAACACAGGGGGTTGGCCACTTACCTAGCAACAGAAAATGTGGCATATAAATTAATACTAAAAATAGGGAAATAAAAAAAATGAAGAATTTTCTTCTTACTTCTTGTGCAGTGTTTGCTTTAGCAGGTAGTGCATATGCTGCGGATGTTTCTGGTTCTGTAAAACTAGAAGCAACGCAAAACGCATCTGACGATTGGGTCGGAAAAAATACAGTAGCATTAAGTTTCGGCGCCAATGAGCCTGATGTTGGTGCATTTGGATCAGTCGGTCTTGAAATGGTAGATGGTGGAACAGTTGCGCTTGATGCATGGTCTCTAGGTACTGCAGTAAACGGTATTTCAGTTTCTCTTGGTGATCAAGGAGATTTGTTTCCAGGTGCCGGTCTTGAAGTTGTAGGTGATGATACACTTGCAGATCCAGCATCATCTGAAAGTATTATCGTGTCAATCGGTAACGCTTCTTTCATGGCAGCAGTAACAGATTATAAAACAGACTTAACAGAGCTAGAGAATGTTCAGCTTGGATATTCTGCTGAAGTAAGTGCTATTGATGTTGGTGTAGCAATTGATTATAATATGGATACTGAAGAAATGGCTTATGGTGCCGATGTAGGCGCTGAAATTCAAGGTGCTGGAATTGGTGCAGTAGTAACTTATGCAGCCGAAGAGTTTGCTTATGAGGCATCTGCTTCTTACTCTGGGGTTACTGCATTTGTTAATGGCGATGACGAAGAAATGGCTCAAAATGTAGGCGGACAAGTTGCTGCTGAATTTGGCGGTCTAAATCTTTTTGCTGAAACATCATATAATCTTGATAATGAAGAATGGACTCCAGCCGTAGGTGCTAGCTTTAACTTCTAAGCTAAATACTATTGTCTATGACAACAAAAGGTTCACTGCTTAATAGGTGCGTGGGGGGTCATGGTTAGCCCCCCTTTTCTATTAAGAAAGGATATACTATGAAAAATTTAATTGTAAGCATTTTATTATGCTTTGCAACACCACTTTTTTCTCAAGAAAGCAGTGCTAAAATTTTAACAATGGGTGTACCTTGCGATAAAACACAAAATGTGTTTAATATATTGGAAGAAGCAAAAGAAGGATTACTTTTTTCTGGTGGCGGTCTAATAGCCGAAGCAACCACAAGGCAAGTTTATCCAACAGCAACTATGGTTTTTGTAAATCAAGAAACCGGAAATTGGTCTGTTATAGCATCCTTTGGTGATGGTACTAGTTGTCTAATTATGCCTGGAAAAAACTTTACACCATATAGTGGTAAACAGCCTTGGGATGAAGAGAAAGATGGATTGTAATGTGGACATTAGTTTTTATATATTTGTATAATACAGAACCTTTTGTTGTAAAGTATGATACTTATGAATCTATGTATGATTGTTTTGGTCAACGTGAAGTTCTTGCTTTTGAAGTAGGCGGAAAAGATGGGTATTTCCCATCTGGTCAACAAGCTTTATGTATTTACACAGATAAATAGAAAAGTATTTAATGATTTGGAGTGTAACATTGTGAAACATTATGTAATATTATTTATTTTATTAATAATGGGATCTACTGCTTTTGCAGAACCTATTGTAACGGAATCTACAAGTAACAGTACAGTTGACTCAAATATAGATTCTACGACAACCGTATATTCTCCACCACCAACTGCAGTATCACCATCTATTAGCGCAACTAATTCTGATTTATGTACTGTAGGTGTTGCTGGTGCCGTACAAACGCAGATACTTGGTATTTCAGCTGGTAGTACAGTAAGAGATATGAATTGTGAAAAATTAAAGAATGCAAAAACTTTATATGATATGGGAATGAAAGTTGCTGCAGTATCTGTAATGTGCCAAGATAAACGTGTCTTTGATGCTATGATGCAAGCCGGCACACCATGTCCATTTGATGGAATGATAGGTGAATCAGCAAAGGCTGCTTGGCAAGAAAATAAAGATATGCAGCCAGGAAGTAATTTTAAGAAAGAAATGGATGATGCAGATAAGAAGACTCTTTGGGGCATTGGTGGTTTGGGTGGTCTCCTGCTCCTCCTCTTACTCTAATGGTATAGTATCCGGTACTACAAATAATGCTGCAGCCAGTGGTTTAAATTGGAGTATGAGTGGCATATTGCCAAGTGAAACGGGTCTTATTGTAAACGGAATGATCTATAGATATACCGCAGAAAAAATAACAGAAGATGATATGAAAGTGCATATTCGTAATGAAGATACTTTATCTGATGGATATATTTTTTCTAATACCGATAATTGGAGTGGCGGCCCGGGAGGAACAATAAATAAAGTTGTACCTATAGATAGAATTTCTGGAACACGATTTGGTGATGGAGAAATATCAATTGAGGGTAGTGGTAATATAAAAGACCCTACTGTGGTATATAGTTATCAATTTGATCCATGTGCTGTAGTCTTAAGTGATCCAAGTTGCCCTGGGTATGCAGAAGCTTTAGCCGCATTATTAGCAGAGCAGGCGCTTTTAAATCCTATTGAAACGGAAATAGAAAATCCCTATGATAATAAAGAAGTTCAAAATATATTAGACAGTGAAGTAGAAATTAAAGAAGAATTTAAAACAACCGAAAATGCCGAAAGTGAAGAAGAAAACAGTTTAGACACTAATAGTGAAATGCTTGATAAATATGCCGGACAGTTAGATTTGATGGAAGCATATAGTGTACAAGAGCAGGGTTTAAATCAATATTACATTGTGAATATACCAGGTGGAATATATGAAGAAACGATAAAATTAGAACCTAACCAATTAGCTGATAATAATCGTGCACTAAGAAATTTTTCATCGGATACACTACATCGTAGAATAGTTAGATCACAATATGAATAAATAGTAATAGAAAATAATAAATAGGAACAAAAAAAATGTTCAGAATAATTTTAACTTTAAGTGCTGTTTTAGGTATGACAAGTATAGTCTTTGCTGAGAATGTCCCGATTACGGGTACTGTAGAATCCAAGTGTTCGGTATCAACTGAAGTTGATGGTGTGTATGGTACACCCCAGCCATATAAACTAAGTACAGCAACTTCTGATGGCGGTGTTCTACCTAAGATCAGATTTGATACTTCACAAGCCGGTTATTATCTAGCAAGAATTACCGTGCCATCAAGCTTTTCTTCAAGTCCGAGTTTAAGTGATACTGTTGAATGGACTGGCTCAACTTCAGTAGAGTCTATGAGCGATACTGGTATGTCTGGCTATGAAGCAGCAAAAGTAACTTATGGCAATACAACTGACTATGATTTAACGGTAGCTGGTTCTGTTTGGATTAATGTATCCTCAACTGCAACATACGGTGTTGACACATCTATGCCACAAGGCGAATATACTGCAATCGTAGTTGCAGAGTGCATAGCTCAATAATTGATTAGAAAAGTTTGTTATGAAATATATTATATTATTTCTTGCATTATTTGTAAGCCCAGTTTACTCACATGAGATGACTCCAACATATCCGGTTTTTGATCAATCATATGTTTCTGGGCTATCTAAAACTAGTGTTAAATTATTTAATCGGCGTGATGATGTTAGATTTTATAAAATAGATGTTTATGATAGAGAATGGAATAAAGTACAATTTGCAACTGAGAATCAATTAGTTATCGTAAATTATCTTGAAACTAAAACTATAGATATTTATGTGAGAAATAGAGATAGAATAAAAATCGAGTTTATTTGTACTGAATCTAAACTCGTGAAAGGTGAAGTGAAATCTACTGGAGTGTCTTCTAGGATATGTTCCAGAATAAAGAGAGATTAAATGTGAGATTATTTTTTATTATATTATTATTTTTAAGTGGAGTTGCCTATGCTGATTCCTCTTCTTTGAATCTAGCCATACCTAATGCATCTCAAGGTTACGGTAATGATAGAATTAAAGCTGGCGACTTGGATTGTACTAATTCAATAGGATCGGCATCTTCTTTTGAATTTGGTGTTACGGGCATTATACAAAGAGAAGATGATCCTTTTAGTCAAGACTATGGTACGGGTAGAGCTGGAGATGTTGGAGTATATGGTAGAATAGTTATACCGATTGGTGGACCCAAAGAAAGAATAAATTGTAATGATCTTTATGAACTTGAGTTAAGAAAAAAGAAATTAGAAGTTATGAAACTTGAAAGAGAATTGCAACAGTTAAGAGAATTGCAGTTTGAGAATTAGGAGATAAAAATGGTGGACGAACCCGAAGGTAAGTTTGAAATGGCAATAAGAGTTTTAGGAAACGAATTAGTTGCTATTAAGATGGTAGTAGATGATTTTAAAATGAAATGGGTAGTTATAGGATTATTTGCAATGCTTGCAATTCTATGGGCTGGATCTGAATTTGGTCCAGCATTAATGCAAACATTTAACTAGGTGTTTAGATGGCAGAAATCGAGTTTGGTGGATTAAAATTTTCTGGTGGTAAAATGGTTGCTGTTCTTACAGCACTATCCACTCTTGGTGGAGCTGCCTGGGGAGGGTTTGAAATCTATAAAGATTATATGGATATGAAAGAAATTATCCAAAATATTGATATAGATGAAATCCAATCAGCAAATGCTCTACAATTACAAAAACTTGAAGATGCAATAAGCTATACACAAGATATCAAAGTTGATATTAAAGCCGATATTAATAGACTTGAAGTTTTAATTACCGCAATTGAAACTAAAACAAATAATGTTAAAATACGTGTAGATGATCAGATGACAACTATGGATGCTACAGTAAGAAATCTAAAGAATGACGTATATACAAAACTTGATACTTTTGAAGAAAGATTAAGAACGACATTAAAAGATAATCAAACAACAATGTCTAATATTCGTAGTGATATAGCAACTCAACTAGATACATCGCAAGAAAGACAACGCATTGCTTTAGCCGAAAATCAGAATACAATGGCAGATATGCGTGATAATATTAATACACAATTAGAATTATCTGAAAATAGAATTAAAGATACACAATCAAGTATAGATGATGTGCTTGAAGGTATTAGAAACGAAATGAATCAGCTGCAAAAAGATGTTACCAAGAGCATACGTGAAGTTGAATCAACTATAAGAGAATCCGAAAAAGATGTTCGTGATACTATGAGACAAACTGAGTCAAGAATAGACGAAGATATGCGAATATTGGATAAAGATATTAGAGAAACTTTGCAAGAAGCATTAGATAACCCGTTAGCAGAATGATACACGATATTCGCCCAGACTGGCATAATCATATAATGGAGAGTAAAATGAGTATGAGACCAATTTTAATTAAAGCTTTTAGATCGCACGCCCAAGGTCATATTGACAAGCATGTAGCTAATGTTGAAGTATATCTTCACAATCCTGTAGGCGTAGGAGAACACCCTGATATTATGGAAGCCATTGAAACCGAAATGGAAGAAGTAGCAAAATATCACGATATGTTAGAAATGTTGGATAAGTATTTCGATGATCCAAGTAACGGAAACCGCTAAAGAATATCTTAAAAGAATAGGTAAACCCAACGTATCTTTGACCGTAAAAGGTGGAGGATGCGCTGGGTTTCAGTACGAATGGGGTATCACAGATAAAGAACCCACTATAGAAAATTTGTGGTTAGATCCATTAGCCGAGATGTTTGTTTTCGGCTGTACTGTAGATTATGTAGAAGAACTTGGCGGTTCTTACTTAAAAGTTGTAAATCCTAATGCTACAGCTTCTTGTGGTTGTGGAGAAAGTTTTGGGGTTTAAAGTGTTTTTCTATATAAATATAGAAAAGAATTAATTATTAAGGATTAGAAATGGCAACTTATTCGTCAATTAGATCAGCTATTGATTTAACTGCTGTTGATCAGAATATTATTCCAAATGTTGACAGTTCATATAATCTCGGAAGCCCGACTCATAAATGGAAAGACATGTATCTTTCTGGTGGTACTTTACATATAGGCGGCGTTGTGATTAAGGAAGATGCTGCTAATCCTGGAAAAATTAAATTTGAAGATTCGGCAGGCGCTAGTGCATTTGCTGCTGGTGGTGGAATTGAAAAAGATTACAGATATAATGGAATTTTATATCCTCAAAACGGATCTTCAAAATTATATATGACATCAACTACAACATTGAATGAAGTAATTGCTAATCTTGAGATAGCACCTTCTGGCGGAGATGTCGATCTTAGATTAAATAAAAATGGTTCTTCAGCGGCAACTCTTACAATAGCTGATAGTTCTACAACGACAACAATAACACCAAATATATCCTTTGTTTCGGGCGACTATATTACTGTAGATATAACTTCAGTAGGTACATTGACTGCTGGAACTAATTTGTATATGGCACTAAAATTTAGTTAGGGAAAAATAAAATGTACATAAGATATACACCAGATCCACAATCTACTACAAGAACCGGTGGTGTAATAAGAGACATTGCACGTGCAATTAGTAGTAGCAGTATTTCGAGTCATGAGTTTAGTGATGGAATTTCTGATAATAATACTATTGAGGGAACTTTGTCTCACGGTTGGGCTTTAGATTCAAGAGATACTATTTCTACCGATGCAACCCCTGCACAAAATGATATGAAATATAGATTATATAATAATACAGCCGTAACCGGAGTTAAAAAAGCTTTTGCCCTTAGACCCAATGGTACTATTACACACTCAACTATTTATAATGGAACACACTATAATGCTAATGGTAGCGGTCCTGCTATTTTTCCTCTTATGGCATATGAAGCTACTGAAGAATACGAAAGTTGGGGATATAACGGCAACAACGGCGGCTATTCTGCGTATAATGTATTTAAAGCTAATAACAATGCTGCAAGTAAAACTTATCATATTTTTGCCAATCAAAAATATATAATAATGGCTGGTTTCGGTTGGGGATCCGGGCCTATGATACAAGGATATATTGAAGTAGATAAAACTCCGATGCATCATAGATGGGAAGCTATTACTGGTAGAACATCACCCTCAGCCATATATTTTATGATGAGCGGATACAATAATAGAGTGCAAGCTAAAGCTATGGTTCATTATGGCCATGCAAACCCAGCCTCTTCCTTTGATTCAAATATGGTACAATTTCCGGAAATGTGTGTAAATGGAGTAACAGGTGCTGCATATAAATGTGCAGCGTTCGGAGTTGTTGATGGTATAGCAAATGGATATGCTAAGTTTGATGATGGATCAAATACCGGTACAGCAACAGGATTAGCTACTAATGGTAGAGATTATCCTATTACGAATTACCATTCATATCGTACAGCATTCTATAATCAAGCACAATGGAACGATACATATCTATTAGATGATAATGCAGAAAATGAAACCTCAAATATAAACAAGCCCACAAACTATTATCAGGATGCATCAGGCACAAAACATATACCATTATATCCTTTATTAGCAGACGCTAGTATGTGGATGTCGGGTTCCTTATTTAATTTATCTAAATATTGTCCAATATATAGTACTCTAGGTATGCAAGGTAGTTTTGGAGATACCATGACTGTAGGGTCTGATAAATATATTTACTTAGGCGCAGCTCCTGGGGATTCTTACTCAATGAAATACGGATTTTTTATGAAAGTAGAATAGTGGCAGAATTAAATGATAGCGCCGGATCTCCCTTTGCAAATATTTATTTTGCAACTGCGGATTCTTCAAGCCAAAATGAGTTAATACCGGCTTCAGATACCATACCTGATAATATAAATTTATTTGATGAAGTACCAGCTTCATTTGGACAAATAGGTGGTTTTGGAGAGTATGTGATAAAAGGTACTTGGGGTAGAACATGGCAGAACTAAATGATAGTGCTGGATCTCCCTTTGCAAATATTTATTTTGCATTGGCAGATTCTTCAAGCCAAAATGACTTAATACAAGCTTCAGATACCATACCGCAACAAATAATCATTGAAGTTGCTCCAAGCCCAGTTGGAAATGGATGGATTGGAGAATATAAAGACGGATTTAAAAAAGGAGAGAGTTGGTAATATGTCTATTAATATTCAGAAAAGTGTTGTGAAATATAGAAAGCAACTTGAGTATAGTACAGGTACTGAAACTCTTTTAAATACTATAACCCATGCTTGGGTTCTATTTAGTGTTAGAAATGAGGAGAATGAAGAAGTTGTTAATTTTACAAGAGTTTATGCTTTGCCATCAGGCAGTTCTCCAGAATATATAGAAGAATCTAATGTTACTCAAGAGATGATTTTAAACTGGTTAGATAATTTAATTGATATAAATTCTATGCATCCATATGCAAACGATTTAATAGCAGCTAATGAAGTAGTAGAAAATCATGAAGCTATTGTAAATATGAGTTAATCTCTAATTATTCCTATAGGACAATCTTGCCAATCCCATATCCAATGCCTTTCTTTCATCCAAGATTTTTCTGGATGTTGATAAATGCATACTCGCACTAAAGTTGACGGTGGTTGATTATCAATATAGATCATTGTAAGTGTAGTAAAAACCAGTGGCCAGATTACCACCAACCAGCGCCAAGACCAGTTAAGAATGTTCCACCACCAACAATTCCAAATCCTAATGTTATTAAGAATATGAGAAGTAAACCTTCAAAAAATGCCGCTCTTTTTTCTTGTTGTTTATAAATGGTTTCTTCACGTTCTTTTTTAATTGAACGTCTCAGCTCAACCATTTCTCTCCAGGTTCCAAAACCAAAACGAACATTTAATAGGTCTTGAAGTTGCTTTTCTTGCTCTTCAAGTTTCTTTTTGTGTATGAGTATTTCAAGAGCCTCTTGCTCAACCGAACCACCACTAAATAATTTAGTAAAGATAGGCGGATTCTTTCTTTGAGACTCTGCTCTGCTTAAATCTGCTGCGGCGCCATACCACTTTCCTAATTGACCAACTACATCCTCTATTTCTCGTCCTGCTGCGACAAGTTTTTTCACTCCATTGAAAGCAGCCGTTGCAGCACTAATTGCTGTAATCGGATCAATCATTTTTTAAAAATCTAACCTCTCTAATTATTAACCTTCTAATGGTGCTGATGGAATGTTGCTGGTTTCATCGGCTGCAGTGTAGCGAGCTAGACCTTTAGTGATACGGAAGTCTTGAAGATAACCAGTAAAATATTCAGTTGAGTTTCTCCATTCGCCAATTCTAAATGTAATATCATTATCCACATCAACATCTCTTGTAGTGGAGATAATACGACTCCCATCGGCATAAACATTTACAAGACCACTGACTCTCGTAATAGCAAGATGACCCCAAGTATTTAAGGTAAATGGATTAGTCGCAGACATCCATGTTCCATCAGCCGTTCCACTATTCACGCCAATTAAAATTGTTGCAGACGCTATATAAACACTTATTGAGGGAGGAGATGACGAACTAGTTGAAGTAGTTTTTCGGAACAATGCTTTATTCCAACTGCTAGACCTTAACCACGTTTCAATAGTAAAATCATCAGTTCCAAATTTTCCCACATCAGCGGCCGCAGTAATGTAATCTCCAGTTCCATCAAAATACATTGACTTAGTATCAGCAAACTTAACCTGAGTTGTTGAACCAGTAGTATTGCCAAACATCTTTAAATTAGAACTTTGAGACTTATCTATAATAGAGGCATCTGTGCCTTTGATATGTAATAAAGAGTTAGTAGATGATATTGGCTCAGTGGGTGGTGTGAAGTTAGATGTATAAAGTGCCGTTCCCTTGGTAATTTTTATATCAGATAAAAATGCTGTAAGAAGTTCTGAACTTCCATTATTATTACCTATACTCATAGGTCCATAGGTAAGATTGTTAGAACTGGTTCCTGAAACTTGTTGGATTCCGTCTACAAATTGACGAAGTGTGCTTCCGCTTCTTGTAAAAGCAATGTGATGCCACTGATTTAACTTTATAACTCCTGCTGCTGTACTTGCAACATGCCCCCCTGTATAGAAATACATATATCCAGAATTATGTATGCCCCAAACAAACTCATTTACACTAGTTGATGCCGCGTTTCTTTGAGCAACTATGCTTTGCCATGTGGCACCCGTTGCTGGTCTATAAATCCAACCCTCCAGTGTAAAATCTCCAGTACCAAACGTATCTGTATTATTAGAGGCCACCAAATAATCACCAGTACCATCAAAATACACAGATCCACCGTGATCGGCTGCTGAGTATCTTAAGTTGTCGTAGGGCGAGAATGGTTTTGTGGTGGGGTCGCCGCTGACTGCGATAGAGTGATTGTTAGTCGATCCGTCAGCAATGTATGGCAGGTGACATGTAAGAAGTGAAGTATTAGTAACCGCTTCTAAAGGATCCGTAGGCCCACCAGAAGCCGGCGTGATTGCAGTACCAACTACTGCCCTTACATCCCTTATATAACCGCCAAATTGAGAGGTTACTGTATATGTACGGGAAACACCGATACCTAAATTTGTATCAGTAAAGTTTGCTGAAGAACTGTAAGTACCCCCAGAAGTACCGTCTAAGTAGATGGTTATAACGCCAGAGCTTCTAACGAGAGAAATATGATGCCATCTTTTAGTTGTACAGATTTGCGTGGAAGTGATTTGAAACCCATAATTGGTAAATAGATAGGGCGCTCCTGTTGCCGTTACACCTAAAGCAAAACCTGTTGCAGAAGCTGTTGTCGCCCGATTATCATAAATTGCGTTATAGTCTTTTAAACTATCTAACCAGACCCAAGCTTCTACAGTAAAATTGCCATTGCCCAAAGCTGTGCCTGTTAGTGCAAGCCAATCCCCAGACCCATCAAAGTAAGTGCTATATCCACCATGCCGGTACGGGCTGAACGTACCGGCATGAGTATCGCCGTTTACAGTAATCGTATGATTGTTGGTTGATGAATCAGTTATGTTATTATTATCAGATGTATCAGTTACTTTCGCTAGTAAAGTCGTATATCTACTATTTTCTATAACACTAATAAAATTAAGAGTAAAGCTTGATACTTGAGGTAGAATATTAACACCATCTGTTGCTCTAAAGGTAATAGAACCAGTCAATTCAACCCCTTCTCCAACTTCAGAAACTGTCTTTGGAGTAATCGTAAATACACTGGAATCTTGGCTAATAGTTGCCATAGAATCCATAGATCCACTAGTCACGTAATTATAAGAAATAGATAATCCATCCGGATCACTAGCTGCAAGCGTAATAACTGTCGCATCTTGCGGGCTATCTGCATCTAACTCATATGAAGCTGCTGGCTGTCCGCCAGAGTCCCATGTAGGACTTGCATTAATAAGGGCTATTCTATACCAGCCTGATCCGTTCCAAATATAAAGATTATTATTAATGACTCTCTGATCCCCAACAGTATTGCCTACTGCAGTTAAATCTTCCGTTGTAGCTACTTGTTCGATTGTGGATATATCATCGGAAAGTCGGTCGGCTTTAATCTGACCGCTACCTGCTATTAACTGGCTAAAAAGTCTGGACTTACTTGGCATAAGGATTCTCTCATTTACATCATAGTTGATACTATTTATAAAAAAAAATTAATAAAATGCATTTTAGGGGTTTACAAGGTATAATTAATAATATATAATGTTTACATATTAAATGAGAAAGAATCGGAGATAACTATGATGACTCACAAAGTAAAAGAAATGATTGAATTCCTAGGCGAGAACGGTATTCGTGTCTCACCAACATTTAGCCGCTATTCTGAAGAAGTGCAGCTTAAAGTATTAAATAAAATGATTCGTGAATTAGTGGCATAAGGAGATATATAATGGCACATGAAGTAGAAACAATGGCATACGCTGGAGCACTACCTTGGCACGGTCTTGGAGTACCAGTAAGTAATGATTTAACACCAGCACAGATGCAGCAAAAGGCTGGTCTTGACTGGGAAGTTGAAAAAGTTGATGCTTACATAAATGTTGGTGGAGAACAAGTACCTACAGGACAACAAGCTCTTATTCGTACTAGTGATAACACTATTCTTACAAATGTCGGAGAAAATTGGAATCCAGTACAAAACTCTGAAGCGTTTAATTTCTTTTCAGATTATGTAATGGCTGGAGATATGGAAATGCATACAGCTGGTTCATTAAAGAATGGACAGATTGTATGGGCTTTGGCTAAAGTAAAAGAATCATTTGATGTATTCGGTAAGGAAGATCAAGTTGATTCATACATGCTTTTCTCAAATCCACACCAGTATGGAAAAGCAATCGATGTTCGGTTTACACCAATTCGTGTTGTTTGCAATAATACTCTTACATTAAGCCTTAGTCAGAAAGCTGATAAGTCTGTAAAAGTTGGCCACCGGTCGGTCTTCAACCCAGAAATGGTAAAAGAACAACTCGGTATTGCACATGAGAAATTTGAGAAGTATAAAGAAATGGCTCAGTTCTTAGGCTCTAAGCGTTTTAAAGTTGAAGACCTTCTTAACTTCTATAATGATATCGCTCCACATAGTACTACTGAAGGGAAAGAAAAAGTTATTACTTCATATGAAGACCTTTCCCGTGGTGCTAAAATGTGTTTTGATGCACTAGAATCGCAGCCTGGTGCAGAACTTGGTGCTGGTACTTGGTGGCAAGCATTTAACTCAGTAACATATTACACTGATCACCAGCAAGGACGGAATGCAGAAAATCGTCTTTATAATCAGTGGTTTGGATATAACCAAACACGTAAAGTAAAAGCTGCAGAATCAGCCGTACAATATGCTAGTGCCTCCTAAGGCACTAGTTACTATAAATAAAGCTTATCGGGAACTATACGGGAGGCTTGAATGTACGAAGTCGTAAAGGACATATCAAGTCATTTAAAACTTAGAGATTTTGCACATATGTTACAAGAAAACAATTTAACGTGTAAGATTTTGGAAGTAAAGGATACTAAAATAACGGTATCCTTTACTGCTAGAAATAAAGAATCTTATGAAAAATTAAAAGAAATGATGGAAACCAACTAAGTTTTACATAGCTGTTACACAAACTTTTTAAATCCTTAATAAATAATTTTGAGGCAATGGGTAAAGCATTGCCTTTTTTACTGTGAGCGATGGTGTAAAGCCATCAAGCAAAGGAGAAATTAAATGGAACTGCTTACAATGTGGAGTCTTATAGGCTTCCTGCTTGCTGCCTATGCAGTTATAGCAAACGATTCAGTACAAACTCTCGGTACATGGATGGCATCAAATAATGAGAGATTTAACTATAAAACATTATGGATTGCAGCATCTGCTGTTCTATTGGCTACACTATGGTATGGTTGGTCAGTTAATGGTGGAGATATATCATATGGTCGCCTAAATAAAATTCCATGGCAAGAAGTGCAATGGTATCATGCATTAGCACCCGCAATTCTTGTGGCATTAACAAGAGTTGGTGTGCCAGTCTCAACTTCATTTTTAGTCTTGTCTGTATTTGCATCAACATTTGTATTAGAAAAAATGTTGATGAAATCTATTATGGGGTATGGTGTTGCAGCTTTATTTGCCTACGGCATCTGGTGGTTAATCAGCACGTGGTTTGATGAAACAAAACCTGTAAATGAAGGCAATAAAGATTATTGGAGAATTGCTCAGTGGTTTGCTACTGGTGGGTTATGGTGGACTTGGCTTTCACACGATATGGCAAATATTGCGGTATTCTTACCACGCCAGGTTCCTATGGATTTAATGATATTAATATCTATAGTATTTGTTGCTGGGCTATTCTTTATGTTTAGAGAACGTGGTGGAAAAATACAGCAGATTGTTTTAGAAAAACATAACACACGCTATGTGCGCTCGGCAACACTAATTGATTTATTCTATTGGTTGTGTTTATATTTCTTTAAAGAACTAAATGATATTCCTATGAGTACAACCTGGGTCTTTGTCGGATTACTTGCTGGACGAGAATTAGCTATGGCACAGTTTACAGGTAAAAAGAAAACCAAATCAGTTTTTCCATTGGTCGCAAAAGATTTTGGTAAGATGATGGTAGGGCTTGGTGCATCAGTTGCTCTTGTTTTACTAATTCACTATGTAATTAATCCACAATAAATCAGTTTACATAAACGCTAAGGGGGGCATAAAGCCCCCCTTTTTTATTTCCCGTATTTTCACTGGCTAATTATTTTTTATTCCAAATATGCCACAAAATGGCTAAAGCAACTAAACCTACCAGACCCTGTTCACTAAAGTTACCTAGCAATCCGAGAATGTTTGCTGTAACGTTGACGTCTGGCCAAAATGGAATATTCATCCCGTCGAAAAGGATTTCAAGGACGATGCCTAGTCCGATTAGGCTTACACCTGCTTCAGCTAAAGCTCCAGCCCATGATTTTACTTTATTAAGGATTTCCATCTAATATCTCCTATATTGTTTTTGGAAAAGTATGACGGTATATACTTGTATACTCGGTCATGATTTTATTTAGCAATGTAATAATTTATATTTTGCTTACTTTTTAATCACTGTAACATAAAAGATACATAGAAAAAAAGTGCATAAAAATGCATTTTAGGGGTTTACAAACTATGCATAATAGTATATGTTGTAAGAGTAAATAGAATCGGAGATAAGAAAATGAAATACACAGTTTACCAAATCCGCTACACAGAAGATGAAATCGCTGGAATCAATGCTGGTACTAAAAGCATGAAGCGTGAAATTCGTGATAATATGGCTATGGACTTCCGTGGAGAGAAAATGGTGGATCTTGTTGAAAAAGCTCTGTATGAAAATTTTTACACTGCGGTTTCTTTTATTGAAGCTACTTGTTTAGATGAAGTTTTTCAAGTTGGTAACATTGGTCCTGAAACTCAGATTACTCGTTTGGGTCGGATGGCTTCTATCTCAGTTGGTGATCTTATCGAAGATGAAGATGGTAACCGTCACGTTGTAGCAAACTTTGGCTTTAAAGAAGTTGCATAAAAATGCATTTTAGGGGTTTACAAGATCCCTAAAATATACTATATTAGTTATGTAAAGAGAATCGGAAGGATATAAAAATGGAATTTACTTACTCAGATGATTGTTTCTCAGACCTTCATAAAGATGTTTATGGATTTCGTCCTCGTGGTGTTCTAATGGATGAGTGGAATGATCGTACTCCTCGCCAAAAACAAGAGCTATGGAACGCTCTTTGTGATCAGCTTGAGGAGAATACTGCTCGTGAAAAAAAGATTGAAGAAATAAAAGTTGATGAATTTAAAGAGCGTATTCATCAAGCCCAGACCTGGGGTGCTCACGATTACTGGGATGCTTTACGTTGGATTACAGGTTGTGAAACTTTTTATCACATCCAAGATGTAGAACATTTTGTTTGGGAGCAAGGCATATTGTTTACTAAGTATGGTAAACAGCTTGTCGAAGACCTTACTAAAGTAGTAGAATATAAGGAGTATGCATAATGGGTACTGCAGTTGGTTGTGCAATTTTCTTTATTTTATTAATTTTATTTACAGCTATTATAGAAGGAGTTAAATAATGTGGTATGTAGAAGGAATTTGGAATTGGAATACCGGTGAAAAAGAGCGGTATGAAGGATTAACAGAAGAACAGTCTCGTGCTGTTCACCAAACAATGTTTGCTTCTGGGTTTTCAATGATTCGTTCAGGAAAGATGAGCTAATGGGTATTGCAGTTAATTCTTCTAGGACAGATTCTTATATCGGAACATTTTCTAAAGAAAATAAAGATGATATGGAACAGTTAGATACTGTAAGAAAAATTGTATCCAACTTAAATAAAGATTTAAGAATTGCAGGTAAAGATTATCAGTTCTATGTTAAATGTCAAGGTCGTGGATCCAGACTAGGTAATCCTAAATATAATATGTGTCTTCCTCTTAGTGTCGCAGATAAAATGGATGCATACATCTATCGAAGATAAAATTTCCTTTTGTTTTTTTGGCATAACTTATATGGAGGTGTATTTCACCTCCATTTTTTTATATAAATAGTATGGTAAAATATAATTGGTTGGAAATCTAATGTCAAATGAACCCTCATTAAGCGATTTTTTTAAAGAGCTGGCTCTTGAAAAAGAAAAAGCTGAAGCAGAGAAAATAAGAATAGCTGAAGAAAAGGCTAATGAGCCTACATTTTCCGATTTCTTTAAACTTATTTCTGAAGAAAAAAATCAGAATATTAACTATGATGAAAAAAGATTAGAAGATGATTTAAAAGGTAAAGCTTTAGAAGTAGAGTTAACCGAGAAAGTTGAAAATATAAATGAAAACGCATTAAATGAGGATCTACTTTCTAATTTTAAAAAGTTAAGTGAAGCTCAATCTCATAAAAGAAGCGTAAGTGAAGCTCAGCTTGGTCTATTTGGTGGCGATACAGAAGAAAATAACGACGATCCACTAACACCACTTAATCAAGAATTTGTTACACATGAAGATTTAGCAAAGCATTATAAAACATTTATTCAAAGAGTGCAGCACCAAATGTCTACAATCGGCGGAGGTGGTGAAACTAAGCTAAGAAAATTAGATGATGTAGACCGTTCTTCAATAGCGGATAATAAATATTTAAAATATGATGCAGCCTCTGGTAAATTTGTTTTTAGTTCAGTAACATCTTCTGCTCAAATAGCAACACATACTTATAATACAACTCTTGTTACAACTTCGACATACATAGCAACAGATGAAGATCACTATATTGGAGTAAACTATTCTGGATCTTGTACTATTACACTTCCTGTAGGAATAAGCAATGGAGAGATGCTGGTTATAAAAGATGAATCCGGATCTGCTAGTACAAATCCGATTGTTGTCTCTGGTAATGTAGACAATGATGCTGGCGGATTTACGCTTCAAATAAATAACGGATCAATTTCACTCATTTATAGAAACGGATGGAGAATCATATGAGTTATCTTTTTATCAATAATCAAGAAATTAAAAATGATTCTGGTAATCCTATTCCAATCACCGGTACTGTAACTAATACCGGAGGTGATATTGCAGTTTCAAACTTCCCAGTAACTCAAACAGTAGATGGTACGGTCGCATTAGATG